CTTTGATATTTCTCCGGGGGACATTTTCCAAAAACATTTTCACTTTTGGTTTCTGGATGGTCCGAAATAGACCCTAAAAACTATGCTAAAACCCACTCTAATCAAGGTGAATCTACTATGAAACACCTACTATTAACTTTGAAAATAACGCCAAACACCTGTAAACCCTATAAAAAGGAGGAGCAAGCTATATGATAAGCTTAGTTGGCGGTGAACTGTATCAATGGGATACTGGACGAATTGTCAGAGTTGTTCCTGATGAGAACGTCAAAGTTCATGAAGTCCATTTTTCTACTAAGCGCATGGATTACGCCTACGTGTTGAAGACATACACTGTCGATGGTGTAACATATTGCGCAATTCCTAACATTATTCTTCAGCAGTCTAACCGTCTCTTATGCTACGAAGTTTGCGAAAACAGTGATGGCGAGGAAACTATTGCAAATACATATTTCGACATCATCAAGCGAAACAGACCGGAAGACTATGTCTATACTGAGCAGGATCATTTCACAATTCAGGCCCTCTCTAATCGTGTAGATAAGCTTGAAGAGTCAAGTCACACTCATATCAACAAAACTGAACTCGATACAATCACAAAAGAAGATCTCGAAACTTGGCGTAGTCCGAATTCCAGCGCAATTACTGGTGGCGCTCAAGTCGGTACGCTCTTCGAAGATCTCGAAGTAACTACCACTCTTGCAGAAGATGCTTCAGAGTGGACTAGCGCTTCCTCTCAACCTTTCAAATGCACCTTCAGACCTTCTCCTGGGCAGATGGTCGTTGTAAAGGTTAAAGATCTTGATGTGGATACTATAACAATAGCGAAGATCCCTCCGACAGGATATCCTCTTGGCCAAACTATTATTGGCAATTATTCGGTAGTCAACAGCAGGCTTAAGAGCTGGTACAATGATGCTGATAGCGTCCCACCTACTCCGAACGATGCACAAGCAAACTCGTGTCTTGTCTTTGAAGATCAATATTATGATAGTGAGCATCTTACTCCCAGTCTTCCTATATGTATTCTTTACACGAAGACTCCCGGAACATATAAAGTTACAGTCACTACATTAAAACATTCGATTGGACCTGAGTCAGTCGTGAAAATGTATGATGTGAGACCTTCTACTTTCGCCGAATATGGTACTTATACTAATTGGAAGGATCTTACCAAGTCTGGCAAGTATGATCTCTGGGAAGTCAGCATCAAGAAGACTAATTACTATAATGGTGTCTATCTTAAGGAAGTCAACGGCACAAAGTATATCTACGTGTACCGCAGCGAACAGAAGAAGGATCCTGAGAGTGGTATCTTCACTACTACTGACTACACTCTTACTTACGACACGGCAACCGAGACAGTCACCTGCAGTGATGCTACAATAAATCCCGAAACTGATGTAATTATCTCTGTTCATCTTGACCAGGTTATTTCGACTGTTCCAGATAACGCCACTTCTCTCGGCAAACCGTCTGCTGATAAAGTCGGTAAGATGCTTACAACAGTTGATCTTGGCGAAGGTGTTATTGATAACAAATGGCAGAGCCGTCGCTACGAGTATCAGTGGGTAGATGCTCCACATGCTGACTGGAGCGTAAACGATGAAACTGATCCTAGTTATGTGAAGAATAGGATTGGGCATTACGCAGAAAAAGAAGCTGCAAAGAATAACACTACTATCACTATAGCACCTAATGTTCTCCCAGCCGAAATGCACTACATGACACTTTCAGACGATGATACCATATTTGCGGATATGATGAACGGCATTGCGAATGAAACATGTAGTGCGTATTTGTATTATAAGGAAAAACGATACGCTCCATCCTGGAGTATTTCAACTGGAGGCGCTTATACTACTGGCTGGATTCAAGTTAAAGACAAACTGGCTATCAATGTCGAATTGAATGATTCAAGTTATTCAAAAGGAGTTAAAGTATATTTTCTAAACACAAGCAGCATAGATTGCGTTATTCTCCCTGATGAAGTATATTTAACAATTACTTATCCGGTCGAAATTCCGTCAGATTTGTTACCTTTAGCAGACCCCACTAAGATAAAATCTTCTGGTAGAGGCACAGTGAGTGTAAGCCGTTATTTTAACTTAAACGATCAGTCCAGTATGTCAGATGATGATAAAAAGTGGTATTCCAGTTACGACACAGCAATCGACACGGATGGGTTGCTATGTATTCGACGTAATATTGCCGGCGGTAATAAAGATGTACTTAATGAGGACGCACTAAGCGGATCGCTTGTTAGCAATGATGGCCAAACAATGATATTTGGGTCGGCAGATGATACTGTTGAAATACTTGGTTTAACCGAAAGCAATTTTCCTGTTGTCGTAACTAGAATTAATATTATCTATGATAGCATGCCAACCTGGACCTATATGATTTCAACAGCTGACGGTAAAAAGGGTCATTTTACATATAAACATAGTGGAGTCCTTTCCCCCATCACCTGGACTTTTGAAGGTGGTGGACAGGACTACAGCGAATATGTAAATGGAACAAAATATACAGATTACGATGCTGGAGTTCCAACGTCGAACATGACGCATACGTCAGATTATAAATACAACGTAGAGCATGATGAGATTCCAATGATTCTTGGTCAAAAGGCCTATGTATATTATACCAGTACTAGTGGAAAGACATATAGTTTTCTAAACTTTGATCAAGTTGTCAAACGAGATCCGCAAGGTAATCTATATGTTGGGTCGCTTGCCAATGATCCCCCTTTCTGCATATATTCGACTCACTCTTTATATAAAAACGATTGCCAGTTTGTAAACGAAAGCGCAGTAAAATTACGCTTGTTTGAGCCGAATCCAAATAGTATAGATCCTAGATATATTCCTGATATGTATTACGAGGATAAGGTTCAAGAATACCCGGCTAATTATGAGATGTGGTGTAATATTGTTGGAGGAGCTAATTCTAGCAGATATGGCAAAACTCTTACCATTAAATATGATGGTGTTATATATCCGGATATTACCCCAACATTTAGCGATGGCGTATGGTTTTACAAGTTAACCGATAGCGCACAAGTTATTGTAGGAAGCGTGGTTACTGTATATCCAGAAAAGGAATGCAGTTTTCTTGTCGGAAATCCTACTGTTCATAAAATTCCTTCAAAATACATCTCTGCATCAGAACCATTTATCATCACCCCAACTTACAACCAAGATACCAAAACCTGGTCTACAGATCGAACTTGGGACGAAGTCAAAGCAGCTGCTGCGAAGACCGAGAATCCGAACGACTATGCTATAGCCTGGGACAACTCGCTACTATCTCCGAATGCTTTGAATGTAACGAAAAATAGTAGCGGCGAAATCACAGGTATTAATATGCGTTGGACTACCATATATCCTATGGTCATTGACGAAAGTGCGGCGCCTGAGGGATTCGGTGGTATTGTACTAAGTGCTGACTATATGAATATGCAATATAGCGCTGGCTCGTCTAGTATCGAGTTTACTTGCGCAATCAGTACAAACACCCTACTTCCAAACATTAAAGCCGTAACAGTCAGCAAATCTGACGACGGAACACTCACATGTGACCCGACAAATACTGTTGCATTCTGTGCTGGATTCCTAAAGATGCCGAACAACAACCCGCAAGTCATCTGTCCTCTATTTTATGATGGCGAAACATACCACTATGAATTTGCTGAGGAAGATTCGTCTAATATTCCCTCACTCTATTTCTCCACCACCACTAACGGTGTCTATAAACGCCTTAAAATCACTCAAGGTCAAAATGGCGCAACAGATACTGTCGTGATGGATAAGGAAATTGAATTGAATACTAAATCGTTCCTTGTTGATTTTGTTAGCGGACCAAGTCACTGGACGTCCAATAAAACAGCAAAAGAAATATATGATGCGGCTAATCAAGGTCTGAGGGTGGTAAATAATGTATACGGACTAATCCTTATTAACTGGCATTATAATGAGGTTAAAGACAAATATAATTTAGTATTCTCAACTTCTGGGTATACTGCTGATAATCTTATCGTAGCCAAACTAAGCGCTACATCCGTTGATAGCTCCTTTAAAGGAGTCTGGGAGTTCCAGTCCTTTGACTGCGATGGTATTTTTAATGTACTCAATGACAGTGACATAAAAACTGGTTCTATTTTATCAGTCCAAGCATGGAATGATCACAAACCGATTTCTTGGAAAGCGGTCGATGTTCTTACAACGACAAACACTACAGCATTCACCCCAACATTAGATTATCACCCTACTACTAAGAAATACGTCGATGACTCAATCAAAGCTATCCCCGTAGACGGCACCACAATCAAATTCAATGATCAAGGCCAGCTTACACTGGCACTTAGTAATGCGAATGGGGTGAGCTTCTAATGGCAGATACATATATTGTAACTAGCTCGGATCTCACATCTGTCGCCAATGCAATCCGCACAAAAACCGGTGATTCTGCCCAGCTAACCTTTCCGGTAGGCTTCACAACTGCTATCAATGGAATTCAAAAAGCTCCTGCGATATATGTCGAAGAAAATCTGAATGAAGATGGAAAATTTATCTCGGCAGTTGTGCATGGACGAACTGTTATTCGTGGAAATCTGTTTAATGGATGCACTAATCTTGTGACAGTTACAATCCCAGACAACACAACATCAATTCATGAATCTGCTTTCTATTTCTGTATTGAGCTTACCACGGTAAATTTGCCGGATACTATCGAAACAATAGCATCAGGAGCTTTCCAACAGGCCGCTAGCTTTAATACGCCAAAGCTTCCAAATAGTCTTATGCTAATCGGTAACAATGCATTTTCTCAATGTGAGTCCTTGACTTTGACTTCCTTGCCTCCGAATTTGAGACGTATTGCGACTGAAGCCTTTTCTGGTTGCACAAAACTTGCAATAACTATTATTCCCGAATCTGTTGACACGATAGACAGTAAAGCATTTTGCAACTGCACTGGCTTAACAACTCTAACATTCCAAGACACAACAGCTACTATTGCAGCCGACGCTTTCGAAGGCTGTACCAATCTTACCACAATCAACGTCCCATGGGCGGAAGGTGCAGTAGCAAATGCTCCTTGGGGCGCAACTAATGCTGCTGTCAGCTATAACTATACAGCTACGTAACTAAATGGAGGTGGCTCAACTTGTCTAAGAAACTCTATGAAGAATCCTCCATTCAAGACATCGCAAACGCTATTCGAAGCAAGAATGGCACCACCAACACTTACAAAGTCTCCGAAATGGCTGCTGCTATCAATGACATTAGTGTCGGTTCCCCTGATGCAGTCCTCTACACTCCTCAAACCCTGACAGATGCTCAGAAGCTCCAAGCCCGAACAAACATTGGGGCTTCTGACTTCTCCGGGAGCTATGGCGATTTAACGGATCAGCCTACAATCCCGAGCACCCAAGATGTTGCTGACGCTGTGATTGCTGATGGTATCCAGGCAACACTCGGCACTCTTCCTTCTACAACTCTTCCAACTATTCTTGAAACTTTCATTGCTGCCTTCGAGGATGGCGCTGGAAACTATATTCCAATATCGACTGATAACAACAATTGGGATCCGAAGAAACTAATCAGTGCTTATACTGGTGATACCTCAGAGTTGACAGGTTACATTCCTACCACTGACTGGATCAATGGATTCCTTACAGCAGCCTTAGCTAAGAAGCTCGACAAGACTGGTGGTACTTTGACAGGTAATTTGACAGGTAAATATATCACAGGCACCTGGCTTCAGACCACAGCTGCTACTGATCTGAATAAGACCCCGCCAAAGGTTGCAGTCTTAGATGCATCTGGTTGGGTCTATTATCGGACGCTCGATGAACTTAAGACTGACTTAGGCGTTACCAGCTCTGGGTCGGGCTCCACGACGACCGCTAGTGGTATGAAAGCGATGGAGTCTATCGGAGGATATGTTGGGGTACCGTCAGCCGATATTCCGACAAATGGGCTAATTTATGTAAGCATTACCGATGGTGGCGATAATACAGGCGGTGATCCACAGACATGGGCCGGAACAATCACTATTGAAAATGGGAATATTGCTGGTGGTGGAGAGAATGTCTTGAATATTACTTCAACTGGTGTTACTAAGGCTAATATTATTGCACAGATTGATAGTGGCATTGCGTTTTATAGTCTTTCAGCCAATAGCTATACCGGAGTCTACCAAGTTATCAGCAGTTAAAGGAGAAATTCAAAATGGCAACAAAAACAGTATACATTGGCGATAAACCGCTGGTAGCTAACGGCAAAGTTGTGCAGGTGGATGTAGATTCTGGGAGTGGCGTTGAAAATGTAGAGTGGCATCAATGCCCTGAAGCGGTTAGAAATTATCTTGCTGCTGTAACCTATGATCCGAGTGATTATAGTACGTCGCAGATCGCCAATTATGCCCCTGCTACGGCAGTAGTTAGTAACTACCGACCTATCGGAAAAACCTTAGGCGGGAAGACTTACTACAATCAGGTTCCTGGGGTAGCGACACCCTTTGCAGAAACCGGGATTGCCGGCACATTAAAACCATTGGATTTCTTGCGCTATATTCAGACGAACACCTGGAATGTGCGAGACCTTGGCGGCTGGGCTTGTGATGGCGGTACTGTAAAATACGGGTTGCTTTTTAGAGGCGGTGAACCGTCTAGCGCAGATTATAACGTGCTCGTGAAGGAACTCGGCATTAAATATGACCTTAATCTACGCGGTTCTGCAGAGGCAACATGGACAAAATCTCCGCTTGGAGATGACGTTTACTTTGTCAAGGCTGATGCATACAATTGGTATTCTCTGACAAATACAGAGGCATGGCGTATCAATTTACAGTGTGTGTTCGATGCAGTTACACATGGCGAACCGGTGTATTTCCACTGCGCTGCTGGTGCAGATCGGACTGGTACGTTGGCTTGTGTACTTGAGGGATTACTTGGTATGAGTCAGTCCGACATTGACAAAGATTATGAGTTGACGACTTTTTACAGCGGCTCGGATACCGATGCGAATGCCCGTAGGCGAAATGAAAGCGAATGGAAAGGTTTAATCTCAGCGATCAACACTAAGTCTGGCAGCACTTTCCGTGATAAGTGCGTTACATTTGTTGCTGAACTCGGGTTTACGGCTGCGGAGATCAATGCGTACCGCAAGGCGATGATCGATGGAACACCGGAGACGGTGACGCCGAGCATATCGACCTTTGCCGTGACTAACACGCTCGCAGGGGTAACTACCGACAACGCTGCGACTGAAGTGACACAGTACCAGCCATATGAGGCTGTGATTTCTGCCGAAAATGGAAAGACAATCAGTTCCGTGAGCGTAAAGATGAACGGGGTTGACATCACTGCCGAGGTGTGGCAAGGCGATGAGACTGAATTGTACCGAAAGGTAACCCTCAATTTGAGCAACTGTTTTACCGACAACACACTGCTCCGAGTGATTGACGGTCAGTCCTATGGTGCAAATATTACCGCTGATGCTGGGTACGAACTCGACGGGACAACCGTATCAATCACAATGGGAGGAATAGACGTGTCAAATTATTATTCTGGAGGTAAAATCGCTATTCCGCGAGTCACTGGTGATCTTGTTATTACGATTAGCACCGTCGAAAGCGGTGGTGTTGCGCCGAATATTCTGACTGATAGTTTCAAGGTTGGAGGTGCTTCGCAGGCAGCAGTCGGGTATACGAATGGTAAGAGATTGCCCACGTCGACTGGCGTAGAGAAAGATAATACCAGCTCGTGTGTCACTGGGTTCATTCCTTGCAAGGCGGGGTCTGTTGTTAGAATTAGGCCACTCACTGCACCAGCCGATGCTGGAGTTGGCGGTACAGCAGTTGTGTTTTATAACTCCGAAAAGGTGATGTCTACGGCCAGCTATATTCTCACTACTTCAGCGTCTTCGCATTTTGCGCAATGCACATGGGAGCAGGAGTCGAGCAACGTGTACAAAGTTACCTTCAACAGCGATTTCCCCGCAACATATAAATACATCAGGTTTACAATCCCCGTGGCGGAGGGCGCTAATGCATATGTGACTTATGATGCGGAAATGCCGCAGACAGGAACGTTAGAAGTACCTGATGTCGAGCTGTATAGTAATCAAAATGTATCTCTCAATAAGAAATACAGCGGAACCAGTATTATAGATGGACTTGGGTCATACATCTGTGCGCCGGTTTCTATTGATATGTCCAAGTACCGTTACCTCAAGGTAAATGGTGCGCATATGTCAGGCTATGGTGGTGCGTATACCATAAGCGAACCAGTATTCCATAAGATCGCATTCCTTAAAAACAATACAATAACAAGCGTTAACTATACGAATAATCTTGCGCTATCAACAGATAACACTTCTAAAGAGTGGGTAATTGATATAAGCAAACAGACGGGCTATTCCGATGCTGATGCTGTCCGATTTATGATAATGCCAGCTGGTGCTGTAGAAATATCAGAGTCTAACGTTGTTCCTACGAGTGCGCTCCATATTGTAGCTTCAGCTAAATTGGAATAACTAGTAAAAAGAAACGAGACCTAAAATGGAGTCTATCTCATCAGATAGCTAATAGGTATTAGCAAAATTACAAAATATGAAAAAGGAGTGACTCTCAATGGCAAAAGCTAGTGAAATTATTAAACTCGCAAAGTCTTATGTCGGAACAAAAGAGTCTCCGGCATATAGCAATAATGTAATCTTTAACACTCACTACTATGGTCACCCGGTTAGCGGTGGCGCGTACGCATGGTGCGCTACATTCGTGTGGGATATTTTCCGCATGGCAGGCGCTTCTAATCTGTTTTACGATGGTAAGAAGACCGCATGGTGCGATGCTATCCGCGACTGGGCAAAGAATCGCGGCCTGGTAATGAATAAAAACAGTGGCAAAGAGGGCGACATTGTCCTGTTCGACTGGAACCTCAATGGTAGTGCTGATCATGTTGGGTTCATTGTTTCGAAGAATGCTGATGGCACATATCAGACTGTCGAGGGCAACACCTCCTACACTAACAACTCTAATGGTGGTGAAGTTCAGATTCGGACAAGAACTCTGCCTACCATCATGATGGTCATCAGACCGAAGTATGAGCCTGAAGAGGTGAAAACTTCACCGACACCTACAACTAGCAAAGGAGTGGTAAATGTGGAACTGAGAATGCTTTCTAAGGGTATGAGTGGCAATGATGTCCATGCAGCAATGCTGCTTCTGAAGGACAAGGGCTACTATCCTTATGACATCCCGGCAACCGACAAGATCTTCGGTGCCAAGATGGATGCTGGTGTCCGCAAGATGCAGAAGGAGCACAACCTTGGCGTCGATGGTATCATCGGCAAGGCGAGTTGGACTTTCCTGCTCAAGTAATTTAAATCTCATAGACCCCAAGATCTTACCCGGATCAAGGGGTCTTTTTCATGCCGTTGTAGCTCAATAGGCAGAGCAGCTGATTTGTAATCAGCAGGTTGCAGGTTCGATTCCTGTCAACGGCTCCATAATACACTAGATGAATAGATAATACTTACAAGAGCTTGCAAGGATTGGGTATAGGTTGCCATTTCTTCTCCTCCAAACCTCCTCATGTTCATTTCTTTCCACTCCTTTCAAAATGAATTTCCGGCCCGGTCCTTGCAGGTTCTTGTAAGTACTATCTATTTACTGAAACAAAACAGAAAGGAGGCATGACCGTGGCAAAAGTTAAGAATCCGACCCCGCCTAGTGCTAGCGACCTCAAACCAATTCGACCGGCACTAAATCCTCAGTCTCGAGAAAACCAGATGATATCTCTTGCAGTTGATCTGGTTGAGCAGCGTTTAAGAGACGGCACAGCCTCCGCACAGGAGACAGTCCATTATCTTAAACTGGCATCCACCAAAGCAAAACTAGACTCCGAGAGAGCCCAGCTTGAGAATGAGCTGATTCGAGCTAAAACTCAGGCCCTTCGTGATCAGGCTGACATCAAGAAACTCTACAATGAAGCAATCGCAGCTATGCGGAAATACAGCGGTCATGGTGGAGATAGCGGTGAGGAAGAGGAGCAGGATTACATTGATTACTAGAACTTACTCTGAATTAATTGCTCTTCCTACATTTGAAGAAAGGTTTAAGTATCTGCAGTTAAACGGCGCAGTCGGAAAGGAAACGTTCGGCTTTGACCGATACTTGAATCAAAATTTCTATAGATCTGCAGCTTGGAAACGAGTCAGAGATCAAGTAATTATCCGAGATAATGGATGCGACTTAGGAATTGAAGATAGACTGATCGGCGGAAAGATCCTTATTCATCATATGAATCCTATAAGCGACAAAGACATCATCAATCTTACTAGTATTCTCCTGAATCCTGAGTATCTCATCTGTGTCTCTCATAACACTCACAATGCCATTCACTATGGCGATGAAAACTTGCTTATTAGAGCACCTATTACAAGGACAAAAAATGACACCTGTCCTTGGAAACGATAAAACTAAAAGAAAAGGAGGCTCCATATGGACAGTATACTTACGTCAATCAAGAAGATGCTGGGTATTGCCGAAGACTATACACAGTTCGATGCTGACCTAATTATGCATATTAACAGCGTGTTTCTTAATCTGACTCAGCTCGGAGTGGGGCCTGCAAGCGGATTTACTATTGAGGATGAATACACCGAATGGACAGACTTCATCAGCAATAGTGCTCAGCTTCAGGCAGTCAAATCTTACATGTATCTTAAAGTTAAGCTTCTGTTTGATCCGCCTCTTAGTAGCGCTGTAATTGAGTCTACAAACCGGATGATTGCTGAACTGGAATGGCGCCTCAATGTTGCAGCAGAGTCTGATGAGTAAGGAGGCGAGGAGTACATGATTAATGGCATTCCCCTTAAAGTTAAGAAAGAATGCTGTCGGCTGAGAGAAGAAGGCCGCAACTCTAAGCAGATCTACGATGAGTATTATGTCAAACAGGTCGAGTCTCCTTGTTCTTACAATTCCTTCAGAAGGCGATTATTCGATTGGTCAAAGATCACTTTTCCGGATGAGACTACACTTGAATGCGGTACTTATGAAGGCTTTACAGCTCACAATGCAACTGTGCAGGTCTCCAAGACTGGTGAGATTGTTCAGGCATGGATCAAGCAGAGCGTAAACGACTTCGATCTGGACGACCTTGTGAAAACACTCAAGGAAGCTACAGAACACTACGACTACATACCTCAAAATGATTCTTCGGCTGACCGCATGTTGGAGATTCCTCTGTTTGACATGCATTGGGGCATTTCGTTCTTTGAAGACTATGAACCTGTGCTGAATGAAGTTCTGCGTATCATTACTAGTCAGCATTGGGATCGAATTGTGATCCCGTTCGGTCAAGACTTCCTCCACAATGACAGCATTGTCAATGCAACTACAACCAAGGGAACTTCGATCGATAAGGTCAACATGATTAGAGCTGTCAAAGAAGGACGAAAGTTTATTACAGCTATCATTGACACAGCACTCGCCAATGCGAACGAAGTTAAAGTGCTTTATTCCCCCGGCAACCATGATCGTAGCGTGACCTGGATGTTCATGCAAGTCCTCCTCGAGAGATATGGCCCTGACGTGGTCGATGATGCTATGGAATATCGAAAAGTCTTCACTTATGGCAAGAATTCTATCATGGTGACTCATGGTGATTCTAAGCGCGCGACCGCTAATAACTTATCGCACATCTTTGCAGTTACATACCCGGAAGAATTCGCTCAGGCTATAACTAGAGAAGTCCATGCCGGTCATCTTCATCACGAGGAAGAGGGCGATGTCTTTGGCGTGATGATCCGAAGGCTGTCCTCCAGGGCTGCTGTGGATGATTGGTCTAATCGCGAAGACTATATTGGCACGCATCGCAGATTTATGGTCTTTGAATGGGACCGTGATAGCCTGCGATCAATTCACTATGTTTAAGTAGAGGAGGCGAAAATTCAAAATGGATACTAAATACATTCTTACTCCATCTGGCAACTTTGTCAGCACCGATGAACTCTACCATTGGGGCATTAAAGGCATGAAGTGGGGCGTTCGTAGATACCAAAATGCAGATGGAACGCTGACTGATGCTGGCAAGAAGCGCTATCTCAACCCAGACGGAACTCTTAATAAAAAGGGTAAGAAGAAATTCGGCGACTCTATTAAACTTGCCGAAAAAGAAACTCCCAAAGCTAAAACTTCTGACGATTATCTCAATGATCAGCTGTCTAAGATGACAGACCAAGAATTGATGCAGAAAGTTATCAGGCTTCGTCAGGAAGATTCTTTTAGGGAGCTTTCTAAGAAATTAGGCTATGATGGCCCGAAGAGCGACATTGACTATCAGATTGCTGAACTGACTAAGCAGAAGACATATCTTGCTCTACAGAAAGACGTTAAAGATCTTAATAATCAGCTTCATCCTAAGAAGGAAAATGCCGCTAAGAAACTTATGAAATCTGTGATGGGTAAAGTTGTTGCTCCTGCAGCTACTGAGGTTGGTAAGAACCTTCTCAAGCAGTATCTCGGAGAAGCGGGTTCGAAGATCCTTGGTAATGAAGCAAAAAAGTCTAAAGACACCATTGATAAAAATGTTAAGAAAGAAAAGGCAAAACAGGAAGCACAGAAGGAGAAACAGAGCGCTGAGACTACAACCAAAGCCAGTGTTTATGATGACAGTGTGAGTGGCGAGAGAAAGAAATCTAAGAAGTCCAAGAGTGGCGGAGGCGGTTCGTCAAATAGCTCTAGCAATACACGTGCTGAGCGAGTTGTAGCGGAAGTTGTTGACAATTACTCTAATAGATCTGCGTCTTCGAGTAGCAATAATTCTTCTTACGGAAGTTCCTGGACTTCTAGATACAACGATACTCCGGTGTACAGCCTGCCATCTCCTAATATTTATGGCTATCTGCCAGCACCAAAGGATGATGACTGATGCTCTCTAACACTGCTACACCAAAATACTATGGAGAATTCCGCGATAAAGTTCTTCGAGGAGAGATTCCAGTTTGCAAAGAGATCTCGATGGAGATGAACCGTATCGATCAGCTCATCGCCAATCCAGGCATTTACTATGACGATAAAGCTATCGATGGGTTTATAGCTTATTGCGAGAATGAGCTTACACTAACAAATGGCGAGGATTTGAAGCTTCTTGATTCGTTTAAACTCTGGGCAGAGCAGGTCTTTGGCTGGTATTACTTCGTCGAAAGAAGTGTTTATGTACCATCCAAGGGTAATCACGGTGGCCGTTGGATCACAAAACAAATTAAGAAGCGTCTTATCAACAAACAATATTTGATCGTTGCTCGTGGTGGAGCTAAGTCGATGTATGCTTCTCTTATTCAGAGCTACTTCTTAAATGTCGACACGAGCACCACATACCAAGTCTGTACTGCTCCTACGATGAAACAGGCAGACGAAGTCATGAGCCCAATCAGAACCTCTATTGCGCGAGCAAGAGGGCCTCTATTCCGTTTCCTCACTGAAGGTTCCCTCCAAAACACTACTGGCTCGAAAGAAAACCGAGTCAAGCTGGCCTCTACAAAGAAAGGCATTCAAAACTTCCTTACCAACTCTATGGTCGAAGTTCGTCCTATGCGAATTGACGCGTTACAAGGCCTTCGAGTAAAGATTGCTACAGTCGACGAATGGCTTTCTGGCGATGTCCGAGAAAATCCTATCGAGTGTCTCGAACAGGGTGCAACTAAGGAGCAGGGTTCCGGTGAAGATAACGACTGGCTGATTATTGCAATCAGCTCAGAAGGTACTGTCCGTAATGGCAGTGGCGATACAATCAAAATGGAATTGATGAAGATCCTTAAGGGAGAGTATCCGAATCCTCATACATCCATTTGGTGGTATAAACTTGATTCCATCGATGAAGTAAATGACCCTGCAATGTGGATCAAGGCCCAGCCGAACATTAATCATACGGTTACTTATGAAACTTATCAGCTAGCTGTTGAGAAAGCTGAGAAAGTTCCTTCTGAACGTAACGATATTCTGGCAAAACGTTTCGGCATCCCTATGGAAGGCTATACCTATTTCTTCACTTATGACGAAACCCTTCCACATGAGCGAAGACGAAGTTATTGGCAAATGGCTTGTTCTATGGGAGCCGACTTGTCGCAGGGTGATGACTTCTGTTCCTTCGTATTTCTATTTCCACTGTCTCGAGGAGAATTCGGCATTAAGACTCGCAACTATATAACCGAATACACATTATCAAGACTCCCGAGTGCTATGCGACAGAAGTATGAAGAATTCATTGCAGAAGGTAGTCTGATTGTCATGCCTGGCACTGTTCTGGATATGATGGAAGTTTATGAGGATCTTGACCATCACATAAATGAGAACCAGTATGACGTCAGATCATTTGGATATGACCCGTATAACGCTAGAGAATTTGTTCAGCGATGGGAACAGGAAAATGGTCCGTTTGGTGTCGAGAAAGTTATTCAGGGCTCTAAGACAGAGTCTGTGCCTCTTGGTGAGCTTAAGAAACTTGCTGAGCAAAGAGCTTTGTTGTTCGACGAGCAACTTATGTCTTTTGCCATGGGCAATGCAATTACCATGGAAGACACAAACGGTAACCGAAAACTTTTAAAGAAACGTCATGAGGCCAAAATTGACCCTGTGGCGTCTATGCTTGATGCCTTTGTGGCATGGAAGCTTAATAAAGATTTATTTGAGTAACAAGAATGGGGGGGGTAACTAATGCCCAACAATTACATCCTAACCTCTGACGGAATTTTCATTAGCGAAGACGAGCTCTATCATTACGGTGTTCTTGGCATGAAATGGGCTGGCTCTAATAGCTACCGTAAACACGATTGGTAATCGCAAAAAGAGGTGCCGAAGTGCAGAATGAATATGTCTTAACTTATGATGGTGAACTTTATCATTGGGGTATCAAAGGTATGAAGTGGGGAGTCCGAAGATACCAGAACCCCGATGGATCTCTCACCACCGCTGGTAGAAAACGGCTTGAAAAAGCTGACTACAAGTGGGCTAAAAAGAAGACCGATAAAATCACGGCACAGGCCAAAAAAGCTTCGCAGAAGGAGCTCGATGAATACGGCAATGAACTCCTTCAACTTTCGAATGCTTTCCGAACAAATGGTAAACTCAGTGCTCAGGTAGTGAACGCCTACAATAAAAAGATGGCTGAGCTCATGAGTCAGAAAACTTCAGAAATTAGAGCTCCATCCGGGAGAATGGTGTCTTTCGTTGCTAAGCGAGGAGAAATCGGTGTCTTTATGGCACTCTCAAACTATGGCTATGATCCCAGTCAGTATCGACAGGGTGTCTATGGTGATGGTCGAATCGCTTATAGAAAGACTCATGCCAACAAGATCAATATTTAGATGGAGGAATACTAAATGGAAAAACCTACATTAATGACCCGGCTGAAGAACAGCTGGAACGCTTTTCGTAACCGTGATCCCACGATGTTCTATAGTGAGCCTGGTATGAGTTATACTTATCGACCTGATAGAGTGAGATTCTCCAGAGGCAATGAGAGATCCATTGTTACCTCCGTGTATAACAAAATTGCAATGGACGTAGCTGCAGTGGATATTAGACATTGTCGGATTGACGAAAACGGCCGCTATAAGGAAGATGTCGACTCAGATCTCAATACTTGTTTGACATTGGAAGCTAACATCGATCAGTCCCATCGAGCATTCAGGCAAGATGTAGTCATGTCCATGTTTGATGAAGGTGCGGTAGCTATTGTTCCGATCGAAGCTAAGGGTGATCCTACAATTGGCACTTCGTTTGATATTAGGTCTATGCGAGTTGCTAAGATTATCGAGTGGTTTCCTCGTAGTGTGAAAGTGGAAGCTTACAATGACTATACTGGCCGAAAAGAACAGCTTATCTTTCCAAAAAAGTCGGTAGCGATTATCGAGAATCCACTCTATTCGGTTATCAATGAACCGAACTCCACCATGAAGAGACTTGTCAGAAAATTGAATCTTCTTGATGCGATCGACGAGCAGAGCGGTTCTGGCAAACTGGATCTTATTATTCAGCTTCCTTACGTTGTCAAGGGCGATCTTAAAAAGCAGCAGGCTGAGGATCGCAAGGAAAGCATTATCAAGCAGCTGAAAGGTCCGTATGGCATTGCATACATAGATGGTACTGAAAAGATTACGCAGCTTAACCGTCCTGTTGAAAATAATCTCATGAGCCAGATCGAGTATCTTACCAACATGCTTTACAGCCAGATTGGTATTACTCCGGCTATTATGGATGGCACTGCCGATGAGAAAACGATGCTGAACTATAATAACCGAACTATCGAGCCGATTGTTTCGGCTATTGCTGATGCCATGAAACGCAGCTTCTTGAGCAAAACGGCTCGAAGTCAAGGGCAGACTATCATGGCGTTCAGAGATCCGTTTAAGCTTGTGCCGATTAACAACATTGCTGAAATCGCAGATAAGTTTACTCGAAATGAGATTCTTACTTCTAACGAAATTCGCCAGATTATTGGTTTCAAGCCTTCTGATGATCCTAAGGCTGACCAGCTTCTCAATAGTAATATTTCGCATTCTCCTGAGGAGTTGGCTAATTCTGGCGGTGCTACAAATCAGTTTGAGTCTTTGTTAGACATTCCGATAAGTAAACTTTAGTAATACAAATCTAGAAGTAAGGAGGAAAAGTCAAAATGGTAGTTAATAACTATGACTTTGGTGGTTGGGCCACAGTTGTCAATAAGAGATGCTCCGATGGTCGAACGATCATGAAGGACGCTTTTATCGACAATGATGGTGCTCAGGTTCCGCTTGTTTGGAATCATCAGCATACCGAAGTCGATAATGTCCTGGGCCATGCTCTGCTCGAGAATAGACCTGAAGGCGTTTACGCCTATTGTACATTCAATGACAGCGAGTCTGGCAAGATGGGACGAGAACTGGTTAAGCATGGTGATGTGAACCAGCTCTCTATTTATGCCAACCAGCTCAAACAGCAGGGTGGTAATGTTGTTCACGGTGTGATCCGTGAAGTTAGCCTGGTTCTGGCTGGTGCCAATCCCGGCGCATACATCGATACTATCATGTGTCACAGTGATGACTCTGACGAGGCAGGTATTATTTTCACAGGCGAAGATATAGTACTCGCTCATGCTGAAGAAGAGACTGTCGAGGAAGAGGAAACACTCGCTCATGCTAGCAATGACAAAGACGGCGAAGGTGCCGGCAAGGAGGAATCTAAGATGGCAGATCCTAAGGAAGAAAAGAAGGAAGAGGTCAAGGCTGAAGAGCCGAAGAAGGAGCCTGAAAACGAGAAGACTGTTAAGGACGTGCTCGACACCTTTAATGAAGAGCAGAAGAAAGTCCTTTACTTCTTACTCTCTCAGGTCGCCGAAGACGCCGGCGCGTCCGATGATGAAGGTAACGCCGAGGAAGACAATAAGTCCGAAAATATTAAACATTCTGAAGGAGGAAATGACACTATGTATACTAACGTTTTCAATCGCGAGGCCGAGGAGCAGGCAAATGTTCTGACTCATGCAGACCAGGAGGAAATTCTGAAGATGGCTAAGGCTCCTGGTATGACCCTGAAGAGCGCCATCGAAGCTTTCGCTGATGATCACAAGGATACTCTGGCTCATGGCTTTGAGACTTCTGAGGTTGGCAAGCTGTTCCCGGATTACAAGGATGTTTATCCTGGCGCTCCGGAACTGCTCGAGCGTGATCATGACTGGGTTGACCAGGTCCTGTCCAAGGCCCGCAAGAGCCCGGTTTCCCGTGTCCGTACGAAGCAGATTGACGCTCGTGCCGCTGAGATCCGTGCTAAGGGTTACTCCAAGCGCGACAAGGAGAAGACTATCTCTGCTAACCTGAAGGTTCTCATGCGTACCACTGACCCGCAGACCATTTATTTCCGTGATGCTCTTCATCGTGACGATGTTGTCGACATCACCGATTTCGACGTTGTCGCTTATCAGCGTAATGTCATGAAGCGCAACCTCGAAGAGGAAGTCGCGCTGGCTGCTCTGATTGGCGATGGCCGTCAGGATACCGATCAGGACAAGATCTCTGAGGATCATATCCGTCCGGTGTGGAAGGATGTTGATCTGTACACCATCAAGGCTTCTGTTGATATCGAGGGTATGAAGACGAAGCTGCAGGGTACTAACACCAGCGCTAACTTTGGCGATGAGTATATCCAGACCGAGGCTATTATCGCTGCTTCTCTGCATGCTCGTGAGAAGTACAAGGCTAAGGGCACTCCCGACTTCTACTGCACGCCGCATCTCCTGAACACCATGCTGCTTGCTCGTGACCTGAATGGCCGTCGTATCTATGACTCCGCTGCTGATCTTGCGAAGGTTCTCCGTGTCAACAACATCTACACTGTTGAACAGATGGAAGGTCTGAGCCGTGAGGCTGACCCTGCTAAGACCGACGAGACTGGCAAGAAGTTCAACCTGCTCGGCATCTTTGTTAACATGGCAAACTATCAGTTCGGTTCCACCAAGGGTGGCGAGATCACTAGCTTCGAAGACTTCGACATTGACTTCAACCAGTACAAGTACCTGATGGAGACCCGTCTGTCTGGTGCTCTGACTGATGTCTATGCTGCTATTGCTCTGGAGCAGCCGGTCGCCGCTAGTGAAATTGGCGGCTAATCTTCTATAAAATTCAAAATGGGAGTGAAAATGAATGAACAAATGGTATGGAAAAGTTGGCTATGTTGAGACTGTCGAAGTAGAGCCCGGCATCTGGGAAGAGCAAGAGACTGTCCGCTCTTATTACGGTGAATTAGTCAAGAACTCTAGCAAATTCCGGGTTTCCGGTAATGTGAATGATGATCGGGACGTATCTGTAGAGCTCAGTGTAGTCGCGGATCCGTATGCTGAACTTCATTTTCACTCCATCCGGTATGTTGAGTTTGGTGGCGTCAAATGGAAAGTTAACACTGTTGAACCGAGGCGTCCTCGACTCATTCTCTCACTCGGAGGTGTATACAATGGCTGATCGTGTAGAACTTAATAGTTTGCTAGAAGAACTTCTAGGCAGCAAGAATGTTTACTATCAACCTCCGGAATCCGTAAAAATGCAATATGATGCGATTAGATACTCTAAGAAGCGAATTACAACTACTAGTGCAAATGATGGCAAGTACTCAATGCGAGACTGCTATGATTTAACAGTTATCGCTAAGAGACCTGACCATCCGGTCATTAAGAAGCTGCTCGCTTTGCCGTATTGCAGTTATGATCGACACTATGTTGCTGACAATTTAAACCACGATGTACTTACAATCTACTATTAAGGGAGGACAATATTATGTCTAGACTTACTTGGGACAATACTGGCGAACGTTATTATGAAACTGGTGTAAAGCAGGGCGTTCTTTATCCTATTCAGAGCGATGGCAAGTATAGCCTTGGTGTTGCTTGGAACGGTCTGACTGCTGTTACTGAGAGCCCGTCTGGTGCAGAAGCGACTGCTCTTTATGCTGACGACATTAAGTACCTGAACCTGATCTCCACTGAGGAGTTCGGTGCGACTATCGAGGCTTATACTTACCCCGATGAATTCGCAGAATGTGATGGTTCCGCGGCTCTGGCTGATGGCATCATGCTTGGTCAGCAGAAGCGTAAGACCTTCGGTCTCTGCTATAAGACTACTGTTGGTAACGACGTGGATGGTAATGACTATGGTTACAAGCTCCATCTGATCTATGGCTGCCTGGCTGCTCCTTCTGAGAAGGCCTATGCTACCATCAACGATAGCCCGGAAGCTATTACCTTCTCTTGGGAAGTCAGCACCACTCCGGTGAATGTTGCAGGTTTTAAGCCGACTTCTCAGATCACGATCGACTCGACTAAGATTGCGGAAGGCAAGAAGGCGAAGCTGACTGAACTGGAAGACATTCTCTATGGCAAGGATGGCACTGGCGATGGCCAGACTGGCGCTGTTGCGGCTCGTCTGCCGCTGCCTGACGAGATCAAGACTCTGTTCGAGAGCGCGTGATTTTGACTAAGTAAACCAAAGAGCCGTATTCAGGTAAGCTGGCGGCTCTTACCACTAAATTAACAACCTATATTATTTTTATCATTTGAAAAGGAGAAAATTACTATGATTAAGAAGACTGTTACCTACACTGATTATAACGGCGTTGAGCGCACTGAGAATTTCTACTTCAACCTGTCCAAGGCTGAGGTTATGGAAATGGAGATGAGTACTGAAGGTGGCATGGCCGATTCTATCCAGAAGATCGTTGACGCAAAGGATGCTCCGGCTATCATTCGTGTTTTCAAGGATCTTGTTCTTAAAGCTTATGGTGTCAAGAGCGACGATGGGCGCCGTTTCATGAAGGTGAAGCCGGATGGCTCTCGTTATGCTGATGACTTCAAGGAGACTGAGGCTTATTCCCAGATCTTCATGGAGCTCGCTACCGATGCCGATGCAGCTGCTAAGTTTGTCAACGGTATTGTTCCGACTGACCTTGCTCAGAAGGCTGCTCTTCCCGGCGCATAAATTTGAAAACAATGGAGAGATGAGAAGTGCTTACAATCACTGTGCCTATTAGCCCAGAGGGATGGGATGAAGTTAAACAGGAATTTGTCGAGCCTAAAACTCAGACGTTGCAGTTGGAGCATTCTCTCATCTCTCTTTCCAAGTGGGAGTCAAAATGGAAGAAACCTTTTTTCTCCAAGAAACCAATGACTGACGAAGAGACTCTCGACTATATAAAGTGCATGACACTTACAAGAAATATCGACTCGGATATATACAATCATCTAAGTTCCGAAAACGTTAAAGCTATCATGGACTATATTAACGATCCAATGACGGCCACTACATTTAGCAAAGATGAAAAAGGCGGAAACAATCGTGAAGTAATTACCTCAGAACTTATATATTTCTGGATGATTAGTTCCAATATTCCGCTGGAAGTATGTGAAAAATGGCATATCAATCGTTTATTAACCTTGATTAGAGTGTGTGGAATTAAGAACACTCCTCCTAAGAAACGAAGCAAACGAGACATCATGAGCCAGAATGCGGCTCTCAATGCTGCTCGTAGAAAGCAGCTTAACACTAAGGGTTAAACAAGGGGACATAACATATGATTAGTTTCAGACAAAAGGGTGACTTCTCGAAACTCAACCGCTACTTAGAAAGAGTAAAAGAGGCTGCCCGTTTAAGTATCCTCGACAAATACGGTCGAGAAGGAGTAGCCGCCCTTTCGTCTGCAACACCTGTTGATACGGGCGAAACAGCTAGCTCATGGTTTTACAAGATTGAACATAACAATGGATCGGCTCGTATCGTATTTTGTAACTCGCACATAAATGAAGGAGTTCCTATTGCCATCATACTGCAGTATGGGCACGGAACTGGAACCGGAGGTTGGGTTGAAGGGATAGATTATATTAATCCCGCGATCCAGCCTATTTTTAATAAAATCGTAGACGCTGCGTGGAAGGAGGTCACTAAGATATGAGTACAACTGTTGACGAAAGAGTTGTAGAGATGCGATTCGACAATAAGCATTTCGAATCTAATGTCGCAACTTCCATGTCTACGCTGGATAAACTTAAACAAAAATTGAATTTATCTGGCGCTTCCAAAGGACTGGAGGACATTGACAAGGCTTCTAAGAAAGTTAATATGTCTAGCCTTGGAGGCGCCGTTGACGCAGTAAGCGCTAAGTTCTCTGCACTTCAAGTGATTGGAATAACTGCACTTGCTAATATTACAAACTCCGCGGTCAATGCGGGTAAGCGTATGATTTCGGCATTAACCATTGACCCCGTGAAGACTGGTTTTAAGGAATACGAAACTCAGATCAATGCTGTTCAAACTATTTTGGCCAATACGTCATCTAAGGGGACAACTATCGACGACGTAACTGCCGCATTGGACGAACTGAATAAATATGCAGACCTTACTATTTACAACTTCACCGAAATGACTCGTAATATTGGTACATTTACTGCGGCTGGCATTGATCTGGATACTTCAGTAAGCGCGATTCAGGGTATCGCAAACTTGGCAGCCGTGTCTGGTTCGACATCTCAGCAAGCGAGTGTGGCAATGTATCAGCTTTCCCAGGCTTTAGCGTCTGGTACGGTTAAACTTATGGACTGGAACTCGGTTGTTAATGCTGGTATGGGCGGCGAAGTATTTCAAAATGCACTTAAAGAGACTTCTAGATTATTAGGGACTGGTGCAGATGAGGCCATCAAAGCAAGTGGTTCGTTTAGAGAGTCATTGAGTGAGGGCTGGCTTACTACAGAAGTTCTTACCGAAACCCTTAAGAAGTTTACTGAATCTGGTGCTAACGAGTATATCGCAGAGTATACGGGTCTGTCAGTAGATGCGGTACAAGCGGCCCTTGATAACGCAAAAGCTCAGTATGGAGAAGCAGACGCAATTGAGAAAGCTTCAGAAGCTTTAGCTGAGAAATCTGGCAAAAATAAAGATGAGATTAAGTCCGTTCTTCAAATGGCCCAAACTGCCACAGATGCAGCTACTAAGGTTAAGACCTTTAGTCAGCTGTGGGATGTCATGAAGGAAGCTGCTCAGTCCGGCTGGGCAAAAACTTGGCAGATTATTATCGGCGACTTTGAAGAGGCTAAAGCGCTTTTAACTCCGCTAGCTGATTTCTTTACTAGCATCATTAACAAGATGTCCGATGCACGAAATAATTTGTTAGAGAGTGCTCTCGGTAAAGGCTTTATAAGTCTAGGAGAGAAAGTTAATGGCATACTAAAGCCGGCAACTAAAGCTGTAGAAACGGTAACCAAAGTTACCAGTGCCGTGACAGATCTTAGCGATATAGTCGGCCGAGTTATTCGTGGCGATTTTGGTAATGGACACGATCGTTTTGTCGCACTGACTGAAGCTGGCGAAAACTACTATAAGATTCAAAATAAAGTCAATGAGACATTAGGAAATAGTTTTCGATATACAGACGAGCAAATAGATGCTCAAGATAAGCTAGTAGGGAAGCAAAAAGAGACAACCGAAACAATAGAAGAGTCTGAAAAAGCGTCTGTCGAACTTACCGATGCTCAGAAAAATGAACTAAAGCTTCTAGCTCAGATGGATGAAGCTCAACTTAGATCTAAAGGGTATACTGATGAACAAATAGAAGCGCTAAAAGAACTCGGGGCACAAGCTGACAAACTTGGTATTCCCCTCGGCGAGTTTATAGATAATATTGATGAGATTAATGGTCGCTGGCTTTTATGGAATTCCTTCAAGAATGTCGGTAAAGCTTTAATGCAAGTATTTACCTCAATCGGTAAGGCTTGGCGAGAAGTATTTAGTCCAATACAAGGCGAACAAATTTTTAATGCAATAGCGGCAGTGCATAAGTTTACTGCTTCGTTGATTCCTAGTGAAGAAACAGCTAAGAAACTGACAAGAACTTTCAAAGGTTTATTTGCAGCACTTGATATTATTAAGACTATTCTTGGCGGCGGAATTAGAGTCGCCTTTAAAATATTGTCTTCGATCTTAAGCTACTTCCATTTAAATATCTTCGATGTAACCGCCGCTATCGGTGACGCTCTCGTTGCATTTCACGATTGGTTTGATTCTATATTTGACATTTCAGGTATACTTGACGCGATTGTTCCGCTTATACAAAAAGCTGCAAACGCAATAAGGGAATGGTACGACGCATTTAAAGAAACCCCAGCTGTTCAGAAACTCTTAACGGCAATTGAAACTATTCGATCCGAGTTTAGTAAGTTAACTAGCGGAGAGATTAATATTGGAGAGTTTGCCGCATCTCTAGGTAAGGGACTGGCAAATGCTATAAAGTCTCTTCCCGGTCTTGCTCTTCAGATTGGCAAAGATTTTATCGCAGGATTTCAAAATGGAATTGGCGATGGTATTCATGGAGTCATTAAGAAAGTTGTTGACTTTTGCATCAACTTCGTATCCAACTTTGCATCTGCGCTAGGTGTCCATTCGCCTTCTTGGAAGGCTTATGAGATTGCTCAAGACTTCTTCCAGGGCTTCATTAATGGTGCTAAGACTGCTTTTAGTGGGGTTGTCAAAGTTTTAAAGACCATTGGCGAACAAATCGTAAAGGTGTTTAAGAGTCTTTGGGACTTCATCACTGACGAAAATGGAGATATCGAATGGGGCAAGATCTTTGCTGCCGGTTCGATTGTTTCTATGATTCTTGTCTTAAAGAAATTTGTTGACACGTTTGGAAAGTTCGCAGAATTGATCGGTAGTGTAACTGGTCTGATTAACCAAACTAGTGTCACTATGCAGGAATTCGGTAAAGTTCTTTCTGCTACTGCATGGGATATCAAGGCAGAGGCTCTTAAGAAGATGGCGATTTCTATCGGCATTCTTGCCGCGTCCGTCTGGCTTCTCGCGACAATTGACGACCCTAAAAAGTTGTGGAATGCAGTTGGCGTTATCGGTGCACTTGCCGCAGTCTTAATTATTTTAGGCGCAGTAATGAACAAAATGTCTGCCGTGTCTCTCAAATGGAGTAAGGGTCCTCAAATTGACGGAATCAAACAGGGTCTGTTGCAGATTGGTATAGTTATTCTCATGCTTGCTGCAGCTGTTAAATTAATCGGCAGCATGAAACCAGAAGAAGCCAAGCAAGGTATGGTAGCTCTTGCTGAGATTGCCGCAGGCATGCTTGTATTTGTGGTAGCGATTGGCAGAATAACTAGATACTCTGGTGATGTTGCAGATGTTGGCAAGATGATGAAGCAATTAGCTATTGCTATGCTTCTGATGGTTATTGTCTGTAAACTTGCAGGAAGTCTGTCTGGTGAGCAGATGCTTAAAGGCGCTGCTTTTGCAGCTGGTTTCACCATCTTTGTCAAATATATTGTTAAAGCAACTCAGAGTGCTGGTCCCGACATCAAAAAAGTTGGCAGCATGATGATTAAACTGGCATTTGCAATGACACTCATGGTTGGTGTTTGCAAACTTGCTGGTTTGCTCACCGCGGAAGATATGTTCAAAGGCGCAAACTTTGCTGCCGGCTTTGTTATCTTCGTAGCTGCATTAGTCAAAGTCACAAAGATAAGTAGTGAACAGAAAATGGCCAAGATCAGTTTGATGATCACGAGTATTTCGTTCGCAATGCTTATGCTTGTTGGAGTATGTAAACTCTGTGGTTTGCTTTCTGTCAGCGACATGATTAAGGGCGGCACATTTATGGCGGGTTTCTTAATATTTGTTGCATCTCTTGTCCAGATTCTTAAGATTAGTAATAAGCAGAAAATGGCTGAAGTATCTAAGACAATCACTGCTATGTCTATGGGTATTGCAGTCTTGGCCGGTGTTTGTGTCTTGCTGAGTTTCGTTGATATAAGGAGTTTGGCAAAGGGAATTACCGCAGTTGGTATGCTTAGCGCTATGATGGCGCTCATGGCTCATTCCCTGAAGGGTGCAAAGAATGCTAAAGATGCAATGAAATGGATGACCTTTTCCATTGTTGCTATGGCTGCTTCTGTTGCAGCACTCTCTTTTATTGATGATAAGGATCTCGCCAAAGCTGTTGGTGCAATGGCTGTATTGATGGGCATGTTTGCAATTATGATGCGTAGCCTAAAGGGCCTGACCAAGGTTCCTGTTGGCCCTATCATCATGATGATTGGAGTTATTGTTGCTCTTACTGGCGTTATGTATTTGCTCGGCTTGCTGAATCCTAAGACAACAATTGCGACTGTGGCTTCTCTGGCGACTCTCATGTTGGCGATGGCTGGCGTGCTTAAAGTTCTCAGCTCTATGAATGCTGATGTTAAGAAAGCTTTTAAGGGAGCCGTTTCGCTTGCTACGATGGTGATTCCTCTGCTTGCTTTTGTTGGTGTTCTGTATTCGATGAAAAACCTTAAGGTTTCGATTAAGAATGTCGCCGCACTTATTATCTTAATGACGGCGATGGCAGGACTTGTTAAGCTACTTGACCTCATGAAGGTTGATGTGTGGGACGCAGTAAAGGGCGTTGTTGCGCTTACTGCTATGGCTGCTCCGATGTGGGTGTTCATCAAAGTTCTGAAGACCATGAATGGCGTAGAGAATGCCATGGGTAATGTTAAAGCTCTGGTCGTTCTCATGAGTGTACTTACACTTCTGTTGTTACCGCTTACATTAGTCGGCGCGCTAATTTTGCCTGCCATTTTAGGTGTTGCCGCTCTAACTGCGATGGCTATTCCGATGCTCACATTCATTGCAATTATTAAGCGTATGAATGGTATCGAGAATGCTGAAACCAATATTAATCTGCTGCTTGGTCTTATGACCACAATGACTGAGCTTCTGACCAAGATTGCTCTGGTTGGTCCGATGGCTCTAATTGGTGTCACAGCTATGACTGGGCTTGCTGCTCTTATGGGTATAATGGGTGGCTTTGCAACTGCAGTTGGTGCTCTGATGACTAAGTTCCCGAGTCTTGAGAAATTCCTTGATAAAGGCTTGCCAGTTCTTGAAAAGATCGGCAGCAGTATCGGAAAGATGATCGGAAACTTTGTCAATGGTATTTCAACTGGAATTGGCAATGGTTTGGTCAAAATGGGAGAGGACATCGCTGTATTTATGGCGGCTCTCTCCGTTGCTAGCTCAAACGCATCTGGTATTAAGCGCGGATCCTTTGATGGAGTTGAAGATCTGATTAGTGTTCTTCTACAGTTAGCTGGTTCTGCTATCGGCACGTCCATTGCAGATCTCTTTACTTCTCTGTTCTCTGGGCAGACATCTATGGAGAAGTTTGAAACTGATGCTGTGGCATTCTTTAGAGCCATGAAACAAATCGGTAAGGTTTCTTCCGATGTCAGCATTGACGAAAAGTCGTTTAAAGTCATCATAAAAGCGGCTAAGAGTCTGGCTGATCTCCAGGAGTCTCTGCAACCTATTGGCGGTGTTATTTCGTGGTTTGCTGGTAGAACAGACCTTGAGTCGTTCGGCAACAGTATCGTTCCGTTCATCAGATCCATGAAGATGGCATTCAAGGTTCTTGATGGAGTTACTATTGACAAGGAAGCTTTTGACTCGGTTATTATTGCCGCGAAAGCACTTGCTGAACTTCAGAGCTCTCTGGAGCCTATTGGAGGCGTTATCTCTTGGTTCAAGGGTAGAGATGATCTCGCAACATTTGGTGAAAATGTAGCTCAGTTTATTGAGTCTATGAAGATGGCTTTCTCTACGCTCAAGGATGTCACTCTTGACCTAGGCGCGTTTGAATGTATTATCACAGCCGCAACTGCGCTTGCTGAACTTCAGAGCTCTCTCGAGCCTATCGGAGGCGTTATCTCTTGGTTCAAGGGTAGAGATGATCTTGGCACATTTGGCGAAAACGTAGCCGAATTTATCGAGTCTATGAAGACTGCGCTCACTACTCTCGATGGTATCACTTTGGATTCCGCAGCACTCGGCACTGTTATTCTTGCTACTGAAAAGTTAGCAGAATTGCAGGGTGTGATTGAGCCTATTGGCGGCGTTATCAAGTGGTTCACTGGTAGAGACGACCTTGGCGCATTTGGTGCAAGTGTTGTGCCGTTTGCTGATGGCATGAAGGCACTTGGCGAATGTAGCTCGGTAGACCCCATCACTATAGACACTCTTGTGGTAGCTTCGAATAAACTTTCGGAGTTGCAGGGTTCTTTGGAGCGTATCGGTGGCGTTGTTGATTTCTTCGCAGGCTCGAACAGCCTCGAAACATTCGGCAACGGTGTTGAAGCGTTTGCCACTGGTATGGTAACTCTGTCTAGCTGTGGAACTATAAATCCGGATACCCTCGCGAATCTAGTTAAGGCTTCTGGTGTTCTATCTGAACTTCAGAGTAACCTTAACCGTGTTGGAGGGGTTATAGATTTCTTTGCTGGCAATCAGAGTCTCCTGCAGTTCGGTACCGGAATTAGTGCGTTTGCAGATGGCATGAAGAAAGTGTCTGAGGTTGGACCAATTAATCAGGTTGTGTTTGAAAGTATCAATGCCGCTGCGACAAGCCTGTCTGAATTGCAGAGTAATCTTGATCGTGTTGGAGGCGTTGCGGCATTCTTTGCCGGAGACAATGATCTTGGCACATTTGGTGAGAATGTTAGAACTTTCATGACTAACATGAAGAGCGCTTTCAATTCGATCAGTGGAATTACTGTCGACACGACTGCGTTCGAGGCAATAAATACGGCAGCAACTGAGCTGTCTAAACTGCAAGGAGAACTAGACCGTGTCGGCGGTGTCGTAGCATTCTTTGCTGGGGATAACGATCTTGGCACATTCGGCGAAAACGTCAAAACCTTCATGACCAATATGAAGTCGGCGCTTAGTGCTCTTGACGGTGTCACAGTCGATGATAATGCCTTCAAGTCTGTTACTCAGGCTGTAAAGGATCTGTCTGATCTTCAGAAGGAACTCGAATCTCCTAACAGCATTATTAAGTTCTTTACAGGAAGAACTGATCTTGCCACATTCGGACAAAATGTTTCTCTGTTCGCTGACGGTATGCTTAAACTTGAACAGTGTGAAGGTTTTAAGGTTAGTGTCATGACATCCCTCACTGAAACTGCTAAGCGTCTTAACGAATTCCAAGGTAAACTTGAGGGTTCTGTTGGCGGCGTTATCAGTTGGTTCAAGGGTAAAGAAGCTGACCTTGGTACATTCGGTACAAATATTAGTTTGTTCGCTGATGGTATGCTAAAACTTGAACAGTGTGAAGGTTTAAAGCTTAGTACTATGACGTCCCTTATAGAGACTGCTAATCGACTTAATGAATTCCAAGGCAAACTCGAAGGCTCCGTTGGTGGCGTTGTTAACTGGTTTAAGGGAAAACAGGCTGACCTTGGTTCATTCGGTGCAAGTATCGAGTCGTTCGCCAATGGTTTTATTAAGCTTAAGGACTGCGAGGCGTTGGACCCGGAAGTCATTGAATCGATTACGACTGCTGCTACGAAACTTGGAGAATTTCAGAGTACCCTTGAAATGCAAGTCAATCCTATTATTGCTTTCTTTGCCGGAAAGAGGGAGAGTCTTGGCGAGTTTGGTGCGGATATCGACGTATTCGCCACAGCTATGACAAAACTTAAAGATTGCGGAGGTATCAGCGAAGAGGACATCACATCTATTGTTAGCGCTGGTACGGCCATAACAGAATTCCAGAAGATTCTTCCGACAGAAAACTGGTTTGACGGTAAGATGGACCTTTCGGAGTTTGCAGACTATGTGACTGATTTCTCTACCGCAATGTCCGAGTTTTCCAAGTCGGCTACCGAAATAGATACTGCTGCGGTTTCTACAGTTATCTCCACTGCGTATCGTATTAAGAACTTTGTCGATTCTCTTGCTGATTTTAACACCGATGGAATCGAAAAGTTCACTGGTATTGGTAGTGGCGGTGTAGGTGCAGATGGCCCTGCATACAAAATCGCCAAAGCAATCGCGGCTTTTGGAGACGCTGTTGATGACACAGATATGCAGAAGGTTGCTTCCACAATTGCTTGTGCGCGTCAGCTTAGAACTATGATTGAAGGTCTCAACGGCTTTGATGGGTCTGGAGTTGATAACTTTAAACCCAAGCAGATTGCGACTGAAATCAAGAATTATTCGGATACTATCAAGGACATTAATTCTGTTCTTGTGGCTTCGTCTATCAATTCTGCAATTAAACTTAAGAATTTCATTGCGACACTTACAGAACTTGATTCTAGTGGTATTGCAAACTTTAAGATTGGCTCGATTGGAACGTCTATTAAGAACTATTCCGCAAATGTATCTAAAGTCAATCTTGCACAAGTAATTGCTAGTATTACTGCCGCTGATAGCTTGAAGAAATTCATTTCTGGTTTAGCGACATTCAATTCTGATGGAGTAGATTCTTTCAAATCCTCTGTCGAAAAGCTCGCGACAGTCAATACTACCGGAATTGTTAAAGCGTTTAACCTCGCTTCAGTCAAAATGATTAAATCTGGCTCTAATATGATGACTGGTTTGATCGGAGGTATGCAACTGAAGATCCCTCAGGTTATGTCTACTGTGAACTCCTTGACTAAGTCGATTGGTCAGGCCATTAGTTCGAAGTTCACAACATTCTTTGATGTCGGCCAGAAACTTGCAGGTAAGCTTATTGATGGTATTGGTAAGAAGAATAGTGCAGCCAAAACTGCCGGCGAAGATCTTGCCTCGAAGGCATCCTCTGGTATAAAGACTAAGTATGACAGTTTCAAGAATGCTGGTAAATACCTTGGCGACGGGCTTGTCGAAGGTATTAATGCTAAGCAGACTGCGGCATATAATGCTGGTTACGCACTTGGCAAGAAGGCAGTTGAAGGCGAAAAAGATGGACAACAGTCCAATTCTCCTTCGAAGGCTACTATTAAAGCAGGTAAGTGGCTTGGTGAAGGGCTTATTATTGGTATTAAGAACATGGGTAAGTCTGTCTATAACGCAGGCGAAAACATGGGCACCACTGCTATCAATGCCACAAGAAGTGCCATGACTACGATGCTTGATACGCTGAATTCCAATATGGATGCCCAGCCTACAATCCGTCCGGTTGTTGACTTGTCAGATGTTCGTTCTGGGGCTAGTGCTATCAATAACATGTTCTCTGGAACTCGTGGAATTGGTGTTCAGGGCAATCTTAGCGCAATCAATATTGCTATGAACCGTAAACTTCAAAATGGTAGTAATGATGATGTCATTACGGCAATCAATAAGCTCAATGATGGTCTTGCTGCTAATCGTGGTGACACGTACAACTTTGAAGGCATTACTTATGATAATGGTGATGAAATTTCTAATGCAGTCCAGACTCTTGTCCGTGCTGCTAAAATGGGAAGGAGGGTGTAAAGTATGGCAAAATTATCTGCTGATAAAAAGTACGTAACTGTTGAACGGGGCGATACCTTATCGCAGATCGCGGTTGACTATGCTGGTGGTTATAATAACTATAAGAAGCTGGCAGCGATTAATAACATACCGAACCCCGATCTCATTTATGTTGGTCAGATTATTTATTTAACTCAAGAGGCCGCGTCTGGTTCAGGTTCGGCCTCAACCAACAAAAATAAAGCAACCATTAATCAGTTCGGCTTGATGAGCAATAGCGATAATACACTATTTGCTACTTGGTCTTGGGATGGAAAGAATACCGACAGCTATAAAGTTGCTTGGACATATGATACTGGCAATGGTGTATGGTTTGACGGTAACTCTTCTTCGATTTCTGTTGACGAAGACAATCCTTCACTGTCTAAACAAAGCACTTATAGCATTCCTAGTAACGCTAAGAAAGTGCAGTTTAAGGTTAAACCCATCTCCAAGACTTACAAAAATTCGAACGATGTTGAGACTAAATACTGGGACGCATCTTGGTCTAGTGTTAAAGAATGGCGAGATAGCACTCCTTTGGCAACTCCGGGAACTCCTGATGTGTCGATCGAGTGGTTTAAATTAACTGCGAGTCTCGACAACATCGACATTCCCGGAGCTACACATATTCAATTCCAGGTTATCAGAGATGACTCCGCATCTACTTACAGCGCTAAGAAAGCTGAGATTGTTTCTGGTCATGCTGCATATGTCTTCCCAATCGTAGGAGGCAGTCAGTACAAGGTTCGTGCTCGTGCGCATAACCTTAAAGATAATACATCCAGCGAATGGTCTGCTTACTCTTCGAATCAGGGAACTGTGCCTAGTGTTCCTAGTGGTATCACTGAGCTTGCAGCATTGTCCACAACTTCTGTCCAGGTTACATGGGCACCTGTCGATAATGCTACTGGCTACACAGTCGAGTACACTACTAAGAAATACTATTTCGACAGTTCATCTGAAGTAAAGAGCCAGACTGTAACTGATGCTGTTAACTATGCTATTATCACTGGTATGGCTAGTGGCGACACGTATTTCTTCAGAGTCAAAGCCACCAATAAAGTTGGCGACTCTGGCTGGACAGATATCCGATCTATTACCATCGGTGAACCTCCGTCTGCTCCTACAACTTGGTCTTCCACAACTACTGCTATTACTGGTGATCCAGTCACATTATATTGGGTCCACAATGCAGAAGATGGCTCTAAGGAGACATACGCTGAGCTGGAACTCTACATCGGTGACCAGCTTGAGGAGCATACAATCAAAAATAATAAGTCTGAAGATGACGAAGCTACGAATAGTCAGTGGGTTCTCCAGACTACCTCGTATACTGAAGGTACGTCAATCAAATGGCGAGTCCGAACTGCAGGCATCACCAAAGAGTACGGTGACTGGTCTGTTCAGAGAACTATCGACGTCTATGCTCCGGCAACGCTTCAGTTGAACATGACCGACGTGGATGGAAATGAGCTTGACACGTTGACAGCATTTCCTTTCTATATCAAAGCTCTTGCAGGTCCTAAGACTCAGGCTCCTGTTAGTTACCATCTGTCGATTAAGTCTAATTCTATGTATGAGACAGTTGATAGTATTGGTAATCCTGTGATTATTAACAGCGGTGAGGAAGTGTATTCTAAGCATTTCGATATCTCCGAACCTATGTTGGTGGAGTTTTCTGCTTGGAATATCGATCTTGAGAATAATATCGAGTACACAGTCACTTGCGCTGTTTCGATGAATTCTGGGTTAACTTCGGAAGCATCTTTAACATTCACAGTTAGATGGACTGATGAACATTGGGTTCCTAATGCGTCGATTGGTGTTGACGAAGAGACCATGACTGCGAATGTCAGGCCGTATTGTTATGATACAAACATGGTCTACTATCAGGTTACTTCTTCGTCTGGAACATACACGAAGACCGTCACAAAGTTAACTTCTGTTTGGGGTGAGCCTGTGGCTAATGCTACAACCACTACTGGCGAGAAGGTTTACTCTGGTGTGGATGGTAATGGTAATAATGTGTACTACTGCATAGTTGAGGAATCTTCGGTCGTCGAGGGAGTACTCTTGTCTGTCTATAGGCGAGAATTTGATGGCAGCTTTACCGAACTTGCTACGGGCATTGACAGTACTAAAGCTACCACAGTCACAGATCCTCATCCGGCATTGGATTATGCTCGGTACAGAATCGTTGCGACCACTGAAGCAACTGGTGCTGTGAGCTACTATGACACTCCTGGTTATCCGGTCGGTGGCAAAGCAGTTATTATCCAGTGGAATGAAGAATGGAGCAGCTTTGAAACATCGGAAGATGAGATTATGGAGCAACCGGCTTGGACAGGATCCATGCTCAAGCTTCCGTATAACATCGATGTGTCTGAATCCAACAGTTCTGATAAATCTCTTGTCGAGTATATTGGACGTTCGCATCCAGTTGCTTATTATGGCACTCAGCTGGGTGTTGCTGCGACTTGGAATATGGACATTCCTAAGAGTGATAAAGAGACTATCTATGCTCTTCGTCGTCTTGCAAGATGGATGGGCGATGTCTATGTCCGTGAACCGTCTGGCAGTGGCTATTGGGCTAACATTTCTGTTTCCTTTAGTCAAAAGCATACCGAAGTAACTGTTCCGGTTACATTAACTATTTCTCAGGTTGAAGGAGGTACGTAACATGGCTGATTGGTCTAAGTCAATGCAACAGACTTTTGAGTACTATGTTGTTGATCCTGAAACTTGGAAAGATGTTAGTAAAATCAATGATGTTAAATCATGCACGATTAGTTGGGATGCGGACTCTGACACACTAGGGTCCGCTACCATCGATATAGATGGCTCGTTGGAAGAATGCTATTTAAGAGTTTACCTCGTAACAATTCAAAATGGAGTAAGAGAGAGACACCCTTTAGGTACATTTATGGTCCAGACACCGTCTACATCTTTTGATGGGAAGGTGCGATCAGTTACAATGGATGCTTATACTCCTTTAATTGAACTTAAAGAGAAATGCCCCCCTTATGGCTACTCCATTCTCAAGAATGCAAACATCATGGATATGGCGTATCGGCTTACAGCTGAGAATCTTCGTGCTCCAGTAGTTAAGACTATCGCTACCGATACCTTATATACCGACTTTGTTTCCGAGCCAGATGACACATGGATAACATTTCTCAAAGACCTGCTGGCAAACGCTAAATATTCGTTCGGTCTGGATGAGCTTGGTAGGGTGTTGTTTACTCCTAGACAGGATACTGCAGCTTTGCAGCCGTTGATGACGTTTGATGACTCAAATAGTTCGATCTTGTATCCTGATATTTCTATGGATCACGACCTTTATGGCCTTCCGAATGTAGTAGAGGTTATCTACTCGAACGGCACAGAGTACTATCAGTCGAGAGTTGTTAATAACGATGAGAATAGTCCAATCTCGACAGTCAATCGAGGCAGGGAGATTATCTATAGGGACACCAATCCCAGTATTTCCGGTCAGCCGACTAAAGAGCAGATAGATGCATATGCCAAAAGACTTCTTAAGGCAATGTCTTCTATTGAATATACGATCACATTCACGCATGGCTATTGTGGTGTTCGTTTAGGAGATTGTATTCGTCTGAATTACACCAGAGCGGGCATCAATAACGTTAAAGCAAAGATCATAAGCCAATCTATCAAATGCGAACCGGGTTGCTCGGTTAAGGAGAAAGCAGTATTTACTACTAGACTATGGGGGTGATATTACATGGCTTTATCCAGCGATTTGATATCACAATTTGTTCAAATAACCCAAGAAAAGAAAGAGAGCAAAGAAACTACAGTATACGGAACTATAGTCGAGTACGATGGTGGTAAATATGTAAGACTCGACGGATCAGATTTACTTACTCCGATCTCCACTACCGCTGACGCCCTTAATGGCGAACGAGTTACTGTTATGATCAAAGATCATACAGCTCTCGTGACAGGTAATATTTCATCTCCCTCAGCTCGTACAGATACAGTAAAAGAGATGGGAACTAAAATCTCAGAGTTCGAGATTGTCATTGCTGATAAGGTTAGCACTGAACGACTTGAAGCTGAGATTGCCAGAATTGATACTCTCGTAGCAGAAAACGTCACTATTAAGGAACGTTTGGATGCTAACGAAGCTAACATCAATACATTAACCGCCAATAACGCAACTATTACCGGAAAGCTCACCGCAGCTGAGGCTGAGATTGAGACTCTTAAGACTACTAAACTCGATGCTACAGTGGCTGAGATCACCTATGCAACAATTAAGAGTCTTGAAGCTACTGATGCAAAGATTAATAATCTTGAAGCTGCTTATGGTAGCTTCCGTGACTTGACGACTGACAAGTTAACTGCTGTTGATGCGTCAATTGCTAATCTTGAAGCTACTAAGTTAAGCGCCACAGATGCTGACCTTAAGTATGCAAATATCGACTTCGCCAATATTAACATGGCTGCTGTCAAGAAGCTCTTTACTGATTCTGGCATTATTAAGGATCTTGTTGTCAGTGACGGTAAGATTACTGGCGAATTAGTTGGTGTAACTATTAAAGGCGATCTGATCGAAGCCAACACTTTGAAAGCTGATAAGTTGGTTATCAAGGGGTCTGATGGTCTATATTATAAGCTCAATGTTGACTCGTTGGGCGAAACTACAGCTTCTTCTGACGTGAAATATCAAAATGGATTAGACGGCTCTGTAATCATAGCTAAATCTATCGTTGCTGAAAAAATAGCAGTAGACGACCTAGTAGCATTCGACGCTACTATTGGCGGATTTAACATTACAGAAACTTCTATCTATTCCGGGGTAAAAGCCTCTGCTGATAACACCACACGAGGCATCTATCTGGATAGAGATGGACAGCTAGCTGTTGGCGACGCTAATAATTATCTGAAGTATTACAAAGATGCTGACGGAAATTATAAGCTCGAAGTCTCTGCTCAAAGCATTAAATTTAGTACAAGTAATAAGACGCTTGAAACTACTCTTGGCGAGACTATTACTAAGAGTGTTGAAGAGTTTTATCAATCATCTTCCCCTGTTACATTGGCAGGTGGTAAATGGTCTACTGAACAACCCACGTGGACTGAAGGGACTTATATTTGGAGAAGAACCGCTATTACTTATGGCGATGGAAGCTCTGAATACTCTCCTTCCTCGACTGGCGTATGCATCACTGGTAACACTGGCGCTAAAGGCGATGACGGTGCAGCCGCTATAACCCTCAGCATTACCTCAAGCAATGGAACCGTATTCAAGAATAATACTGGCTCGACAGAACTTACAGCTCATGTATATGTAGGCGGCGTCGAACAGACCATTACGGCTGCTGGAGTGTGCGGGACTCTTGGGTCGATAAAATGGTATAAGAGTGGATCTACTGCAGTTGTGGCTACTGCTAAGTCGATCACAGTATCAGCTACTGATGTGACTAGTGCAGTTGTTTACACCTGTCAGTTAGAAGACTGATATGTCTCGTAAAGCGACTGCGACAGTTACACTCTCGAGTTACCGCGACACGAAGAGTATTACTCGCTACTATAAACTTAGTTCGTCTACACCTAATAAACCAACTGCGAAACCTCCTAGTGGATGGAGTACAACTGAACCTGAATATACTAGCGGAAGTGCATCATCGCTCTATTATTGTGAGATGATTGAGTTCTCCGATGGAACTTATACGTATTCAGCCGTCAACAAATCAAGTGGATATCAGGCTGCACAAGAAGCATGGACAAAAGCCAACAATGCTATCGTCTCTGTAGATGTCGAATACTATCTTTCAACATCTGCTACGTCTCTATCTGATGGTTCTTGGTCAACAACTGCTCCAACATGGGTGAATGGCAAGTATATGTGGAGCCGTACAGTTAAGACAAATGGTGCTGGCACTAAAGCATACTCCCCAAGTCAAAATGGAGTTTGTATTGCCGGAGCTAAGGGTGATACAGGCGACACTGGTAAAGGTGTTAAGTCCATTGTTGAGCAGTATTACAAATCTACTTCCACAACTACCCAGACAGGCGGAACATGGGTTGGCACATATCCTGGTTGGGAGAACGGTAAGTATATTTGGACAAGATCAGTCATTACTTACACCGACAATACGATCATAACTACCGCAGCTATTTGCGTCACAGGCTCGAAAGGGGCTACTGGTGCAATAGGTCCTGCTGGCAGAGGTGTTAAGTCGACGGTAGTGACGTATCAAGCAGCTTCTTCTGGAACTACTACTCCAACAGGAACTTGGGCTTCGTCGCCTCCATCTACAAACGCTGCGGCTCCATATTTATGGACTCGTATAATTATTACCTATACGGATAATACAACATCAACGTCATATTGCATTGGTAGTACTCCAGAGGGGATAATTGTTGGCGGACGAAACTACATCCAGTTGACAAAGCTAAGTTCACATACTCCATATAACACAATTCCAACAGTGACGAATGGTGCTATCAGCTCGACGCTAACTGCTGGAAAGTATTTCACCTTATATGTCACCGGCTATAAGCCTCCTGCTACTACCTGCACAGTTAGTGGATACTTGAAGCTTAATAACGCCATTCCAACATCGCAATTTTTCTTAGGATTGGCATCGACATATGGCAATACGCTTGTCGAGAATAAGTACGATTCGACAACTGGTTATTTCTCAATAACTCAGAAATACAGTGGTGATCAGAATTGGATATTTCATTGCAGAACTGCAACCTTCACTGGCGATACTGCAGTTGTGACATTGAGTAAACTTAAATTCGAGATAGGTAATAAAGCTACTGATTGGACTCCTTCTATCGAAGAAGTTGAATCGGCGATTACGGCTGCCGACAGCAAAGCAACTAGCGCCAAGGATTACACTGACAAAGCTAAAAGTAATTACGGGTATCAGTATAAGTACGATATCACATTTAATGGTGATGCCAACACTTATTATCCTGTAGTCTTACGAGGCGGAGACCAGAATGTAATGCGCGAGATTATGGTTAAGCGTGGCTATAGCGAGAAAGCTCCGACTGATTGGAATGGTCATCCTACTTCGAAAGGCATAAGTCTTCTGTTGAAGATTAAGTGCAACTATGGAGGATGGGGCGGTGCTAATTATTCGTGGTGGATTCATGATCTCGAAGAATGCTATGGTACTCTATTTGCAGGTGCTGGACAATGCATGGATTGGATGGGTTTCTATATTTTCCTCCGAGGTGGCGGCGATACGGGAGCACTGTATCATATTTACAGCGATCAGCCTCTTGTGGCGACTCAAGTTAATGGGACATCTCCGATGGTCTGTTATAACAGTGATCGTATTGGGTGGTCTGGAGGAACGGCAGATGATCCAACATATTACTGGAATGCTCCAACGCCTAGAACGATGACTGAAGATGTTATTAATGAGATCGCCGCCAAGAAATACATTGACGTCGCTGCTAATACAGCAGATGGTCTCGATGCAGCAAACGATGCTATGGATGAATTATCTGATGCAATGAGCGCACGCCTAGAAACTGCTGAAATGAATATCAGCGCGATAGAAGGACTCATATCCACTCTAGTAGTCGACGAGAACGGTGGCTCGTTGATGAAACAGACCTCCGATGGTTGGGTCTTTTCAATGGGTGAAACTCTTGCTCAGTTACAGACAGCCACAGATGATCTTAAAACTTTAGAAAGTGATCTCGCTGAAACTGGTGGTAATATTGAAGCCTTGCAGAATGTCGTAAAGAGTCTTGAGACTCTGACGAGCTATATACGTATTAGCACTGACGGAGAAGAACCTCAGATCGAACTTGGCAATGAGGGGTCGTTCAAAGTCATCATCACGAATACTGCAATTAAGTTTATGGATGGCACTAGCATCCCGGCATATGTAACTAATCAATCGTTAAAAATTGGCAGAGCAGAAGTTGAAGATGAATTGGTGTTTGGCGGATTTGCTTTCGCCGAACGCGCCAATGGCAACATGGGTCTCATTTGGAAAGGAGAGTGAGGTCGGTGGCTACAATTAGCACTCCTCAGTTTGGTAGTTCAACTTGTCCACAAGCACAACTAATCGTGACAGAGAGTAGCAGTACAGCGACCACCTCAACTCTTTCTTGGACCTTGAAATGGGTCACTCATGGCTACACCGTTAACTCAAGCTTAAATAAGGATTATACGGTCAAAATAGATGGTAACACCGTAAAGACAGGCACTTTCGCAATAGGTGGGAAGACCACTCAAAACATTGCAACTGGCACTGTTACAATAAACAAAGGAACCTCAACAAAAAGTATTGCGCTAGCTTTGACTTTTGTCATGAACTTCACTTGGAAGAATGTTTATGGCGGAACTAAAAGCGCTAGTGGGTCTATATCCGTTGCGGCAAAGACGTCATACAAGATCACGTACAACGCAAATGGAGGTTCTGGCGCACCATCTCAACAGACAAAGTGGCATGGCACGAACATAACTTTGTCTAGTACTAAGCCGACTAGAACTGGCTATACCTTCAAAGGTTGGGCAACATCCGCAAGTGGCTCTGTTACATATGGTTCAGGAGCGAGCTATACAGCAAATGCAGCAGTTACTCTATATGCTGTGTGGGCAGCAGTGACTTATAAGGTTACCTACAATGCAAATGGAGGCTCTGGAGCTCCTGGTCAGCAGACAAAGAAATACGGAGTTACCCTGAAACTATCTACAACTAAACCAACCAGAACAAATTACAATTTTAAAGGTTGGTCCAAGACTGCTACTGGAACTGTTGCTTATGTAGCCGGCGCAAACTATACAGCCAATGCGGCTATTGCTTTGTATGCTGTTTGGGAGTTGGCGTACACTAAGCCGACAATCACTAACATAAAATTAGCTCGTTGCGATCAAAATGGAACTGCTTTAGAGACCGGATCTTATTGTAAAATCACTTTTGATTGGTCTTGTTGTCAGATAACAGGGACCAATCCTGTAAAGACTATTACAATAACCCAAGGATCTTCAACAGTTACTGTCACTGCATCTGGAAATAGTGGTTCGGCATCCAAAATCGTTGGTGGATCGATCAGTCAAGATAAGTCTTATGCGTACACGATTAAAGTGACTGATACCAAAAATGGCACTACAACAGTAACAAAAACTCTTGGCACCACTAAATTTCCTATTGATTTTAAATCTGGTGGTACTGGTGTTGCATTCGGCAAGACGGCTGAAACGGCTAACCTTGCAGAGTTTGGTTACCAAGCTAAGTTCACTGGTGGAATACTTCAGCTTATATTAGCAGCAGGCACGGACCTGAATACAATCCTAACCCCAAACGTCTACAGTGGAAGAAATATAACAGATAACGCGTATACTAATGCTCCTTTCACTAGTGGGTCATTTACTCTTAGAGTTGAAGGAGCAGGACCTAACGGACAGACAAAACAAACCGCAACAGTTTGCGACAAAAATAAAGCTAGAGTTTGGGAAAGGTTCTATTACACGTCGGCATGGGGCGATTGGAAATGCGTATACGATATGCCAGGTACCATTCTTTGGTCTGGGGCTTGGTATATGAATGCTAACCAAACTGCAACGTTTTCTGAAAAAGTAAGTATACAACCGAGTGGAATATGCTTAGTATTTTCAGAGTATTACGACAGTGAGGCCAAGAACCAGTCATTTATTTCGTTTTTCATCTCTAAGAAACTAGTAACTACTCACCCCGGAAAAGGGCATTCATTTGTTTTGTTCACTAGCAATTTTGGCTACGCAGGTACTAAATACTTGTATATCAGTGATGATAAACTTACTGGCCATGCGAATAATGCTCTTACCGGAACTGGTACTACTGGTATCAAATACACCAATAATCGCTTTGTTCTCAGATATGTCATAGGAGTTTAAAAATGATAAAAGGAGAGTGATTTAATATATGTGGCATAACACAATTTTGAAGGCAAGAGAGGTTTACAACATTAATGGGCATTAAAGCATCTGGTCAGATTACGATTGTAGATGTTACCGATGCCTATTCTGCACTTTTGTCCAGTGAAGGGTACACCTTTGTTGGCGATTCGACGGGTGCACCCTCTGGCCTAACTTGTACGACTCAAGTAACAGCTTACTGTGGCTCTCAGCAGTGTGAAGAAGTCAGAGTTGTAGCTGTTCAATGCCCGAGCGGCATTTCTGCAATCATAAATAATAATGGCACATCTTCTCCTGTTATCACTTTTACAACTAATGACACAATCACAGAGACGACTCAAGCGACTATTCACATTGTGGTTGACGAGATAACAATCACTAAAAAGTTCACATTCTCTGTGGCGATCCAAGGTAGTGATGGAGCGGATGGCAAAGGTATAAAAACTGCAGAAATTACTTATCAGATTGGCGAGTCTGGAACTACGCCTCCCGAAGGAACGTGGACGAAATCTATCCCCGAAACAACCTCCGAGAAACCGTATCTCTGGACTCGCACTGTTATTACTTACACCGATGATACTACATCCACGTCTTATTCTGTCAGTAGTACTCTTGACAGCGTGGACATTGGTGGACGTAACCTTGTGAGCGAATATGACTTTACTCTTTCCACATCTGGCAATGAAGTTAGTTACACAGATGACGGTAAGGGTAATATTGCGATTATTAACCGAAATGAAGGCGCTATTACTGATGACGGTAGTGGCAATGTTACAGTTGTAGATTCTACTGGCATGGGGATCACTGATGATGGTAACGGAAACGTCACAGTTGCTATTGCTAGTTCGAGCGGCGAGACCGAAACTACTGGCGACGTCACTTACAAATATTTTATTGTCGATTCCGGTGATGCTAATGACTTGACTGTATCTGTCAGTTCAGCTTATGACGCGTCGTTGTCTTCTCGTACTGGTGCGTACGTTGTGAGCGCTTATAATGTTGGTGCTGACAATGCGGTTGGAACGATTCTCACAACTGAAAACGAGCGTAGTATCGACGGCAAACGTCATAGTTGCACGATGAACATTAGCGAAAAGACTAACAATCTTGTAGCAGTTAAGATTGCCATGAGCAGCATGGATGCAAATGAGAAGGGAATTACAATTAACTTCTCGTACCTCAAAATAGAAAAAGGAAATCAGGAAACGGACTTTACTCCTTCTCCTGAAGATACTGAGAATGCTATTTCTGATATCCGTGAATCGATGACAACTCAGAAAACTGAGATCATCTCGGATTGCAAGTCTATTATTCTTAGCGCTCTTAAGACTTATGTTGAATCTGGAGAGTATGACGAGTTTAAGCAGACTGTTAGTTCTCAGTTGGAGCTTCTTGCAGACCGTATCACGATGACGTTCAGCACCGTTAGTCAGCAAGTAACTGATGTTGATGGTGATATGCAGACGAAGTTTAATGAACTTTATAAGTACATCACGTTTTCTGGTGAAAATGCGATTACAATTGGCTCTTCTGATAGCTCAATTAAGCTTATTCTTGACAATGACCAGATTCTCTTCACTAAAGATGATGTCACATTTGGATCTTGGGATGGCAACAATTTCCATACTGGCAATATCGTTGTCGACGTGAACGAGAGAGCTCAGTTTGGTAATTTTGCTTTCCTTCCGAACTCGGATGGATCGCTATCATTTGTAAAGGTGGGTGGCTAATATGGCTTCTAGTGGAAGTGTAAGTACGACCGGTTATAGTGGACGCCATTTAGTCCTCTCCTGGTCACAGGTTTCTCAGAGTATTGCTAATAACACTACGACAATTTCTTGGACACTGAAAGGTGCTGGTTCGGCTTCTTTCTCATATTGTTATGCTAGAAACTTCACAGTAGTTATCAATGGTGTTACTGTGCTTAACTCGCAAGGAGATAGTTCTGAAGTTAAGCTTTATAACGGAACTGTTGTCGGCAGCGGTAGTTTGACTATTGCGCATAATTCGGATGGCAACAAGTCGTTTTCTGTATCTGTGACCGCGGGAATTTATGACTGGACACCTAATAAGACTGGGTCTGGTACATTCCAGCTTGATAGAATTCCTCGTATCTCTACTCTTAGTGCAAGCGATGGCATACTTGGAAAAGCACAGACATTGACCGTTACAAGACAGAGCAGTAGCTTTACGCATACAATCACGTATACTTGCGGATTAACGACCGGAACCGTGGTTACGAAGTCTTCTTCAACAAGTATTAGTTGGACTCCTCCACTGACATTGGCTAGTGAGAATACTACAGGTACAGTAGTTTCTCTGACTTTCGCTATCACTACATATTCTGGTGACACGAATATTGGAAACTCGACTAAGACAGTATTTTACTCTATTCCTGATACTGTTGCCCCTAGCTGCAGAATCATCCTTGAAAGTGTTCCTATGATTACCAACTACTACGATTCTACGTGGTGGAATCAGCATCCCGTGTACATCCAGAATGTTACAAAGGTAAAAGCGAACGTTGCCTTTACTGGAGCATATGGTTCTACAATTGCAACGTCTACAGTCAAAATGGGTAATGCCAGCTATAGTGGTCAGAGTGTAACTATGAGCGCTCCTACTTCATACGGCAACGTCACAGTTACTGCTACTGTAGTTGACAAGCGTGGCCGAACTGGAACTGTGACTCAGACTATTAGTGTTCTTAAATGTCCGTTGTGCAAGATTACTAAACTTGTCGGCGAGAGATGCGATAGTGATGGTACGGCAAATGATCGCGGATCTTATATTCGAGTGCATCCTGCGTATGAGTCCGGCTTCTGGAATACTGATTATGGTTACGACGATGGTAAGCCTGCGATGACCAAAGCCTATTACAGAAAGCATGGTAACTCTGCATGGACAGAGCTGTTTTCAATCGAAGCCCAAAAGTATTTCCCTAACTCGCTTGTTACAGATGATAGTATTAAGGCCGAGGCGACATTCCAGGCAGACACAGAAACCTCTTATGAGATCAAACTGACTGTCTATGATGGATTTAATACGGCCACTGCTATAGCCCAAGTTGCGACTGCCTATTCAATTATGCATTGGAAGGCAAACGGAAAGGGTCTTGGCATTGGCAAAGCTGCTGAGCTTGATGATACGCTTGACATTGGTATGAGCACCAAGTTCACCGGTGGTATTACTCCTATTCTTATTGAGAGTGGTACGGATCTTAACGATGTAGTGCTTCCGAATTTCTATTATGGAAATGGTGTGCCAGCTAATTTCTCAAACTTTCCAATTAGTTCAAGTGCTAGCAATGGCTTCTGCATTGAGGTATTCAAAAGTGGCTCTCACGAAGTAAAACAGAGGCTGACAATAACTAACACATTTATTCCAGCTCGAACTCAAGTATTTGAGCGAATCCGAGGATTAGATACATCTGGCCTTTACGAATGGAGCGCCTGGGTTTGCACATTTGAAACCGACAGCTCTGGTGCCTCTACCGATCCTTCCTTGACTGATTACGCTAAGAAGTCAGATCTTCCTACTAAAGTTTCCCAGCTTGAGAATGATGCTGGGTATGTAAAAGCAAATGAAGTACTTACTGCCGATGTTCTTAGCAACTATGCTAAGAAAACAGAACTCCCGACTAAAACCTCGCAATTAACAAATGATTCTGGATATATTACAAGCGCAGATGTTCCTACCAAAGTTTCTGAACTGCAAAACGATGCTCTATACCTCTCTGGAAAAGGATCTGGTCCTTTACCTGCAGGTTTCACTATCCAATGGAGCCAGATTCGAAATATTCCAGACGGAACCGACACTGCATATTAATTTTTGAAAATTTCATCATTCCTACTAAGACTTCTGAGTTAGGGAACGATGCTAATTATATATCTAGTCTAGGTACGGCTGTTCTCCCGGCAACTATAGTTAAAGATTAAGAGGTGATAGTTCAAAATGGAAATGAAAAGTCTAACTATAGGTGGAAAAACTTATGACGAATTTAACCCAGCGGCAGCTGAGATGAACAAAAAACTTGACAAAACTGGCGGCACGGTTACTGGTAATATTAATATGCCTGGCAAAACGCTTTTGACAGAACAAATAGAACTCAAGACTGGGAATATTGATGGCGTTTTGATGTATTCTGAGTCTACCGAGACTGACGGCATTAACAAACCTGTTCTTTCACTCTATGGATCTAATGCAGATCAACCAGTCACTATTTTCAATGTCGAGACACCAACCCGACCCTATGAAGCAACTAATAAGAAGTACGTGGATTCGCTTTATGCGACTCCTAACAATGCGCCTCTTACTTTTACTGGTGCTGTCGACGCATATTATGATGGCACAGAAAATGTTACTGTGAACATTCCGAGTGGAGGGGGAGGGTCTTCTGCTTTAACAAAACTGTACGAGGTCCAATTGACGGAAGCGGTCAGTAATGTCGCAGTAGACTTTGATTTAGGCGACAATAATATGTTTTTTATAACTATAGGTGGCACTAAAATAGAATCAAAAGTTATAGTACAGAAAGCCTATCTTAATTTAGGTAACAATATGGCAGACTTATGTTACTACCAAACTTTTTTAAACAAAACAAGTAGTGCGTATCCTACTGGTAGTATCACATTTATATGCGAGAAATTAGCAGAATCGTTCGTAAGAAATACGTACTGTTTACACGACGGAAAATTCTATGACATCTCATATGCTTACAATAATACGAATATATTTGGATTTACGAGCACAAATATGTTTGTGAACTACAACACTCTCAAAGCAGGCGCTATGTCCAACACATTCGAACTAACTCTGTCTGCAAGTGTCGAAGGAATTAGGATTGTTGTTTATGGAGTACGTACATGATAAGGAGATTAATATGAAAAAATACATGAATGGCGAATACGTTGACATGACTGAATCAGAAATCGCGGAACTGGAAGAAGCAAAGCTTCGTATTGAGGCAGCAGAGAAGCGTCGACCACTGACAGTTGGAGAAGTGAGCGCAATGCTTATTAAACAGCAGATCAATGCACTGACGGTGGATGATCAGACAGCGCTGCGGATGATTGCATTTTATCCGGAGTATGAAGTCGACCACGAATATAAAGCTGGTGAGAAGTTTGTCTCTGCTGGTAGTCTCTACAAAGTCCTGCAAAACCATACCTCTCAGTCTACACGGGTCCCTGGTGCTACCGGCACGGAAAGCCTCTACACCCGCATTGACGAAGAGCATGAAGGTACGAAGTATGACCCGATTCCATACAACGGCAACATGGCGTTGGAGAACGGGAAGTACTATAGCGAAACCGAGATTCTCTATAAGTGTACCCGTGACACCATTAATCCGGTTTATAATGCACTGAGTGAGCTTGTCGGCATCTATGTGGAAGTAGTCAATGACTAAAATATATTTTATTTAATCGAAGGAGGATTTTATTATGGATTTTACGGTATTGAGTGAACATTTTGTTCTCGTGGTAATCGTGGCATGCCTGATTTTGGGCTACATTATCAAGCATGCGAGTTTTATGAAGTGGCTGCCTAACAATGATATTCCTGTCATTCTGGCAGTTGTTGGCGCAGGTCTGAATCTTGCTGTTAGCGGTCTCTCTATTGAATCTTTTGTCTACGGGGCCGTTATGGGTCTGGCTTCCACAGGTCTGCACCAGGGCTTTAAGAGATTCGTAGAGGGCAGCAATACAGAAGAGTAATCATATTTCGGAGGTGACTTGAATGAGTGCGTCCGAAATGGTAACCACTATTGCAGGCGGAGGATGTGGTATCCTTATTGTACTGCTGTCACTTATCCAGATTTCCCCGATCAAATGGAATCCTTGGTCATCTATTCTTAAGAAAATCGGGAAAATGATGAATGAAGATTTGTCTACAAAAGTTACAAAACTCGAGGAAGGTCTTACAACATTGCAGAAGTCTTGTGACGAGAAAGCAATGAATGATTGCAGAACCAGAATTTTGCGTTTCAGCGATGAGATTCTTCATAAACAACGGCATAGCAAAGAGCACTTCGATCAGATCATAACTGATATTTCTGATTACGAGCTGTATTGTGCAAAGCACCCGGACTTCAAGAACAATATTGCAAAACTTGCGATCAAGAATGTTGAAACTACATATACCAAATGCTTGAATGAAAACTCATTCCTCTAATTCGCGAATTTAACACCTCCTTTAATGGAAGGAGGAATTGTTATGATATATAAGCATATTGAAGCTAGTCGGGAAGCTCGCTTATGGCTTACGCAGATTGTACTGCCGATTGTTACGGTAGTCGCACTCGTGCCTGAAGCTCGCAATGCGGTTGTAACGACAGCAAAGAAAGCTAAGAAGAATATCGAGGCCAAGTTTTCGAAGAAGTAAAGGAAAAGGCTCTGTCAATTACGACAGGGCCTCTTCTTTTTGTCTCAGTATTCGTTCCTTTGTTTTGCAGTACTGCGTTTGCTTCAAATATTCTTGTATTTGCTTTTCTAGTTTCTTATTCATAAACTCATCCTCGTGCTATCTTTTGCTCCTATGATTTGGATTCCATATGACTTACGCTTTTTATCACCATGCTCACCGAAATCTCCATAATATTCATCTATAGCATTTTTAGCGCAATAATGATTTTTATATAGATTATCATCTTCTTTTATATTTACTTCCCAACCGTCAGGAGATCCAAAAATGTAAATATTTCTGTATTTGATTGGTTCATATTCTCTAGGTGTGCAACTATCTCTCCAAATTATTCTCATGACGCATCGTCCTTTCTCCCAATTATTTTTATTCCAAGCTCATGTCTCTTTGAATTAGCTTTACGAGTCTTGCCGCCTAGCATTTCGTCGATTGCGTTTAGAGCGCATTCTCTAGGAAAGTAAATGTTGTCATCTCCTGGTACATTCGTTATCCATCCTTTTCCGTATTGGCTCACAACATGGTCTCTGTACTGTAGGGTTATCCAAGGTTTAGTGTGAGGCGAACTATCTTTCCATACAATTCTCATTTATATTTCCTCCTATTAACCCCATGATGTGCATCAAGGGTGCGCTATAAAAGTAACACACTCATGATGAACATCACAGGCAAAAATTATCCCACACAATTTTAGTGTAGGGTTATATCAAGTATAAATTCCGAGTTATTTTCTCTACTAAACTCTATTGTATCAATGATTCTCTTAAGATACTCGTTCTTGATATCAGCATCCAATGAGTCGTCTCTGATAGCTTTAAGAGCTTCAGATAGAAGAATGATCTTTTCTTGATATTCTTCTTTTTCTGGAATTGAGTATTCCAAATCTTCAATCTGTTGCTTAATTTTCTCAATACGATTATTATGCACTGCTTTACGTTCGACAAATTCGTTGTCTGTAATAGCCTCATCCTCCCAGGAATCAAAGAGTTTAGATAGCTTCCTTTTTATTTTAGCTGTCTCTCGATTCAATATCTCTATCTGCTTATCTATTTCATTTTCATTTGTCTCTGGAAGATTGTCAAGTTTAACCTCGAAGTCTTCTATATACATTTTAAGAGCATGAATCAGAGCTTTATAAACATCATCGGCTACAACTGATTTCACTTTACATTTTTGAGACTCGGCATGTAAGTATCTTGGAGCAGTTGGCGTTTTACGTTGTTTATATGATTGATAGCCCATTGCACGTCCACAGTTTTTGCACCTGAATATTCCAGCCAATATATTTGTTAACTTAAGCCCTGACTTTGTTCTATCAACTCCGAATCGAGATCTTACTTTATTAAAAGTCTCTTCGTCTATTAGTGCATACTTCTTATGTTTACCATCATATTCCATGTAGTGATCAGTATGATTCGATCGAGGTCTTGATGTTACAAGCTCTCCGTCAACCATAGTTTTGATTTGCATACGATCGTTCCACTTAACTTTCCCCATATACGTAGGATTCGTCAAAATAGTTTTAACAGTATCTTTCGACCATTCGCCATCTCCATAATAAGTAGGAATACCCATATTCTCTAATCGCTGAGCAATCTTATATGGTGTCAAATTTTCATTAGCAGACCAGTCAAACATTTGTTTAACAATCGGTGCTTCATTTTCATTGGGTATAAGTGTTCTGCTTGTTTTAGTTTTGACAATATCATATCCATATGGTCTGTAGCTTCCCATAAAATTTCCTTCTACAACTGCTTGCTTACGACCACGATCCATACGCTTCTGAATCATCTTATATTCTCTACGAGACATAAACAATTCAAACTCCATGTATTCTTCATCTTCTTGAGAGTGAGCAACGTCGTATGTTTTAGTCGGTGTGATTACTAACACCCCATTATTACGATTCGAATATTTCAAGCAATCTAGAATAGTCTGAGCATCACCCTGGTTACCACGAGACAGACGAGTTACCTCGACAATAATTATTCCTTTATATTTGCCCTCATAGCATTCTTTGATCATCTTCTGGATCTCAGGTCTAGCCTCGATGGTTTCCCCAGAGACAATTTCTTCGTATATTTTCTCGATATACAAGCCTTTTCTTGCAGCAAGCTCTGTAAGTATCTTTTTATGCCGAGCTAAGGTTTCTCCTTCGCCTAGTTTCTCGGCTTCTACATCTGCACGAGATTTGCGCAAATAAATCACATATTTATCCATGCGGGTAGGCATAGAGTTATCGATTATCCCGTTCTTTTCGAATATTGTCACTTTCTATTCCTCCTGTTAGTTTACTCTCGTTGCGGCGCTGTGATTACATAGGCATCACCTCCCTTCGCGTAAATAACAGCTTCTATTATGGAGAAAATGAAGTAGCAGTAATGAGTTACGGGTGAAAGTCCCGTCGGCTGAGATGCCGTCATATAAGAAATAAGACCGAGCGACTCTCGGACAGGAAATGAACTGTACAAGACTACACATTCTCTTTTATTTTTCTCTTATGTAGATTAGGAATTTCGTGTACTCAACAATCTTGTCATGCTCCTCATCAGTAAGTTCCAGGTCACCAAAATTTTCAGCCCAAGTCTTAAAGCGTTCGAGGCGAATATTTCCTTCTTTATTAACCTCAGGGTTACCTACTCTGACACTCTCCAGTGAAAGACGATAGTATTCCGCAATTGTGTGGATTACAGAAAGAGGTATGTATTTTTCTCCGGATTCATACATACGTAAATCCTCAGCAGATATACCTATCTCTCGTGAATATTCCTCGATAGTCATGTTTCGATTAGTTCTCATCATCTTAAGCAACTCGCCAATTGTAGCAGTGTCTTTATTTGGCTTATTATCCCAACCCATTAAGTACGCCGGAGTTGTCTCTAATGCTTTTGCTAGTGGATCAAGAATGTCGATTGGAAGGTTTTCTATATCTCCTTTCTCATAGCGATAAACGGTTGTTCGATTTTTATTCAGTCTTTTAGCTAATTCCTCAACTGACATATTTAGTTCTTTTCTTCTTTCTTTTATTCGATTTCCTATGTTCATATCATGCACTTCCTTTCTTTCAGTTGATAGTATAACACTAAGAATTGCAAGTATGCAAATTATTTAAAACTGAGAATAAAACACGTTGCATTTTACGCAAAAAAATATTGACATAAAAAGTAAAACGATGCTATCTTGTATGTGTTGCACGGAACGCAACGGAAAGAGGTGACATAAATGAACATGAACAAACTTAAAGCAAAAATCGTTGAACGAGAAATGAATGTGGAGCAGTTAGCTGAAATTATTGGGATGACTGGTCCAACGTTATATCGTAAGCTCCGAGCTCCACTAAAGATAACAATCGGAGAAGCGATTCAGATGAAAGACGTACTTGAACTTACAGATGAAGAAGCACTTGAGATTTTCTTATTTTAGCCATTGCGTTGAATGCAACTTTAGAGGGTGACATTTATAGAAGAATACAGATATGAGAATGCGATTGTTCGAATACGTGGCGAAGTTGATCGAACAAAGATTGAAGAAGCCACTATTATTTTCTTAAAGAAAGCAGAGAAATGTAGAAAGAATAAAACGAAGGAGAAAAGTCAAAATGGCAACTGTGATAAGAGCTGAAATTTCGCCAAAGAACAAATACTGGATCAGCAAGCACCGATATTACGAATTAAAGCACTTCTGCTTACAATACCCCGAATGGAAAAAGATTTACTCGGATCTTTCCAATGAGAATCCACCACTGTCAATGGTTGACGCAACGCCTACAAATAATTTCCCTAACGATAGTGATCCAATCGCTCAAAGAGCTATGATGAAAGTATTTTATTCAGATCGCATTAAGTTAATTGAAAAGACTGCGCTTGAGGCAGACCCATACTTGCACGACTATATTGTAAAAGGAGTGACAGAGGAACGGTCTTACATTTATTTAAGAACTGCAATGGGAATACCTTGCGGAAAAGACATGTACTATGACAGATACAGAAGGTTCTTTTGGCTGCTAAATGAAACAAGGGAGCGGAATATTTGATGGATCCTAAATTATATGACATTGTTTCAAAATGTTTTATAAATAATAAACGATTCGACACAGCAGAGATTGTCGTAATATATGAGGACGGTAGCCGTGAAAGAATATGGACTTTCAATCCTGCTAAGTACGATTTCGATTATAGATATTTTGTAGGAAAGACTAAAATAGAATCTGTATTCTATTGCGACAGAAAGAAACCTAGAATTAATTAAGCTGAATTCGCGAAATTAACACTCCATATTATGGGAAGAAATGGTTGGAATTTAAAAACTAAATTTTACATATGGAGGAGTTAACTATGACTAGCATTAGCTATCCGGAACAGATTACCACTGTTGACGAATACGGCTGTGTCCAGTCGATCGAATTCATTTTCTAAAATTAGCATAAATTCAACCACTAACCAAAGATTAGGGAGTCTTAACAGATTCCCTTTTCTTTTTTAGTTACAATTCGCGAAATTAACACTCCATATTATGAGAAGAAAGGAGTGTGTTTACTATGATGTATATTGCTTTTTTAGCTACGATATATGTTGGTTTATCTTTCGTTGAAAAGCTCACCAAAAAGGAAGAGCTGAAGAAAATGGAGGATGAAACTAATGACGTACATATCGGCTAATGCAAATGCACGCAAACACAAAATAGACTAAAAGATTGAGATTACATCAAGGTCTTTTAGTTTTTTCTTCTCTTTGCTCGTCTAACCTAGATTAGACGCTTTTATTCTAGCTTAGAAAATCCGAATGTAGGTTACGGAAAACAATGCTACTTTTATAAGGCGAAAATTTCCCGCCAAGGAATTTTTGAAAAACATTTCAATTTTCGAAAGGAGAAAGTATGGAGTATTTGGCAATTGGAATCGCTCTGCTGGTCGGAGCAATCATCGGAGTATTCGTCGGTATCTTTATTAGCATGGGACGAATGAGGAAAACAGTCGAGGAACAATCAGTTGGCTATCTCAGAATTGATCGCTCAGAACCCGACGAGCCGCCGAGACCGTTCTTGGAACTTCAAGGAGCTACAATTGATTCTATTTCTAAGAAGAATGTTGTTATGCTCAAAGTTGTGGATAAGAACTATCTTTCGCGCGATTAACAGGCTCTATTATGGGACGTATAAGTTCGACGAAATTAAAGGAGTGAATCGATATGAGTATGACTACGAAGCTGCAGATGGAAATCGAGGAAAGACTTGATGCTGCAAACGAGCTGGATCCTACCAGTAAGGAATACGAAGCTGTGGTGAACAGTGTCACTAAGTTGATGGATCGAGCAATCGAGATTGAGAAACTCGAATCGTCTGAATCTCAGAACGAGAAACAGATGAAAGAGGAACGCAAGGCTCGGTTGATTAGGAATCTTATCGACGTTGGTGCGATTGTTCTGCCGCTCGGCGTAACCTTGTGGGGCGTGAAGGCAAGTTTGTACTTCGAGGATGAGAACACGGTTACCACGACTGTGGGACGGAAGTTCATGGATAAGTTATTCAACTTTAGAAGTAGGAACTGACGTACGAAAGACAGAGGCTGTGGAAACATGGCCTCTTCTTTTTTGCTCCGAGCATTCAATTCACGATATTAGCAGCCCCTATTATAGAAAGAGACGTTACGGAAACAACCGTTATAAATGTGCAAACGGCGACGTTGAAATAAGGTGTCACCCTTGAAGGTTTAGCTGACGGCTATCGAGGTACGGAGTGACTTAATGGTTAACAGGTGAGCCGCCTCTCTTTCTTTTAATTTTGCATTTCGCGAGATTCACAGGCCCTATTATGGAACGGAATGTAGAATCAAGGAGGATGATATAATGCTGTGGATTGGAATCACATTAGTGTTGGTCGGAGTATTTTTGATCGGCAAGAGTTCTAAGTAATAGCGGGGGCTTCGGCCCCTTCTATTTTTCCAGAAAGGAGCCCTCTAGTGTGAGATACCACTACAAGAAACCTGAAATCTATTCAACTATATATGGCGACACATATATTTGTGATCATTCTGTGTATAATACATGCACGTTATTCAAAATAAACGAGAAAGGTCTTGCAGTAATCCAGCAAAGATATGACGAAGAGACTAAATCGACGTATTGGACGGACATAGATCCGTGGTTAGTTGACGACTTGTATTTACATAACAGGTTTGAGGAGTTTTTTAACGAACGTGCTGGAGAATGTATTGACAACTTATATCCTACGGTCTCTATTAGGCAAATTATGTGGGGTCTTAAGATGAAACCATTGCCAAAAGAACGCTGGGAAACATCTTTTGATAGACGGCTTATATAAAATTCGCGACATTAACAGCTCCTATTATGGAAGGAGTTGATTAATAATGATCACATTTATTATTTTGCTCGTTGCGTTAATCGCCGTTGCGGTGGTTGGCTTGTTTGCTTCTATTGCAGCAGGAAACTGGTTTATCATCGTGTTTGGCGACTTTATCGTATTCGGCTTAATCGTGTGGCTGATCATTACGATTGTCAAGCGACTTAGAAAGAAGAAGTGAGTCCTATAACAGGGACTCCTTCTCTTTATTTTTTTCGCGAGATTTACAGCTCCTATTATGGAAGAATATTAAAGGAGGAATTCAAAATGAAACAGTTTTGGAAGGACTATGGTGAACTCTGTAAGGAGACTGGCCGATTCTACAAGAAGCATTGGAAAGGTGCGATCCTGTTGAATGCGGCCATCGTCGGCGCAGAAGTTGCATGGTTCAAGTACAACAGTAAGAAGATGGAGAACCTCATTGCAAGTTCTGACGAGAAGGAGGAAGCTCAGTAATGAGCTCCTTCTTTTTTATTTTCGCCTAATCAACGGTTCGCGAAATTTACAGGCCCTAATATGAGAGAATATAACACTCGAAAGGGCAGTGAAGTTGGAGGGCCAACAATCATTGGTACCGCATCGGGAAGGAGATAATAATCGAAAGATTATGAACGAGGCTAGATCTGAAAAGATGAGCTCAATCGAAAGATTGACCATGAGCCTGAGGGAAATATCGGCGTCCTTCGAGTGGAATGATTGATTCTCTCTTTTATTTTTGACACATACCCTAAACCCGAGGAGTGGAAAGAAATGGATTTACAACAATTCATTAAACGTAACGCATCTACAATATTAACTTGTATAGGTGCAACTGGAGTAGTAACTACAGCAGTTATGGTAGCCAAAGAAACACCGAAAGCATTATCGTTACTTGAAGATGCAAAAGAGAAGAAAGGAGAAGAATTAACCAAATGGGAAAAAATCAAAATAGCCGGCCCAGTTTACATCCCATCTATAATTACTGGAGCTGCTACAATTGTGTGCATATTCGGATCTAACGTTATTAGTAAACGTCAGCAGGCGTCTCTTATGAGTGCGTATGCGTTACTTGACAATTCTTATAAGGAGTATAAGAAGAAAACGGACGAATTGTATGGAGAAGAAGCTGGCAAGAACATTCGTGGCGAGATCGCTAAAGACAAGTATGCGGGTGACGTAGATTTATCTGACAATAACAAAGAACTATTCTACGATTTCTATTCAGGAAGATACTTCGAATCAACCAAAGAGACTGTCATGTGGGCTCAGTATGAGGCTAATAGAGCTATGTACGTTAATGGCGCTGTTTGTCTCAACGAATATTACGAACTTCTTGGTTTGGAGCAGAAGCCAGAGTATGAAAATGTAGGATGGGCTTGCGGTCAGATCGAGGAAATGTACTGGCATCCATGGATCGAATTTGACTACGAGGAGATAGTCATTGACGAGGAATCTGAAGAAAGTCAAGGATTAGAATGCACGATTATTCATTTTCCAATGGAACCAGTCATAGGCTACCTCGAATACTAGTTCGCGAGATTCACAGCCACTATTATGGAAAGGAGTGTGTTCTATCATGGATAAAACGAAGGCTATCAAGACAGGTCTTAAGCTTGGAGCACTTGTGTTGGCGGGGGTTGCTACCCTCATCAATAGCAAGATATCTAGCGATGAGATGAAAGAAGCTGTCGCTAAAGAAGTGAAGGAAGTCACTACTAAACAGGTAAAAGGGTCCTAATCGGGCTCTTTTACTTTTAATTTTAAGGAGGAAAGTATATGAATAAACCCAACATGGCAGCACTGTTTAAAAGCGTTAAAACAGTTTTATCTAACCATAGTCCAGAGATTTTAACTGGACTCGGTATCGCTGGCATGATCACCACAACAATCCTGGCAGTTTCTGCTACACCGAAGGCTTTGGATCTTATTGCTGAGGCTGAAGATAAGAAAGCTGAAAACGAACATAACGATCATCTCACTAAGCTTGAAACGGTTAAGGCAGCATGGAAACCCTACATTCCTGCAGCAATTACGGGTGTCACCTCTGTTGCATGCCTGATTGGTGCGAGCTCGGTGCATTCTAAGCGCAATGCTGCTCTTGCTACAGCATACAACCTGTCCACAACTGCGCTTGCAGAGTATAAGCAGAAGGTTATTGAGACTGTTGGCGAGAAGAAAGAGCAGACAATCCGTGAGAAGCTTGCTAAGGATCGTATCGAGAAAGAACCTGCAAATCCTTCCACAATTATTGTGAGTGGGAACGGTAAGACTCGATGCTTTGACACTATCACTAAGCGAAGATTCGTATCTGACATCGAGACAATTAAGAGAAATGTTAATGAGCTTAATCGACAAATGGTCAACGGTGAGGATTATATTTCTCTTAACGAATTCTACTATGCTCTTGATCTAGATGGTGTGAGCATTGGTGATGATCTTGGTTGGAATGTTGCTCGTGGATTGATCGAGCTTGATTTTAGTGCGCAACTTGATACGGACGGTGTGCCTTGTATTGTCATTGACTATGCGGTTGCTCCGAAACGCGGATTTAATAGCTGTAGATAATTCGCGAAATTTACAGGCCCTATTATGGCAGAAATACCAATAATTATTATTTCTAAAAGGAGTTAAAAACTATGGAAAACGAGATCATGAACTATGACGAGACTGCTATCGAGGAAGTCGAGAACAACGACGAGGTCGAAGAGGTGCAGAACTCTGGCATGAGTACTGGCGTGGCAATGCTGATTGGTGCCGGCCTGACGATCGCTACTGGCGGTCTGATCAAGCTGGGCAAGAAGCTTGTCAGCAAGTACAAGGCCAAGAAGGAAGCACAGAAGGCCGAGGCGGAAGAAGACTACGTGGTAGTTGACGAGTAATAGCCGTGAGAGCGTTCCAAGGATAACCTACTTTGAGCAGTAAGTTATTTGGAATTCGGCAAGTGGAGAGCATCCGTAACAGGGTGTTCTCCTCTTTTTCTTTTTTTGTTGTAGGAGAAAGCGACATATGAACCTATATTACTACAATGGTCCTGTTTTAGAGTTTGAAAGGATCATTGCAGATCGTTGGTCGGCTTCTACTCGTGCACCGACCGAAAAGAAAGCTCGCTCTAATCTGGCATATCAATTCAAAATGGAAACTGGAAGAATGCCTAGATCAAAGATTACTATTCCTGGAAAGTTGAAAATTGTTGAAGGAGGATAAATTTAATGGGTGAACCCGATGTTACCAAGCTGTATGATAACTTGCCTGACAACTCCCATGGAAGCCGAAATAAGCGTGACGATAAGCAGTCTCTGGCTGAGGGAAAGCGAGCGGAGAAGATCATTCACGGAAAAGTAAAGACTAAGAAAAATAATACACGTAAGCTGACAGACGTTTTCATCACGGAAGACGCAGCTAATGTCAAGAATTATGTAGTATTTGATGTGATCGTCCCATCCATCAAGAAGGCTCTGTACGACCTTGTTGTGGGCGCTCTCGATATGACTCTGTTTGGAGGTCGTGGCGGTTCTGGCAGTAAGCGCCCCACTTCTGATAAGGTCTCTTACAGAGACTACAACAGCATCAGTAGACGAGACGAACGGTCCTATGGCAATACCAGAACTACAACTGGTTACAGCTATGATGATATTGTTCTTGAATCTCGTGGAGAAGCAGAGTCTGTCCTATCTCGTATGGACGAAATGATTGAGCAGTATGACGCAGTTCGAGTTGCTGACCTGTACGATCTGGTAGGCATCACCGGTGACTACACAGATAACAAGTATGGTTGGACGAACATTCGCAATGCAAGAGTTGTTAGAACTCGAGATGGCTACAAGATTGAAATGCCTAGAGCATTGCCGCTTTGATTAACTAAATCTATTAAGAAGGAGAATTAAAATATATGAAAACTGAACTTATTAGCAAGGTAAGTAGATCTTTCCATAAGGCTGGCTTCAAGTTCAAGAAGCATAGCCCTGAAATTCTGGCTGTTACTGGCGTCGTCGGTATTGTGACGAGTGCAGTTATGGCATGTAAGGCTACTACTAAGGTAAACGATATTGTTGATGAAGCCAAGGATACTATCGACAAGATCCATGAGAGCGTTGGCAAGGGTCTCCATACTTCTGACGGAGAAGAATATACTGAGGAAATTGCTAAGAAGGATCTGACGATTACCTATGTGCAGACTGGTCTGAAGTTCGTTAAGCTTTATGGTCCGTCTGTTGCTCTTGGTGTTGCTTCTATTGGCTGTATGCTTGGCTCCAACCATATCCTACGTAAGCGTAACATTGCACTGGCTGCTGCACTCACGAATGTAGCTACTAGCTTCAAGGAGTACCGCGGTCGCCTAGTTGATAGATTCGGTAAAGATCTTGATCGCGAGCTTCGTTTCGGCATTAAGGCTAAGGAAGTCGAAGAAACTGTTGTTGACGAAGATGGCAAGGAAACCACTGTTAAGAAGACTGTCGAGGTAGTCGATCCTAATACAGCACATAGCATGTATTCTATTGTGTTCTGTGAAGGCAACACTGGTTGGACTAGAAACGCTGAACTGAACAAGGTCTTCCTGATTCAGCAGCAGAACTGGGCTAATGACAAGCTCAAAATGAACGGTATCCTTACTCTGAATGAAGTCTATGACATGGTTGGTGCACCTAGAACCGCATATGGTCAGATCGCAGGCTGGGTTTACACTGATGATAACTCCATCGGTGATAACTTTGTCGACTTCGGTATCTTCGACGTGAATAACGAAAAGGCATGTGACTTTGTCAATGGTCGTGAGAAGAGTATCATTCTTGACTTCAACTGCATCGGCAATATCCTCGATTACATTTGAAGTTCACCGCGCCTGTCGAATCTCGGTCTAACAGGCACGATGCAAGATGTGTATGACTTCCCGTGGTTATTCCCAATTTAAAACCTCGGGATAGTCAAAATAAGGAGGAGATCTGATGACTGGCAAGGAACTGATACTCTATATTCTTCAAAATGATCTTGAGAACGAAATTGTCGTCAAAGATGGCATTTTTGTTTGGCTCATGAATGAAGAAGAGGCTGCGGTTAAGTTTGGTGTTGGTTTAGCAACAATTAGAGCATGGTATATGTGCGGAATGCTCAGTGGTACAAAAATCGGCGATCACTTATATTTTTTGAGAAATACGAGTGATCCACGAAAAAAGGATGATAAATATGACTAATAAGTCAACTGTAGTTTCTTGTGTATTAGCATCTTTAGCGGGCGTGTGCTTCGTTACAGGCATGGCCCTTCTAACAAGCGAAGGGAGCTCAGCTAATAATGGAACGTACAAAGAGATTGTTACAGACAATTGAGCATTTAGTTGCTACCAGAAGTAAAAGGCATATAGTTGGCGGAATATTGCTAAGTACTTCTATATTTTTAGGAGGCTTAGCGGTGACAGTTCTGTCAACTAGAGTCGAAGAGAAAGACGAATATGACCAAATCTATCTTGAATGAAATGGAGGAAAACATGAATCGTAGTGCATTATGCAAGATTCTCATGTTTGCTGTTGGAGCCGCTGTTGGCTCCGCAGTTACTTGGAAGTTCGTGAAGACTAAGTACGAACAGATTGCTCAGGAAGAGATCGATTCTGTTAAGGATGAGTATGCGAACCTGATGAGGAAGACGAGAGATATGCTCAAGGCCAGCGTTGCTGATGAGGAAGACGAGCCTGAGGTTGAACAGGAAGATGACGAATATCCTGACGATGATGAACGTGACTTTACCGATCATGAGAAGGAAATGATTGAGTATTACAAGATTACGAGCAAGTATTGCAAGTCTGAAGATGAAGAGTCTAAGGACGAAGCAGATGATAAGGAGGAAAATACTGAAGAAGGAGGTAACGGGGATGAGGACGATCTTGGTTTCCCATACATTGATGGACCTTATGTGATTTCCGCTGAAGATTTCAACAGTAGCCCTCCTGGTTATAATGCTCAGCCTCTTGACTATTTCGCCGATGGTGTGTTGGCAGATGGTTGGGGCGTCCAGCTTGACATTGAAGAGACTATCGGTGAAGAAGCTCTGGATCATTTCGGAGAAGAGCAGGACGATATCATCTATGTTCGAAACGAGCGTAACGAGATCGACTACGAAGTCACAAGAGATCCTCGAACATATGAGGAAGTCCGTCGGATGAATCCTAACCCGTATTACGGACGTTATGAGAATTGAAGATCAGATAAAGTCTGATTATTTTGAGTGGATGTATCAGCTTATGTGCAGAGGACGCTTTGCGCCATCTATCACGTATAGAAAGCTGTTTGCATCCCTCCATGATGCTGAGTTCACCTATTTTGTTCCATATGATGAGAACAGAGCAGGAGATGGTATTGCACTCAGATATCGCTATTGCGTCTATCATAATTGTGAAAGCATGGAATACTGTCTAGATGGGCCCTGCAGTGTTCTTGAGATGATGGTCGCATTAGCGATTAAATGCGAGGAACGCATCATGTGCAATCCTGAGAAAGGAGATCGAACTGCTCAATGGTTTTGGGATATGGTGAGCAGTTTAGGTCTGAGTTCCATGAGTGATTACAATTTCAATAAGAGAACTGTCGATGAAGCGATCTGGAGGTTGTTGAATCGTACGTACGATCGAAACGGTAAAGGCGGGTTATTTACGATTCGAGGTTGGAGACGCAATGCAAGAGAAGCTGAAATTTGGCACCAGCTCATGGCGTACTTGAATAGTCTAGAGTGAACTAATAAGAAAGGAGGCTACAGAATGTAATGCTCGATTTTTTCACAGTATCGACTCGCATTAAAAAGCCTGGGTATACAGAAATTTATCCCAAATTCTTAATTAAGCATGTGGATGATCTCATGATCAGAGGCGGAGACTTCTATGCTGTGTGGGTCGAAGATCGAGGCTTGTGGTCTACGGACGAGCAGGACGTTGTGCAGCTGGTAGACCGTGAGCTTACTAAGTACGCCGATGAGCATAAGGGCGAAATCGACGGAAGTGTACGGATTTGCTATATGCGAGATGCCGAAACCGGAGTGATTGATGGCTGGCATAAGTATTGTCAGAAGCAGCTTCGAGATTCTTATCATATGTTGGACGAGAAGCTCCTGTTTGCTAATGACGGCACGAATAAGAAGGATTATTCCAGCAAGAGGCTTAGCTACCCTCTTGAGCCTGGCGATTGTCCTGCTTATGAGAAAATTATCTCTACACTTTACACCGAAGAAGAGCGGCATAAGATCGAATGGGCTATCGGCGCCATTGTTACTGGAGATTCCAAGACTCTGCAGAAGTTCTTGGTTCTCTATGGTGGCCCTGGTACAGGTAAGTCGACAATTCTGAATATTATTCAGGATCTGTTTGACGGTTACCATGCAGTATTCGATGCTAAGGCTCTTGGTTCCGCCAGTGCTCAATTTGCGCTTGAACCATTTAAAAAGAACCCACTGGTTGCTATTCAGCATGATGGCGATCTGTCTAAGATTGAGGATAATACTCGTCTTAACAGTGTGGTTTCTCACGAATGGATGAGCGTGAACGAAAAGCATAAATCTCAGTATGAGAATCGTTTCGTTTGTTTCTTGTTTATGGGTACGAATAAGCCTGTCAAGATTACAGATGGTAAGTCTGGTATTTTGAGACGACTGATTGATGTTACTCCGTCTGGTAATAAGATTCCTATTCGAGAGTATAACAAGCTCATGAAGCATGTTCAGTTTGAGTTGGGTCCGATTGCTTGGCATTGTAAGGAAGTATATTTGTCTGATCCCGGCCGGTACGATGAATATATTCCTACATCGATGATGAGCGCATCCAACGATTTCTATAACTTCATGATAGATTCGTATCATATTTTCAAGAGAGATGACGGAACGACACTGAAGGCTGCTTGGGAGATGTATAAGACCTACGTTGACGAGGCGAAGGTTCCTTATTCGCTCTCGAAGATGCACTTCAGATCTGAGTTGATGAACTATTTCCGAGAGTTCAACGAACGGTTTACTAGCGATAGTGGTGAGCGTGCTCGTAGCTATTACAGTGGTTTCAGAACTGAGAAGTTTGAGACTGGTGAGAGTAAATCGGAAGAATTTGCGGAATCCGAAGGAGAGACTAAAGAGGCTACGGACGAGAAGCCTATTCCTGAGTGGCTCAAAATGGAAGTTCAGCCTTCCGTATTTGACAAGGAATGCGCTGATTGTCTTGCTCAGAAAGCTTCTTCCAAGGAAACTCCATCTCGGAAATGGGATGACGTAAAGTCTACTCTTGCTAAACTGGACACTTCGAAACTGCATTATGTTAAGGTCCCTGAGAATCATATTGTCATTGACTTTGATATTCGGGATGAAACTGGCAATAAATCTTTTCAGAAGAATCTCGAAGCGGCTGAGAAGTGGCCTCCTACATATGCGGAATTGAGCAAGAGTGGAGCAGGCATTCATCTCCATTATATTTATAGTGGAGATCCTACTAAGTTAAGTCGCATTTATGATGATGACATTGAGATCAAAGTATTCACCGGCAAGAGCTCGCTTAGAAGAATGTTGACCAAGTGTAACAATCTTCCTATTGCGACGATCAGCTCTGGATTGCCGTTGAAAGGAGATGATAAGAGTTTGATTAATTGGGATGGTATTAAAAATGAAAAAATGTTGCGCACAATGATTAAGAGAAATCTTAACAAAGAGTATCATGCTGCAACAAAGCCCAGTGTAGATTATATTGCGAAACTACTTGATGATGCGTATAGCAGCGGTATTGGCTATGATGTCAGCGATCTTAAGAATGAGATCTTTGCCTTTGCTGCTGGAAGCACAAATCAGGCGGATTACTGCATTAAGCTTGCTAATAAGATGAAGTTCAAGTCAGAAGAACCTTCGGCGGCAGTTGATGCTGAGAAGGATGAGTTGGTCTTCTTCGACTGCGAAGTATTTTCTAATCTATTCTTGGTTAACTGGAAAGTCGCTGGCGAAGGGAAGCCTGTTGTTCGAATGATCAATCCGAAACCTAAGGATATTGAAGAGCTTCTTAAGTTTAAGCTAGTCGGATACAATTGCAGAAGATACGACAATCATATGTTGTATGCGTGTCTACTTGGTTATGACAACGGACAGCTATATAATTTGTCTCAAAGTATCATCAATGCGGAGAAAGGCGATCGCAACAAAGCATTCTTCAGTGAAGCATATAATCTTTCTTACACTGATATTTACGATTTCGCTGCTAAGAAAATGTCTCTTAAAAAATGGGAAATCGAACTCAACATTGGACATAAGGAACTCGGGCTCCCATGGGACAAACCCGTTCCTGAAGAAAAATGGGAAGAAGTAGCTGCTTATTGTGACTGGGATGTAATTTCCACGGAAAAAGTCTTTAATCATCTCAAGGGCGACTTTACTGCTCGTCAGATTCTTGCAGATTTAGCTGGAGGCACAGTCAACGATACTACAAATAACCTCACTACTAAAATTGTGTTTGGTAAAGAACGCAAACCAAAGCTTGTTTACACTGATCTTGCTACAGGTGAACAATACTAATAAGAAAGGAGGACTAAAAATGAGTAGATGGAAACAGCATCCAAATCATGATAATTTTTTGATTTCAGATGAAGGAAATATTCTTAGACGCAAAAGAGGAAAATGGCATGAATTAAATCAATATATGAATGCGAGAGGATATATGCGGATCGGTTGCACCGAAAAAGATGTCTCGCAGTGTGTTCATAGCTTAGTCGCAGAAACTTTTGTAGAAAATCCCGATCCATTTAATAAACGATACGTAAATCATATTGATGGTAATAAGTTGAACAATCGAGCTGATAACTTGGAATGGGTTACTTCTAGTGAAAATCAGGAGCACGCCTATAAAATGGGTCTAAGATCACCAAATTATATTCAAAAAACTATGCGGCCGATTATGATAGTAGAAACTGGTGAAGTATTTGATGGCATCGGTGACTGTGCTAGGAAGATACATGGAAATCCTGGTCATATACATGAGTGCTTGCACGGTAGAAGACATACTCATCATGGCTATCATTTCAAATACGTAGAAAGCGGTGATGCTAATGGCTGACGTAATTAATGCATTCCCAGGATATGAATTTGTGCAATTCGGTGAAGATGGAAAGTCACATAATATGTATCGCGGAACAGATATGGGATTCGGAGGCTATATTATATCCTTCCCTGGTATTTACACGAAGGTTGCCATGTTGGATGTAAACTCACTTCATCCAAACTCTATTAGAGCTATGAATTGCTTTGGCGACTATACGAAAAATTTCACTGATATTCTGGACGCTCGTGTAGCAATCAAACATGGTGATTACGATACTGCTCGTACGATGCTTAATGGTAGACTTGCTCCATATCTAGAAGATGAGTCTACTGCGAAGGATCTTGCTCAAGCCCTCAAAATAGCTATCAACAGCGTCTATGGTCTTACTGCTGCAAGCTTTGATAATCCGTTCAGGGATATTCGTAATAAGAATAATATTGTAGCCCTGAGGGGGGCTCTCTTTATGCGAACTCTTCAGGACGAGGTTGAAAGTCGTGGCTATCAGATTGTAGCGATCAAGACGGATTCAATCAAAATTGCTAATGCAGACAAGGAGATCGTTGATTTCTGCATGAAATTCGCTGAGAAGTATTCTTATAAATTTGATCACGAATGCACCTATGAGCGAATTTGTCAGATCAACGACGCTGACTACATTGCGAAATACGCAGACTCAAAATGGTGCGAATCCGTGTATGGATATGTTCCTAGCGATAATGCCAAGGCTGAAAAGAAAGGCATGATGTGGACTGCGACTGGTAAGCAGTTCCAAATTCCATATGTCTTCAAGACTTTGTTCAGCAAAGAACCAATCGAGTTTGAGGATCTCTGTGAAGCTAAGGAAGTTAAGACGTCTATCTATGTTGACATGAATGAAGACCTTCCTGAAGGCGAACATGATTATCACTTTGTTGGAAAAGTAGGTAACTTCTGCCCAATCAAACCTGGCTGTGGCGGTGGGGTACTTGTTCGAGAAAGCAAAGCTAAAGATGGAAGTCTCAAGTATGATTCTGTCACTGGTACTCTTAGAGCTGATAAGACTCCATATCGCTGGCTTGAAGCTGAAGCAGTAAAGACACTTGGTAAGGAAGACGATATTGATAAGAGCTATCATCGAGCTCTTGTTGATAAGGCGGTCGATTTCATTTCTCAATATGGCGACTTCGAACGTTTTGTAGCAGACGAACCTTACACCTCCGTCGCAGGAATCGACTTTCCCCCTGATGAAGATCCTCCTTGGTATACCGATGAAGAACTTCAAGCAACGACGTCGGAACATGACGACGCCTTCAGAAAACGCTAACCCCAACAAACTATTAACCTACAAAATTTATTATTTAAAAGGAGATTATTAACTATGCATGTGACTTTTGCGCCTAAGGGCATTCTTCAGATTGATGACATTGACGGCCGTCAGATTATTTTCAAGAACTTTGAAGGTAGAGGCGACAAGTTTAACCGCGAAGGTGATCGTAACTTCTCTCTGAGAATTGACAACGAAGACACTGCCGACGCTCTGGTTAAGGAGGGTTGGAATGTCAGAATCAAGGAGGGTCGTGATGAGGATGAAGGTCCTTTCATGAGACTTCCCGTCAAGGTCAAGTTTACCAACTATGGCCCCAATGTGTATCTGCGCACTGGCGACCGTGTGAATGAACTCAACGAAGAAAGTATCGCCTGCCTGGACAATATCGAGATCGAATCTGTCGATATGGATATTCGTCCTTACGACTGGGATGTCAATGGCCGAACTGGTCGTACGGCATACCTGCAGTCTATGGAAGTTGTCCAGCGAATCGACCGCTTTGCTGCTCGTCATGCAATGTCGGATGAGACTGTTCCGTTCTAAGGAGGTATAAAAATGCTCGCTAGTATGAGAATGACTATTGTAGCTGACAGCATCGTTGATGAGAATAGAATTGCATCTTTTGGTGCGGTTCTTAATCTGGACGACATGGAAGCCAGTCTCACTAATCGCTATATCGACAAAGAAGCTTGCAAGACTCATAGAGATCTTGTCCGTAAGGATCAGGCAGTTTTTGAAGATATGGTGTATGATCTTCAGGATCGTATGAAGAAGTAAACCTGTAAGAGGGCTCGGGCTTAATTGCTCGGGTCCTCTTTATATTTCCGGGTGTAGCTCAGATTGGTTCAAGACCTGTCACTCGGACCATTCGCGAAATTCACAGTCCCTATTATGAGAAGAGTATGATATACGGAATTCGAGTAAAATCGAATCGGTTGAGTTCGGCACCGTTGGGCCGCAACCCATACTCTTCTTTTTATATTTGGGCCCTTAGCTCAATTGGTTAGAGCACCCGGCTCATAACCGGACGGTTCTGGTTTCGAGTACCAGAGGGCCCACCAGATAGAGATGTTGCCAAGTGGTTAAGGCACTAGACTTTGACTCTAGTATTCGTAGGTTCAAATCCTGCCATCTCTGCCATATAGGACTAGCCGCCCTATGTATATAAATAGCGGCTTTTATATTTGCCGGATTAGCCCAATCGGAAGAGGCAACGGATTTAAGCTCCGTACAGTAAGGATTCGAATTCCTTATCCGGCACCATTATTAGAACTTGCCATCATAGTGAGTTCGTATAGGTAGCGTTATTTACATTCCCTTAGCTTCAGGATGGCGAATTTTATATGGAATTGAAAGGAGATTTTTATGGAAAAGATTTTTGAACTCTGCAAAGAACGTGACATCCGGTGTCATTTCGGTTATTGGAAGTTCGACGATTCTATTCACTTTATTTTCACGAGAACATTCGTCGATCAAGATTGTAGGCTTATGTAGGTCGTTCCGATCAAGGATATTAATATTAATTCTCATATTGTCGAACAGTACATTGTAGAACTTATTGAAGATAAGCTGTCGGATGAGAATTGTAGAAAAATGATTCTCGACAAAATCCAAAAGCTTCTCTGAAATCTATTTTTATATTTCCGTCAGAGTAGTCGAATTGGTAGAGACGCTAAGACAATAGGTGCTTCGTACGTGGTTTCGGTCCGAACTTCAAACGAAGAGGGCGCCATAGAAGATATTGCAGGTTCGAGTCCTGCCTCTGACACCAAAAACTAAACCCACAAGGAGTGGACATTATGGAGAAGAGCATTGAAATGTATGGAGGAAAGATTTATGGAATAGCAGTATCGGATTACGGTCTGGAGAAAGGATATTTAGATTTCAAAGCTCTAGCAAACATTATAGAAGATTGCATTTTAAACAATACTCTACGAGATCGTACTTTATCAGATTGGGAAATCGTAGCTGGCGATTTTGACGAAATGGTAATGTCAGATTACATCGTTTCCGAATATGGCTACAAATTTCTTAAAGAGTATACAGATGAATTAGTGTTTTATAACGAGAATCTTGACATTTATATTTGGGCAGTACGTCGTTGGGGCACTAGTTGGGATTATGAATTAACTCATACAAGACTTGTAGAAATGAATGTTACTAAATGAAGAAACGCTGGGGTTGCCAAGTAGATAAACGAACTGCTGAGATCTACAAACAATACTTTAAAGAGAATGATATTTACTTTGAACCAAGTGAGGCTTATGACTTGGTTCATATTTCTTTCATGGTTAGTGATGAGGAAATGAATAAATTAACTAAATGGGTTAAAACAAATCCATTCAAGTAAAAAGGAGACTGAACTATGTTTAATGATAAATTTGATGCGATTTTCATTTATGTGCAAACTAGGAAACAAATTATCAGAATCGATGAGGGATCTAGAGACAATTTAACTGACGATGATATTGATCAAGGCTACGTCGATTATATTTACTATGAAGTTTACAATGTTCGGCAAGACTTTCCTGAAATTGATGGTGGCATGATTATGTTGAAAGAGTTATTCCAAGAGAAATTCAAATCTACTAAGGAAGCTATTCCTGCAGTACTCGATATGGCCTATGGTGACGAGTCTATTGGATATATTGTACTAGACTAATGGACAATCAATTATATTTGGTTGAACTTGTAGGTATTAATGGCGAGCTTATCGGATTGGAGAAGTTCATAGCAAAAGAAACGGCAATAGACTTCATAGACGACTATTCCGATAGCTCGTCTTATTGTAATTTATTTGAAGCTAGACAGTTGGATTATTGAAAGGAGATTTACGATGAGCTGTAAAGTATATATCAATGACTTCTGTGAGGATCTCAATTATCAGGGAATCATTTTGTGGATTGGCTCTGTCGATTCCAATAAACTTTTGGAATCTCTTAAGCGGGATAATATAGCCAAACTCTGGCGACTTCTATATGCAACTAGTAATAATAATCCATCCATGAAAGATTTCATTTATGTAGAAAATTGTGATCTGCAGAACCTAGATTATCCAATATACGAATACATGGAAGAAGGCTATGATGTTTACTGCTTATACGAAGATTCAGCTGGATTTTATGTAAAGAAGAGACTTAATCGCTGAAAGGAGATTCCTATGATTTTCACAACTACGTCTACTTGGGATAACGGTTCCGGATGCGCTTACTATACTAAGGAGAAGTTTCTTGAAGAGATTTCAGCAATGATCGATGATTGTATTGCAAATGGCGGCAGTTACTTTGATGTAGAAGTAACGACTGATGCAAGCTGCTATTCAATAGCCCAAGTAAACAAATCCGAGGAGCTGACTCAAAGTGGGAAGACACTTGATAGTAATAACTAGATGTCCGTTATGTGGAGAAAATGTTGAGCAAGTTCCTGATGGTGTTCTCAAGGCTCGTCCTGATGATTACGATGCAGAGATGATCGTTACAAGGACTGGACTGAAGCAGTATCTTCATAGTTCATGCTGGTATAAAATGATTGAAGAACGACGACCGTATAATGGGAAGTTGTATATGTAGGAGGTTCTACAAATGTATTCTAATTTAACTTCAAATGAAATAAATGGTATGAAACATATGGCATTTGAAATTTATAGCGCTGGTTTTACAGCTGGGTATAGTCAAGAGATTGACATTAAAACCGCATATGAAAAATACTGGAAGTTCCTAAAGGAACTGATTATTAAGGAAGGACAACTATGAGAAAAATTACTATTGATGTTGACGAATGGATCAAGGATGCGGAGGAAGGAAAGTATAAAATTAATACGTCTGGCTATGCAAAAGGTTGCAATGATGTACTTGATTACTATATTAAGAAACTCAAATATGCTGCAAATGAGCAGCGTGAAAAGTGAGGGGCTTAACGGCCTCTCTTTATTTTTGAAAAGGAGAATAAAAAATGAAAAAGATTCCTACATTGTTTAAACGTGTCTTTTATGACCATAGCATTATTGATATTGTTCCTGTGATCACGGAAGGCTGCGAAGAAGCTTTTTTGAAAGGTGATGCTACCGTAAAGATTGACGGGGCTTGCTGCGCAATTATCGACGGCAGGTTCTATAAAAGATACGATGCTAAGAAAGGAAAGAAACCACCTGAAGGAGCGATTCCTTGCTGTGATCCAGATCCGGTAACAGGTCATTGGCCGCATTGGGTTGAAGTTAATGAGAATAACCCAGCAGATAAATGGTTTGTGCAAGCGAAGCGTACTACCGAAATGCCCATTGGGTATGGTCTCCATGATGGAACATATGAGGCGATTGGTCCGCATTTCCAAGGCAATCCATATGGTTTATTTACTGACATGCTTGTACAGCATGGTAAAATGACAGCCGATGTAGGTCGCACTTTTGAATCTGTATCTAATTGGCTTAATAAGCATAAAGCGGAGGGTCTGGTTTTCTGGCTTGATGGCGAACCAGTATGTAAAATTAAAAGAACTGATTTTGGATATGAATGGCCGGTGAAAGATGAGTGAGCACAAAACCCTTTTTATATGATTTTCAAATGGAAGCGGTCAAGAAAGCTAGAAACGGTTCAATATTAAATGGAAGTGTCGGATCTGGCAAATCTCGTACCGGACTCTTCTACTATTTTAAAGAGAATGGCGGATGGATAGAAGGTTCTGACTATACTCCTATGAAGAATCCAAAAGATCTTTATATCATTACCACAGCAAAAAAGCGTGATTCTCTCGAATGGGACGGTGAATTAGCACATTATCGACTATCCACTAATCCGGAGACAAATTACTACAAAAACAAAGTCGTTGTCGATAGCTGGAACAATATTAAGAAATACGCTGAGATCAAAGGGGCTTTCTTTCTCCTAGATGAGGATCGTGTGACAGGTTCAGGAGCTTGGGTAAAAGCGTTTCTCAAAATAGCCAAGAATAACGATTGGATTATCCTTTCAGCAACTCCTGGTGATACCTATATGGATTATTGGGCTGTATTTGTAGCGAATGGTTTCTACAAAAACAAAACAGAATTCCAAAGAGAACACGTTGTATATTCTAGATTTGCAAAATTTCCTCAGATCGAACGTTATATCGGGACACAGCGCCTTGATCGATTGCGTAATAGAATTCTTATCGACATGACTGTTCAGCGTCATACAAAACCTCATCATGAAGATGTTTACTGCAATTACGATGTTCAATTCTACAAAGATGTTTTTAAGAAACGCTGGAATCCATATAAAGATGAGCCTATTCAGCAAGCATCCAGTCTATGCTATGTTTTGCGTAGGATAGTCAATGAAGATGATTCTAGGCAAGTGGCTCTACTTGAGTTGATGGAAGACCATCCGAAAGCAATTGTATTTTATAACTTCGACTATGAACGAGAAATTCTTCTAAACCTTGGCTATGCAGAAGGCACAAAAATTGCTGAATGGTCTGGTCACGCTCATCAGCCTGTTCCGACAGGAAGCAAATGGGTCTATCTAACTCAGTATACTTCAGGCTGCGAAGGCTGGAATTGCATAACTACAGACACAATTATATTTTATAGTCAAAATTATAGCTATAAAGTTATGACTCAGGCGGCAGGTCGTGTGGATAGGCTCAATACCAAATTCATCGACCTCTACTACTATCACCTCAAATCACGAGCCAGCATTGACATTGCAATTAGCAGAGCTCTCAAAGAAAAGAAAATATTCAATGAAGGCCGCTGGCTGAATAAATGGATCACCTAATTTATATTTCAAGGAGGACCTAAAATGAAAGAAGTAATTAACACTCTGCTCGAGCATCCGATCAGAACGGCAATTGTTATCGGAGTTATTGCAGGTGGCATTGCAAGAATTACTTTGGCGGTAAAGGGAAAAGAATCTGAAGCATAATTCGCGAAATTTACACGCTATATTATGGAGGGGAGATACTATGTGTCTCTCTTCCTTTTTATTTTTGTCTGACAACGAAAGGAGAAAAGACTATGGCAGCAAAGGCTGGCAACAGAAAGAACAAGGATGATATTTTTTATGGATTTGTACTCAATGAGGATCAGCAGAAATTCGTAGATGCGATCATGAGCGATGAGTATAATTTCATTCTGGCAGATGCAACTGCTGGTTCTGGTAAAACGCTTCTGTCTATTGCTTGTGCAAATCTTCTGATCAATCGAGATCATAGATATGACTCGGCTACGTTTATCTTTCCGGTAATAGAAGAATCGTCCCTGGGCTACAGACCTGGCAGCACAAGTGACAAAGAGGCAGACTACCTTGGACCTCTTTACCAGGCTTTGGTCAAGTGCAACATTATCCCAACACAAGCAATCTCTTCCGATATTTCAAATAAGAATGGAACTGCTTGGCTTGAAGCACACTCTGCTACCTTTATGCGAGGCATCAATCTCGAGCGGCAAGTTGTTATCATTGACGAATGTCAGAACATGAGTATTCCTATCATCAAGCGAATTCTTTCCAGATGCTATGACAACTGCAAGGTAATCTGTATTGGGTGCCAAGCACAAACGGATGTACCGATTCATAAATCTGGCTTCAATCAGCTCATCCAACACATGGAAGGCTTTGAAGGTTATATCAAATGTGAGCTGCCAATCAGCTATAGAGGTAAACTTGCAATGCACATCGACAAACTTTGAAAGGAGCAGCTATGATCAGTTTAACTCACCACAATGATGGAAAGGAGAAAAGTAAATCTCACGAAGTAGGTATCACAGAGCCGGAATTTTATAATATGGAGCATGACGTGTGGAGTCATAACTTCTTTGATATTACTGGCTATGGCGAAACAAAAGAAGAAGCTCTGAAGGACTTCAAAAAGAAGTTCATCTATGTTATGGACGAATGGCGAGCTTTTGAAAAGATGCTATTCGAGACAGATTACATGGAAAATCATATCGTTGAAGTTAACTGTTTAGGATGGGAAACAATGTTACACAGCTAAAGTTAAAGGATTCGATCTTTACGAATGAAAGGAGAAATTGAACATGGCTAAGAACGATCTATTTGGAATTCTCTTCGGCGTTGCTGGACTGGTAGGTATCGGCTATGCTATCGGAACTCATAACAAGATGGCTAAAATCAGTGAAAGACTCGATCGAAGTATCAATGATCTTGCCGATAACGTGGAATTTGATATTCCCGAGAAGCTGATTGACAAGGCAGTCGAGGAAGCGGCTAAGAATGAAGCGAGACGAGCTGTGGAGGCTGCCACGAGAGAAGCTATTGGTCAAGTTAAGAATGATATTCATACTAAAGTTCAGAGAGAAGTCGACAAGGAGTATGACTCTATCAAGGATTCTGTCCTGAAGGAAATCACGGTCTCTGCTAGTAAGATTGATGCTTCTAAGGTTCGTAAGGACGTTGAGGAAGCCGCTAAGAAGACTGCTCTTGAAAAGTTCGACGACAATCTTGATGATATTCTCGAGAAGTTCAACAAGGATCTTGACAATACGTCCAAGATCTATGGCTCTATCAGAGAAGCGCTCACAAAGGATTCTAGCTCTAGCAAGGGCTTTGTGGTTCGACTTGACTAAAGCCTATGGATTTCTCTACTAAGAACTTTACCGACAAGCAAAAGATTCAACTCCTCCAACGAAGTATCCTCGTTAATTCCTACGCATATTACGAGCTCAATGAAAACATCTTAAGTGACTTCCAATACGACGCAAACACCCGACAACTTCTTGAGTTAAGAAACTCAGCACCTGAAGCTTACAACAAAAGCAGATATCGTAAGTATTTCGATAACTTTGAAAGTGGAACTGGTTTCGACTTAACCAGCCGCTTAAAAGCTAATCGACAATTGTACCAGCAAGTAGCTAGAGATGCTCACTTGGCATTACGACTGAAAGGAGAGTTTAATGGAGAACGATACTCCCAAGATTAAGGTCAAGCAGGTTCGTGGCCATTGGGAAGTCTATCTTGACGGGGAATTCTATTGCTCCGCCGACAGCTATACTGAGGCAGTCAATGAAGCTGCTGAAATTCTTTACAATTAATTTAAAAGGAGAATTAACTATGAATAATGACGATATGATTTATATTTGCACTTTTTCGAATCGCTATGCTGCAAATCTGGTTATGTCTTTGATGCATGAAATTGCGAGTGACTATGGCTGGGCGACAATGGCTGATCTGAAAGACCTGAGTGGGATTACCTCTACCTATAATGACACCGCCAAGGGCTGGTCTCTTAACGCACTTGACAATGCAGTAATTAAAAAGTGCAAATATAGCTATGAACTGTATATGCCTCAGTTCGACCAGTTTAATGATACTGTAGACGAATGTGATTGCTGCACATGCAAAGAACACGAAGAATATGACGAGTACGATTATGGTCGTGAACCTGTGAATCTCAGCGTCCCCTTCGAGTGTTATCTCGAGCACCCTGAGGTTATTGACCATGCAATTCAGGCACTCTTTAAGGTTCCTGAGAAGCTAGAAGGCCGTCCCGTCTTCATCAGCATTACTTAATTTATATTTTTAAAGGAGAAACAACTATGAAAAAGAAGGAAACCTCATTCGGAGTCAAGCTTCTGGCTTACATCACTGTTATTGCCCTCTCTTGGGCCCTCAGCACTGGTATCCTCTTCCTTGCATCTCTTTGTTTTAGAAAACCTTTTGATCTGAGCATTGTCACCGGCGTTTGGCTGATTCTTATGGAAATTCGTTTCTTCCTTGTCCCGGTTCGATCTAAGAATTAAGGAGGATATACATAATGGAACGGTGGACTCCTCGGGTTGGAACTCTTTTAGAAAGAATTATGACAGTCCAGCAACGTGACATGCCGAAAGCAGAGCCTGAACTTTGCAAGGTAGTTTATGTTAACTACCCGCATCGCTACTACACTGTGCGATTCTTTGAAACTGGCATTCAGGAAAGTTATAAGTTTGCTGAATTACTTGCTCTGCGTTAATTGATATTTTGGAGGGAATCTCATGATGAATATCTACTATGCTCATCATCAGTGGAAGTACGGGACTAAGACTGAAGACTACGAGCTCAAACTGATTCGAAGATATTTTCCGAATGCTGACATCTTCAATCCGGCTACTGACTTGGTATCGATTAAAGAGGATGGAGAAGCCATCATTATGGACGAATGCCTGAAGACAGTTACAGACTGTGATATTTTGATCTTCAGCAGTTTGAATGGCACTGTCGGATCTGGAGTATATCAGGAGGTCGAGAAAGCGAAGGAGCTCGGTAAGACGATCTTTTATATTTACCACGATTCGCTGGTTATTGACTTCTGGATTGACGAACGTGAAGATATGAGGAAAACTGACCGAATGTTCGCTTTTGTAGACGTTTAAACTTACAAGAAAGGATCTATTGTATGAACTCTGAAACTTTTAATAAACTTCTGGATGAGTTGGACGGTAACTCTCTTGAGACGCTGAAGCAGAAGAATGCCAAGTATGCCTCTCCGGACGATTGCTTACATAACTTTGATGCTGGAGCGGAGATCATGGGTGCTACTCCTGCACAGTGCACATGGGGTTACATGACTAAACATCTTGTTGCGTTACGTGACAAGGTAGAGAAGAACGATTTCAATGACAGAGATGATCTTCTCGAGAAATGCCAGGACATCATCAATTATATTCGCTTCATCTGGCTGATCGGTAATGAAGAGAGAAGCAAGTATGCCCAAGGGAATGCTGGCACCTCTGAGTCAGTCAAGCTTAACAGCAACTACGATTGTTCCTCGTATTTTGATGGTAAATGTCTTGGCACGAAAGAATGCGATCCGTGTAATTATGTTCCTAGCAAAGGGTGTCGTTATTACGATGCCAACGGTGACAAATATTCCCCCAGCTTTACGAAGTAAATGTGCTTTTATATTTTGAAAGGAGAAAATATGAAAAAGCTTACTAAGCGTGAAAAGGTCATTCTTGTTGCATCTACCGCTGCTGCAACTCTTGCCTCTGGTGCAGCTGCATATTTTGGAATTAAATATTTTAGCAGCTATAACCAGATCGTTAGGGTTGCTGATGACACGAATACTCTTATGAGTGCTGCAAGTGAAGGTCTGTTTGATGAAGCACTTGCAACAGTTGGAAGAAAGATTGCCTATCGCAAGGATCGAGAAGGATATCTACTTAAGCAGTTGCTTTCGCATCCGGGCGAAAAAGATTTATGCAATTGTCTTGAATGCGTTCATTCTGAATTAAGTGTTCTCACAGAAAGACAAAACAAGTTCTTAGCCGCACAGAAACTTTATAAAATTGAAGATGTAGTAGACATTTAATTCGCGAAAAATACAGACCCTATTATGAAAGAGTATACACTATTCTAAAAGGTTACGTTTGTTGTGGATAGACACTGGTGAAATAGGAGGTTGATTCGGCGTAAAGTGCACAGAGTTTGTGGTGGATAGACACTGGTGAAATAGGAGGTTGATTCGGCTATTGGTGCACAGCGTATATTTTTTATCTTTAAGAGGACTCGGTTGAAACATCGGGTCCTCTTTTATTTTTAATAATTATTTTTGAAAAGGAGATTTAACTATGACTTTCTATGAGATGCAGCGGGACAATCATATCAAGCCTAAGGCTAAGATTTTCTTTGGCAATGCTGGAGGGACTCGTGCGGATCAGCTCTTTGGTGAGTGGATGGAAGACCACCCTCGTGCGATCATTATTGATTTTAAATATGACCGGGTACGGTATGGCGACCATTCTATTGTGATTCTTTATGAGGAGACAGAGGAATGACACTTAATGAGTTTCTACGGCAATGCATTGAACTTGGATATGCCAACAAGAAAGATCGGCAGCGAATTAAACGATGGTGCGAAGAGAATCCGAAAGAAGTCTATGACGAAGACGACTTTATGGACGTTTTCAGATATTTGAACACACCGAAACACTAAACTTAGGAGGGAAATATGATCTTTTCATTTTGGAAAAAGCTAGCTAGTAAAAGCAACGACTACCAGCAAGGTTACATAGACGGTTTTGAGGATGGGCTCCTCGAAGGTCTGAAGCACAGCAAAGAGGAATGCAACTCGACGACCTCAACTAAGACCTGGGAAGAGATCTATACAGAATCGTCGTATTGATATTTAGGGAGGAGAAATGGCAACTATATTCTATTCCATGAGTCGCGGGACCGGCAAGATTGAAATGCTAGTTAAGGAATCTGCTAAAACAGAAGCTACTATTGTAGTACACACTCGTGCAATGGCGAATTGCATTGAACGGAAAGCTAACGAGCTTAACTTGGTAATTCCTGCTCCGATTTCAACATCAGAATATATCGCTAGGTTAAAACACTATGGCTTGTATAGCGACCAGAAATACTTAATTGATGATCTTCAGATTGTATTGGAGGCTATGAATATTCAAGCCGCTACTATTGATCGCCATTACGTCAAAGATGACTTTACAGTGTTCTTGTTTGAGAGTAAAGGTGCAGAGTTATATTCGGATGTTAAGATTGCCACTGAAACTGAACCTACATTTTGAAAGGAGAAATAACTATGTTAGCAACTATTCTGTTTTGCCTGGTGCTTGCGGTCGGGATCTGGTCTACCTCTATTATCGCTTGTAAAATGATCCGTGGGGAGGCTATCTATTGGTGGCACTTTATACTCTTTGCTATTAGCTGGACCGCGGTCATCACCCATTGTATTGACATTTGGTAAGGAGGGACACCTATATGAATAATATGCGGACCGAACATTGGCGGGGATACACTATACGTTTTGTGCGTCTTGATGACGGCCATTGGTGGGCTGTACTTAAGGATATTTGTGATGCGCTGAAATTGAGAACGAATGATGTGGTGCAGAGACTTGATCCTAGTATGTTAGAACGGGTTCCAGTAGAAACTGAACAGAATAGACCAACTCATTACAAGAAAAATTGCGAAACCGGTTCAAACGGCATCGCAAAAGTTAAGAATACAATTTGGATGCTTGCTGTTAATCAGCATGGTATCTATCAAGCTCTCTTTGCCAGTCGCAAACTCGAGGCTCGCAAGTTCCAGCTATGGACATTTGATATTTTGGATAAGCTCCGCAGCACTGTTGGGCTTCAGGAATATGAAACTATGCAGATGACTGAACCGGAGATTCAGGAAGAGATTGATTGGATCCTGGATAGTCTTTACTGGGATGAGGAGCGAGGCTGTGTTATGGAGAGCTATACAGTTGCTGGCGGTGATGTAGAGCAGCGTCCATTTGGTATCGAAGAAGAGGAGGAATAACCATGGCTGATTTTCTCTATTGTATTTTTGTACTGCCGCTAATTCTAGGTCTTTTGCCCTTGATTCTACCGTTTATTTTCTTATTGTAATTCATTTAAAAATAAGGAGGACAATTAAATGCCTATTCACGATGCTCTCTATAAGGTCGGTCTTAGTTCCATGTATGGTATGCAGCTTACCATACATCCGGGAAAGCCTAAGCATGTCTACTACGATGAGGCTGCTGGTGTTACTGTAGTCGTCTGGATGGACGGTACCAAGACTATTGTTCGAGCAGCTGAAGGTGATCCGCACAATGCCTATCTCGGTTATTGTGCTGCTCTGGCAAAGAAGGTTCATGGCACAAACAGCGCTCTTAAGCATGATCTTGAGAAGGTTTTGGTCATGGTCGAGAAGAAGGAGAAAGTGAAGAAAAATGAAGATTCCAGAGATTAATTGGATCCCATTCGATAAGGATAATCCTCCTGATATTCCTGTCTGCATGTATGGAGAAACGCGGTGTCTAATTTTATTTAGGGAAAACATGTGTGATTACTATGACTCATGGTGGTATCACGTTGATATTGCTACTCCAAATGGTAGTTATCTTGGTAACTTCTGGGACACTGAAATCGACTGGAATGAAGGACGAAAAATTGAGGTTCTTGCATATGCGGAACTTCCTTGCTATATGAATGAATCCGAATTAATGGAGGTTTGAAATAATGTATACAAAACATAATTTAGCAACAGATATTGTTGATTTGTTCGATGATCTTCTTGCAAAGAAAGGTATTGAGGTGCCTTGTTCTGACCCGGATGAAGAAGCTGAGAGGCATGACGACGGCAATTGTGCTTGTCTATATGGGATGGAATACTGGGATCTTGTAGATCGGGTGGAATATATTCTTACGTCATGTGAAGGAGAAAATGCATGATTAAGTATAAGAAATTAATCGCTCTCGAGCTTGAAAAGTACCCAACAAAGTGCAATGAATGCCCCATGTTTTATACAACCCGTTATCAGTGTCATAACGAGTGTGGCATTGAAGGACACTGTGAGTTAGGTTATATGAATGACTATGACATGCGGGAGTTCTATGGACAGTGCTTGTTCGAACTATGCAATATTAAGAACGATCCAAGAGTTCGAATTGTGGAGGATTTGGTATGAATATCTTTACAATTTGTGATACTAGGGAGGAAGCTGACAAGTTACGAACAGCATGGGGTAATTCATATTTTCTCATTATGAGAGAAGACATTGAAGCCCTTTTGGCTGGTAAAATTCTTGGTGGTGATGTTGGTGGTGAGTACGGTCTGTTTATCAAGATGGAGGATGATGATAATGATCAGTAATGCTATAATCACTTCGACGATGCTTGGACGAGAAGACCATGAAATTATGACCTGGATGATCTATATCAAAACTGCTAGTTTTGTTTGTGGTGTCGGTGGATATTGTCTGGATGAATATGATAAGGAAACTAAAACTAGAGTCTTTAGATCAGAATCCATGGAGTCAATATCTGAGCTTTTGGATGTGGTTGGTGTTAGTAAGTGGGAAGACCTTCCTGGCAAGTATATTCGTTTTGAAGATAACGGTTGTGGCTCTGACATAACTAAGATTGGCAATATCATCGAGAACAGATGGTTTGATATGAAAGAATTCTTTGGGAAAGTGAGCTAGGTGAAAACTAATGTCTAGTATTATTGATGACTAAAGATTTAGAATAGGAGGTTAAAATAACGAATAGTGAATCAAAGAAAGTGCCGGATTTTCCAAGATATGAGGTAACTTCCGATGGCGACGTATTTAACAAAAAAAGGACTGAAATTAAAGCCGGATAAAACACGCAATGGATACCTTAGAGTAAGCCTATCAAATGAAACAACAAAGCATAAGCGATTCTCCATTCATAGATTAGTCGCCGAAGCGTTCATACCTAATCCGGATAATCTCCCACAAGTGGACCATAAAAATGAAATAAAAACAGACAACAGAGCTGAAAATCTAAGATGGTCTACTCCATTAAATAACTTGAACCATAGTAAAGTTATAGATAAAGCAAGTATTGCAAAGTTTAAAAAAATTCAATGCATTACAACCGGAAAATTCTATAGCTCAATAAAAGAAGCTGTTGATGAGTTAGGTCTTCATCATTCAAACATCGTGGCTTGCTGTAATGGCAGAAGGTCCACATGCGGAGGAATGAAATGGAGATACGTTGATTAAAGAGGTATTAAATGAATATTGATATTTTCAAACACGAAGACAATTGGCAAGATGTAAAGGATTCCACGATGAATACCATCGGTAAAACCACTGGTACATACCCCGATTCTGTTTGGAAAAAGAAACTCCTTCTTTCCGAACATTCCCCCATTCGAAGGATTAAATTTTATTGGCGCTGGAAAGACATTAAGTCTTGGGTTAGCGTCCATTTTGTTCGCCATAAGATTGGTATTGAGCACTGGGTAACCACTCAGCGAACTGATCGAACTGGAATTGATAGAAATGATATTCCTCAGGGAGCTCTTGTCAATCATGCTTGTGAGGCAAACGCTCAAACATTAATTAATATTAGTCGAAAACGTTTGTGCTCATGCGCATCTTCTGAAACTCGAGCTGCTTGGCAGAAAGTTAAGGATGAGGTATCTAAAACTGAACCCGAATTAGCTAGTTGCATGGTGCGAGAGTGTATTTACCGCGGTTTCTGTCCTGAGATGTTCGGATGCGGTTATGATAAAACCGAAGCGTTTCAGAAAGAACTAGAAGAGTATCGTAGAAAAGAATGACTAAAGATCTTTGTCCTTCCTGCGAAAACTATGATATTTGCATCTTAAGAAGAAATGGGGAGACCTCAGTCACTCGCTGTTGTATGTTTTGTAAGAACTGCAAATCATATAACTGGAGTTATAAAGACGGTCCGAACATTTTCAACTGCGACTTACTTGGTAGTTTCTCAGCATTAGAGAGACATTCCTGTGGAAAGTTTAAGCACGATTGATATTTAATTTTAAACAGTGAAAGGAGTATATATGAAATTCTTAGTTGATAGTCTGCCATATTATGAAGAATATTGTCCGTTTCATGAGTTGTGCGTGGTGAGCAAGGCCCTAGGCGAGTGTCCTAGATTCTGGGGCAAGTACGAAGTCACATCTGATAGTAACACGCACGAATGCAATTTTCTTATCGAACAGACAGGAGGAAATATTAATGAACATGACTGAATGGGCTAGGCGAGAAATTGAAATTGCGTGTGAGCGAGAACGCAGACTTAGCGAAAAAGAAGACGATTGGGATTACAGAGTTGCATGCTATGAAAGTGCATACAAAGCTTTTAAGAGTCTTATGGATGATAATTACAGCGGCCTTAGTCTTAGTATCACCAGGCGCATTCTTAATAGCCTAATTAATGGCGATCCTCTGACTCCCATCGAGGACTCGCCTGATATTTGGTATGAAAACTCTGCGCTTGACGAAGCCGATTACTCTTGCTATCAGTGTGAACGCATGAGCTCCCTGTTTAAGTACAGAGTATGAAGAAAGGGAGAGTAATAATGAGCAGTGTAAAGGAAACTGAGTGCGCGCATTGCGTACATAGAGAAGTATGCGGCATCAAGAATGAATATCTCGATTTGCTATCGAAGCTCCCTGAGCAGGTAGACAATTCAAATTTCGCTATTAAGTTATCTTGTAGATATCATGAAGATAAGCCGTCTATTATTAATAGACATTGCGAGCTTTATTAAGGAGGTATCATATGCTGTGGATTATGCTTATTATTGGGATCCTTAGTTTTATCTTTTCTATTTTTAGCGTTAGTCGATTTAGAAAGATGACTAAGGAACTTGACACATATCCTCACAACGTCGACTATTTCGATTATCTCGCAGCGGGTTACGGTACATTTCTATTCTTTCCAATAAGTTTGTTTATTATTGGGGCTTCTATCTGGCTTCTTATCATTGCTTAATAATTCGCGTGAAAAACAGCCCCTTTTATGAGGAGACTTAGTGAAAAACTAGGTCTCCTCTTTTTTAGTTTTGGAGGAAGATAACTTAAAGGAGGTGTTGCCTGCCGAGCACGACTTATAATCAATGCTAGGAAAGGAAACCTATATTTCTCATGAAAAACAAAAATCACTTTTATGCTACTTTGGATTGCATCATCTCATCCCTTTATATTTTTGTACTTGGTGCATGCGTCGCCTTACTTACTAGTTCGTTATTTATCGCTTATGACACATACGATCCTAGGACGGTAGAATCTCAGCCTGTTGTGGAAATGGTGACAGAGAGCCCTACAGAGCCTGAGACGGCTATTGTAAAGACTAGTATGATTGATATTTTGAAGGAACAGGTTGAAGCTATTGAGTTTCCAGATGTAACGATTCCTTCTGCAACTGAAGTAGCAACCGAGCCGGAACCCACTGAACCTGAGATCGTTTACTATGACATAGGTCTTAGTACCGATCTGCAGACTTATATTTTTGAGCTCTGCGAACTTCGTGGAATCGATCCGGCTATTATCATCGCTATGATTTACCGAGAGTCTGGCTTCAATTCTGGAGCTGTTGGAGATAACGGAATTTATGGTTACTCTTATGGCCTTATGCAGATCATCCCTGAGTATAATGGGGCACGCATGAATGAACTCGGGTGTTATGATCTGTTTGATCCCTACCAGAATGTTGCAGTTGGCATTGATTGCTTTGCTGACTATGTTGATATGAGTGGTAGTATGGAGTGGGCTCTCATGGCGTATAACGGTGGTCCCGGTCATGCTAATAGTATGTGGAGCAGCGGACTAACTAGCAATTACGTCTGGTCTGTTCTCAACTATGCAGATAGTATTCGAAATGGTTAACTTTATATTTTCAAATTATTAAGGAGGAAATTATGAAAAAGTTTGTTGCTATCATGATCGCGCTGGTTCTTTGTGTGTCGTTCGCTGGCTGCTCTAGTCATAAGAACACTGAGTATGCAGAAGCTATGAAGCAAATTGAGTCTATGAATGCTCAGATCGAATCGATGAAGCAGACAGAAGAACCTTCTGAAGATCCGACTGAGACTGAAGCCGAGCCTGAACCTGACCCTGTTACTGAAACACCTACCGAAAATGAAGAAAATACTGCGCCTACTCTCGGTCATGCAGATCTGCTCATTCCGGACGCTAAGGAATATGATGTAATTGAGTGGCCTACTTATGGTATCGCTACGAATCTTCCTGTTCCCACTTGGTCCGATAGAGGTCAGTTCTATGGTTCTCCTTCCGATGAGACGATGTTCTGGGCCGAGATTGGCTATACCACCCTGAAGGACTACGAGGGTTATGTCGAGGCTTGCAAGGCTTGTGGCTTTGACAAGGACATCCAGGAAGATCCCGGTTCTTCTTTCATTGCATATAACGAAGAAGGCTACATGATTGACCTTCTGTATGTTCCTTGGAGTAAGTACGTTGATATTCAGATCACTTACTAAGTAATTCGGGTGACGTGTTATGGCGCTTAAGGAAAATAACGAACGATTCAGCAAGTCGGTTAACGCTATGATCAACGAAAAGATGAAGGTTCTCGATGACTTTGGTGTTTGCAGCAAGAACGATCCAGAGATGCGAGCAAAACTCAGAGAGGCAATCGAATCTCAGCCCAATAGAGATCCTAGGGCAGTAATCGACCAGTTATGCAGACTGTTGATCCAGGCTAAGATTAGATCTTGGCTTTAAAATTTTAAGGAGGATAATTAGCAATGTCCAACAATGAAAAGCTCACGATTAAGATCAAGTACCACAATGATATTCTCCCGATTGACATGTACGAGAATGGCGATTGGATTGACCTTAGAGCAGCCGAAAATGTTTTTATGAAGGCCGGGGATTTTAGACTCATTTCGCTCGGGGTTTCTATGAAGCTTCCTGAGGGCTATGAGGCTCATATTGTCCCGAGATCGTCTACATACAAGCATTGGGGTATTATTCAAGCAAATCATATGGGTATCGTGGACAACAGTTATTGCGGCGACAATGATATTTGGAAGTTTGCTGCGATTGCTATTCATGACACCATGATTTATAAGAATGATCGAATCTGCCAGTTCAGAATCGAGAAGAAGCAGCCTGAGCTCGAGTTTGAAGAGGTCGACTATCTCGATGGTCCTGATCGTGGCGGATTCGGAAGCAGCGGTAAAAAATAAGGAGGTTGGTTTGTATTGAAGGTGATTAAAAGAGACGGTAACAAAGTACCTTTCGACAAACAAAAGATATTTTCTGCTATTGTTAAAGCTTTTCACGAACAATATGAAAATGTAGATGCATATATGAAGGGTTGCGCTACTAAAATTGCGAACGATATGGAGAATCTCTCTAAAGATAAGGAACTTCATGTTGAGGAAATCCAGGACATCGTAGAGAGAAAGCTTATGAACACTCGTTATAAGGATGTCGCTAAAGCTTACACTAACTATCGATATCTTCACGGCCTAGCTAGAGATCAGTACAAAGACTTGATGAAGTCAGTCGAAGAAAAACTTTCTGCCAAAAACGTCCAGAACCAGAATGCAAATGTTGATGAGATGTCGTTTGGTGGAAGAATTGGAGAAATGGCAGATCTTGTAGCCAAGAGATATGCTCTTGAGTATCTCGTATCGCCAATGGCAAGAGCTAATCATGAAAATAATGAAGTTTATATTCATGACCTTGCATCATATGCTGTTGGTGATCACAATTGCTTGTCGGTTCCGTTTGACGATCTTCTCGCTAAGGGCTTTAACACGAGACAGACAGATGTTAGGCCTGCTCAGTCTATCAATACGGCATTCCAGTTGGTGGCTGTGATATTTCAGATTCAGTCTCTTCAGCAGTTTGGCGGAGTGTCGGCAACACATCTAGACTGGACTATGGTTCCTTATGTGAGGAAAAGCTTCTTCAAGCATTTTAAGGACGGATTGAAGTACGTAGCAAATACTCATCCGACTGCTATTGCCGAATACGTGGTCAGTGGTAGGATTTCTCCGGAGATGAGTATTGATGATAAGAGTTACGCCAACTTCAATTCTAGAGTATATGACTACGCTATGGAGTTGACAGTGGCTGAGTGTAAACAAGCGGTGGAAGGAATGTATCATAATTTGAATACACTTCAAAGCCGCAGCGGGAATCAGCTTCCGTTTTCCTCAATTAATTACGGTACCTGTACTCTCCCTGAAGGACGAATGGTAACTAAAGCACTTCTTGATACCTCGATCAAGGGTGTCGGTAAACTTCACAAAACTTCAATTTTCCCCTGTGGTATCTTCCAGTGTATGAAAAGAGTAAATCGTAAACCTGGAGATCCAAACTATGATCTTTTCAAACTCGCACTCAAATCCACCGCAATGAGACTATATCCCAACTATGCAAACGTTGATTGGTCTGGTAATGCTGGGTATGATCCGAATGATCCGAGAACATATTTCAGCACAATGGGGTGCAGAACAGCAAACGGGTTTGATATCAATGGCTTCGGTCAGCTTAAGGACGGCCGTGGAAATATCTGTCCTGTTACAATCATTATGCCAACTTTAGCTATGGAAGCTAAAGAACAGTATAACGGCCAGGAACGAGTAGAGGACATTTTTCTTGATATTCTCGATCAGAAGATTCATGAAGCCAGAGACATGCTGATTGAACGTTTTGAATGGATCTGTTCCCAGTCTCCGGATGCAGCCAAGTTCATGTATGAGAACAATGCCATGGTAGGCTATATTCCGGAAGAAGGTATTCGATCTGCTCTGAAGCATGGTACACTTGCACTCGGTCAGATTGGTCTTGCTGAAACTCTTAAGATTCTTATTGATAAAGATCACACTACTCCTGAAGGTATGAAATTAGCCAAGAAGATCGAGCAGCTTTTCAAGACTAGATGCACTGAATTCAAGGAACAGTACAAACTAAATTTCGGTGTGTATTACACTCCGGCAGAAAATCTCTGTTACACATCAATGCAAAAGTTCAAAGCTAAGTACGGTGTTATTCCTAATATTTCTGATAAGGAATTCTTCACCAACTCGATTCATGTTCCTGTTTGGGTAGAAGTTGATCCGTTTACAAAAATTGATATTGAGAGTCAATTGACCGGTTACAGCAGTGCTGGCTGCATTACATATGTTGAACTTGATGCAGCATGTAAGTATAATCTGGAGGCTCTTGAGACAATTGTCAATTATGCTATGGATAAAGATATTCCATACTTCGCTATTAATGTTCCTAACGATACATGCATGAAGTGTGGATATACTGACCAACTCGATGACGAGTGTCCGATGTGTGGAGGAACAGAAATCCAAAGACTCCGTCGCGTGACAGGATATTTAACGGGCAACTACACTACTGCCTTCAATAAAGGTAAGCAACAAGAAGTTGAAATGCGAGTAAAACATGCTAAGTTCGAAAAACTATCAGAAACATAATCCGTCCAAAGAGACCTGGGGTAACCTGGGTCTCTTCATTTTATTCTAAAATTTGTCTGACAACTCTAAAAACACTCTTTTTATGAGGAGGTCCTGTTACGTGACAGCCATTGCATTATTTGCTCTTATTGGGGCAGCTATTCATGGAGGAGTAGTTTACTGGATTTGCTTTGCTGCTTTTTGTGTAGCTAAAGTAATTTCAATGATGCTTAAAACACTTGCTATGCTTGATGAATGAAAGGAGAAACACATATGAGCGCTGAATACAATGAATATTTAACTAACCATATTATGGATGTAAATCGAGCTTACAGCTGGCTCAGAAGAAACCTGCCCGAAGTGACTAATGATGAAGGCTTCACTACTCTATTAGCTATCGGGTCCCACGACGATTCTAGGTACGATTACGAAGAGTATGAGGCTTACGATGAATACTTTTATGGCATCAGGACTAAGGAAGTTAAGGACGCTTTCAACTACGCCTGGCTGCATCATATTCATAGCAACCCGCATCATTGGCAATATTGGGTTCTGGTCAATGACGATCCGGAAGAAGGCACTGTTGCGCTTGATATTCCGCACAAGTATGTTGTAGAGATGATCTGCGACTGGTGGTCTTTCAGCTGGAGAAATGGCAACCTTTATGAAATTTTCGACTGGTACGACGCACACAAGGCCCATATGATTCTCAGCGATAATACTAGAGAGCTTGTCGAAGAGATTCTCGGTCAGATCAAAGAGAAGCTCGACGAAGAGCCTGATATTTTCAATGAAGACGAAAACAAGGAGGATTCTACTAATGAATAACGAAAATGTTGAGAAGATTGTGCGGGGCATGGGAGTTATTACTGAACTCTGGTGCATTGTGAACAACAATTTCATCGCCCAGGGCATGAGTAAGGAAGACGCACTTGCACATACAGCAGCTTTTATGGAAATCATGATGGCTAATCTGTTTACAACTGCCGAAGAGGAGGAGGATTAACTCAATGATTCGTCTTGATATTTCGGAATACTGTTCAGAGTGTTGCGACTTTGATCCGGATGTAATTAAACCAGAACGACAATTACACCGTACTGCCATTAACACTGTAACGAACATTCAAACCGATACAATTGTCCGTTGCAAGAACTCTAAACGCTGTGAATCTATCAAACGATATTTGGAGCGGCAAGCGCAGCAGGGTAAAATCTTATGAAGAATGGACTACATAGATATAAAGTCTACTATTTTGTAGGCGATTTTTATAGTTCTCAAGGTGAAAAACGTAGGGTTGCTGTCATTGAAGCTAATGACGAGACTGAAGCCGAAGATATTTTTAAGACTGCATACCCAGACGTTTCATTTGGTTGGGTCGAACCTATTCATAATTCGCGAAAATAACACTCCTTTTTATGAGAAACTAAAATAAAAAGGAGACTTTACTATGTTTACTACTATCATTGTTTCGGCACTCATTTCGAGTACTATTGCGGTTCTGATGGCTGCCACCGGCATCGTGATGTACACCAAGAGTTGTACGGAAGAAGAGCGTAAGAACATGGGAATTCGAATCTAATTACTTAACTCGATAAGAGAGGGTCTTAGCAAGGCCTTCTCTTATTTTTTTAACTTTGAACATTGTGAAAGGAGATCTATATGAGCTGGTGGACTTATGTTAATGGTTTTATCGAGGTGTTGCCTGCAGGATACACTCAGCCAGAAAAGCGTTATATTCTTGAAACTGTTTTGGCGCACCTTCCAAAAGTAACAGGTTCAGAAAAAGACATGTTTGTTCATGTTGTTCAAAAGGAAGGTTATTCTGGATCGTCTAACTTTAATGAATTTCTTGAGCCAGTACGTCGAGGCGATTTTGAAACTCAAGATTGCTATTATCTCATTCTTGAAGGCACGCTCAGAGACCGCGTGTTTAATGAAACTTTGCACGAGTTGAATAATTTTCTTAATCGTCTGGCTAAACGACTATATGTCGATGATATTCTAATCAGACTTTCAGGATGTAAAAGTTGCAATAATAAGGAGATTATTATCTCAAATGTTAATGCTTATACAGGAATGTATGAATGTAATACGCCTTCATGCGACTGTGAGTATCCTTGGTGGGATTACCTCCTTTGGGATAGAGACAAGTCTGGTGGCTTTTACCCTGAAAAACTTATTCACAAGTATCCGAAATTAAGAGAAAGGAATGGAGATTAATGCCACGACTAACTGACGAGCAGCGGGATTTTATAGCCGATTGCAAAGATAAGAAACGAACTGCCCGTGGAAGCCGGAATAAGAGAACTCATTGCGGTAAGAGCGGAGGAGTTAAATTTCCTTCTGATAGTTTGACAAAGAAACAACGGCAGGCTATGGACTGTAAAGTTATAGCATACAACATTAATGAAGCATTGACTGATGAAGAGTTTAAGAAATTACCTGACGATATTAAGAAGCTTTATGTTTCGCGTCATGGTCGTAGAATTGAGGAGGATTGATATTTTATGGCTACTACTGGATTATGCCCTACATGCATTCACAGTTGTTGGTGTCCGACTTGGGCGGAATATCGCTGTTTTAAGAAGGAAATTCGGCTTAGCTCATACGGGATTCCACAGCCGACCAAATGTTCTGAATATAAAAAGCGCGGAAAGGATTTTGAAGAGCCGAAATGCCAATGCGAAGATTGTCTAGACAATGAAAAACTTTGGGATGAGGAGGAAGAGCAGCTTTGAATTACGCAGCAATTAAGAATTTCGATATTGCTAATGGTCCTGGTTGCCGTGTTTCTCTCTTTGTCTCAGGCTGTAGGCGGCATTGTAAGGGATGCTTCAACGCAGAGGCCCAGGCATTTGACTATGGAACTGAATGGACCGCAGAGACGCGTAGAGAGCTTCTCAGCATGCTTTCTGATGAACATATTGCTGGATTGAGTGTTCTTGGTGGCGAACCTTTTGAGCCTGAGAACAGGGACGAGGTTTACAAACTCTGTAAGGCTGCTAAATCGTTGTACCCTGACAAAGATATTTGGGTCTGGACTGGCGGGTATTTTGAGGATTACAAAGACCTTCCGGTGATGCAATATATTGATGTGCTGGTTGATGGACCTTTTGTCGAGTCTCTCAAGAACTTGAGTCTCTTCTATAGAGGATCGTTTAATCAGCGTGTAATTGATGTGAAAAAGAGTTTGGAAATTGGGTATGCAGTAAGACTTCAAGGAGATTGGAAATGAGGTGAATGGCTTGTGGAAGGACGATAATAAGCATAAAAAGCGAGTCGGACGTCCAAGATGGTCTGGAGTCTTTGACACAAAGTGTGACGTTAGACTTACAAAGGAAGAATCTGATGAACTTGACAGATTAGCCGAGCTTAATGAAACATCTCGTGGGGCTGTCATGAGAAAAGCCTTACGAGATTTCATTATATTTAATAGTGAAGATAAGGAGGAAGCTAATGACGATTCTTAATCAATACGAAATCCTTGAAAATGTGACTCCGATTTGGTGGTATATAGTAGCTATAATTCTTGTCGTAAGTGTCGTATATATGATCGCTATCTCTAATAAAACGTCGCATCCGGTAGCGCTAGCCGTAATTATGTGCTGTGTTATATTAGCAGACCTCGTATGGTGTTATGTGGTTTACGGTATTGTGCATAAAGAAGACGTTCCTACTGGTTGTTATCGATACGAATGTACGATTGACGATGATGCATCTTTCACTGATATTTTGGAAGAGTATGATGTGATTGAACAGCGCGGAGAAATTTGGGTATTAGAAGACAAGAACGGTTAACGACGAGCTCTACTAATAGAAGGGAGAAATGATTATGGCTACTAAGAAGACTACGACTAAGGATAAGATTGTACATATTCTCGGTTACGAGTGGGCGATTGAGGAGCAGACTGCTGCCGAGAATACTATTCTTGCTGAGAATGCTGGATATTGTGATTGGTCGGTAAGGACGATTGTGATTCGGAAGGACATTGATGGCAACCTTGGCGATATGGATGCGTATATGCGGAAGGTTCTCAGACATGAGATTGTGCATGCGTTTCTGTCTGAATCGGGTCTTAATGAATGCGCCCATGAGAGCGACTGCTGGGCTCTGAATGAGGAAATGGTCGACTGGATCGCGAAGATGGGGTCTGCAATTTATAAGGCCTGGGACGAAGTAGGGGCCGCTGAGGAGGGTTAAATATGATTGTTGAGACTTGCCCGAGATGCGAGCATAATTTGGTCAGTTTTGTGTTGACTTGCTATCCTCCGGTTCCTAAGAAATACTGCCCTTACTGCGGTTGGAGCTGGACTGGCGAACCTGAAGAGATTACTAGAGTTCCATTTATGTCTAAGGATGATATGTACGAATTTGGCATTGAAGAATCTTATTTCGATCCGATTCTCAGTGATCAGACGACATTTAACGTGACAAGGTATTGCGAGCCTGCATTTGCGAATTCTCCTTGCTGGACTTGCCAAAACAACCCTAAGAATGGTGGAAGTGGGAATTGTAATTGCACGCTTGGGCAACTGGAGATTAGAGGGTAAAGGGGATTGATATTTTATGACTAGAGTTGCTGTTTGTGATTTCTGCAATCGGACGATGCCGACTAAGCTTGTAGAAGACGAGTTTAATCCTGAGGATTTCATTGTAACTACAGAGTTGTGCCGAACTAAAACTTGGGATACTAAGAAGCTGTTCCCGCATCTTTGTCAGAATTGCGCGGATAAGTTGGATTTCGTATATGGCGTAGCTCGTCGACAGATTCTTAAAGAAATTGATATTTCAGCCAGGAATTCTGCGATTAATGTTAAGCGGCGGACTGAGATGGGAAGTAAGGGATGAGTGGTTCGCGGTAAAAACAGTGCCTATTATGGAACCTACAAGGTTACTACTTTATATTTTTGGAGACATGAAACATGAGTATGGAGAAGATTAAGAAGTTTGTGAAGGAACACAAAGGCGCGATCATTGGCGGAACGATTGGAATCGCTGGCGCAGCTGCTTTGGCGGTTATTGGCGTAAAATGGAGTAAGCCTAAGCTGACCGATTTTACCGATTCATTAGATCCGAATTTTTTGGATTTTTTGGAAACGGCAGATCGTATTGGCAGGCAGTCCCCATATTACACTGAAACCAGTCCTAAGGCAATCTGGGCTATGTTTGACAAGGACGGAAAACTGATTGATCCGTGCATTAAGTGTGACGACGGAGGCATTCTTTGTGTCGAAAACATCATTGCATTCGGCCATGAAGTAAAGTCGGAATCATAATAGGTTAAAAGTTAGGGGCTCTGGAAACAGGGCCTCTTCTTTTTTCGCGTAGAAAACAGTGCCTTTTATGGAAAACTTATATTTTATAGGAGGTTTATACTATGAAAGTTTGGGTTGTTTGGGCAAGCAATGGTGAAAGCTATGAGGACAATTGCCAGGATATCTGGGCCATTTGCAGTTCGAGAGAAGCAGCCGAACAGTGCATCGCTAATGCTCGTAAGCAGATTCGCCATGACGAAGAACGTTGGAACGAGCTGGTTAAGATCACTAGCGATCCGGACTGTATTACTAGCGAAATCGAAGAAGAGATGGATAAGATTGAATCCAGGAGATATTCGGTCCCATATAGAGGAAACAATGGTTTGCCCTACTTTTCCATCAGAGAGTATGACGTTATGAATTAAGTTTTTATTTTAGGAGGCTCTAAACAGGGTCTCCTAATTTTCGCGTGAAGAACACTCTCTTATATGAGGAACAGAAAGGAGTTGTTATTAAATGTTAACTATTGATATGTGCAAGGTGCGTTATCTTATTGGGGATGAACTTATGATGAATGGCGAATACGGAACTTTATTTCAGAGAGAATTGGAGGCTTTAGCGGATTTATTTCCGCCATACTTAATTCGTTCGGAAGACGGTAAAGTATATTTATATTGTTTGTTCGAGCCAATGCCTAGCGTATTGGGACTTCTGAGGCTTAACTTTAATCACTATGGAGGTTACTTGTTCCTTATTAAAGAAGGGCTGACTTAAACGCTGGCTCTTCTTTTTTATTCGCGAAAATAACACTCTCTATTATGAGAGAGCGAGGGCTAAGCCCGAAGGAATTAAACTGATCTATAGAAATATAGATTGCTAGTGAGCCTAATCTAGCCGTTCTCTTTTATTTTTGGTTCGCGAGAAAAAACACTCTCTTATATGAGAAGAAAGGAGTGTTGACTTATGTTTGATAAGAAATACAAGAAAGCTTTAAAGGTACTCGACGACGAGATTGATTTCTATGATCGGATGTTCAGACAGACTGTTGCGTTAAGCAAGTATGATGAACAGATGCTCGAGAAATCTGAGGAGTATTTGGAGAAGCGTATTGCTTTATCGGATTTAAGGAGAAAACTTACTAAGACTATCGGAGATCTGTAACAGGGTCTCCTAGTCTTTTAATACGTGGCATTGGCACTCCTTTTTGTTTTTGATCAATAAGACTCGCGATAAAAACACTTCCTTTTATGGAATAATACCCAATTATTTTATGGAGGTACAATACATATGAAACGGATTACTACAGAAGAGTTTTGGGTTGATGAAGACGGTACGAAGCACTACTATCGAGTAGAGAAGCTTGTCAGTGATGACGAGTATTATGCTCGGAAGTACTGCGACTACATGCCTCGCACGAACTTGGACAGGATTTTCGATTCGTATCGAGATTACAAGGAATCTATGAGATGGGATTAATCCGAAAGGAGACCTGGTGGAAACACTGGGTCTTTCTTTTTGGTCAGATTAGATCTCGCGATAAAAACACTTCCTCTTATGAGAGGAATACTCTCAATATTTTATTTAAAAGAGGAAAGAATTATGAATACATATCTTGTAAATTTGACACCGCATGATGTAGATATTTGCGATAGCTACGGACGCATTGTTAAGACTTACAGAGCTAGTGGCAAGGTTGCGCGAGTTTGTAATAACTATGAAAACATTGGTTATATTCAGGGAATACCTCTTCTGGGTAGAAAGAACGACGAGATTGTCGATCTGCCTGCTCCGAGAGAGGGGTTTCTGTATATTGTATCAAATGTTGTTCTGGAAAGTTGCAAAGATCGTACTGACCTTGTTGCGCCCGCTCAGCAGGTTAAAATTAATGGCCGTACTATCGGATGTATGGCATTTGTGGGCAACAAAAGGAAGGGTTGAAACATACCCTTTCCTCTTTGTTTTGGATATGTATTGTTACGTTACACTTATGATGCACTCGCGAGAAAAACATTCTATATTATGGAGGCGATTATTATGAATGACTTTGAAGTACGAATTGTTGACGAAGAAGGAAATGTTGATATTTTCACCGATGTGACTCGTATGAAGGTTGGAAGAAGCCGGATTAAGATTCACAGAGATGATGAGGAACCGTTTACCTTCCCCACAGAAACTACGGAAGAAATCACGATTAAGAAGATCCGCTGACGAAGATAGACCTGGTGGAAACACTGGGTCTTCTTTTTTTTGGTTTTGAACACAATAAGAAATCGTTGAATGCATTGAAACTCGCTAATTTTACACGCTCTATTATGAGGAGATTAAACCTTTATATTTTGGAAGGAGTATTTATTATGCGCGACGTATTAGTATATCTCGGAGAAATGGACTGTATTGGGGATCTTATTGACAGAGTTGGCGACGATGGAGCTTGTAAGGCTTGGCGTGGGAAGCTTAACTACTTTAAGGATCTCGCCAGCGGACAAATCTTCGGAGTAAGCGATTACGAGGCAGATTATATTTTTGAAACTTGTGAGGTATGTTGACCCTCAAGACTTAGGAGCCCTATAACAGGGGTTCCTAATTTTCGCGTAGAAAACATTCTCTTATATGAAGGAGATGATATTTATGCATTATCATGTATTACCAAAATGGATTTATCAGCTTGATACTACTGAGAAGCTTATTGCGTTTTTGGAATTTTTTGGAAGAGATGATCTAGTTAGTAAATTTAAAACTGAGGGTTATCTGTATGCTGATGAATTACTAAATGCAGATAAGCCGCAGTGGGTCAAAGATTGGAATCCTGATATGGTAAAATTTGAAGATGTTGTAGATTTCATAAACTTTGATGTTGGAGAGGGGTCCTAACAAGGACTCTTCTCTTTTTAGATTTGATCATAGACGAAAAGCCGTTGGTCAAGACGAAACTATATTCTGAAAGGGGTTTTGAGAATAAAAATGACACGTAAGACTACAATTAAGAAACTTATGAGTTATGGCATGGATCGCAACGAGGCTGCGAGATATTTATGTGATGTGACACAGGTTAAAAAATTGTCACGTAAGATTGCTGTTGAAGAGGTTATGGTTGCATATTGGAAGAGATTTTGGGTGAAGGTTTTTGATTCGCCGTGTGTTAAGGCGGAGTTTGATGATGACTTACTTGATGATTTGAGTTGAGTCCTATGACAAGGGCGCTTCTTTTTGATGCCATTAGTTCGCGATAATAACACTTGCTTTTATGGAGGTGTTGAATTATGAAGAAATCTGTAATTGTGTTCAAGGACGGGACCCAGTTTGGCAGCAAGTATATCTCAAAGAAAGATATCCTGACTGTTACCGCCGGTGCTATCATCGGTGCTGTAGCTAGTATTGGATGTATAATTCTTAAAGATAAGGCTTATGTAGCAGGTGTCCAAGACACAAAGAGCATGTTCGATCTTTAACAACTCGACGAAGTTAGAGGTTCTGTTTTCAGAGCCTCTTTCTTTTTGATATTTTAGGTTCGCGAAAATTACATTGCCTATTATGAGAAGAAATGAAGAAACGGTTCGATTCCGTTCCTAGGAAACTAGCAAGGAGATCTAGATGTATATCTAGAAGACTAACATTTCTTCTTTTATTTTTTTATTTTTTTTTGAAAGGATGAGATTGAATGAGCACTGAAATCAAACGTGGGAGAGGCAGACCTAAGAAGGAAACTCCTAAGTATGACCAGCCGGTGAAGGTGAATCTTACACAGGAACAGGCGGATAAATTGGACTTTCTTACTAAGAAGATTGGCATGAGTAGGAATGATATTATGAGAGAAGCTTTGGATAATATGTATAATGTTCATACTTGGTTACGGAGGTGACTGGTTTGGAGGATAGAATGAAACGTGGGAGAGGGAGACCACCTCTCAATAACACACGTAAAAGTACACACACGATAAGATTTGATGAAGAAGAGGAGGCGATGATTCGACATATTGAGGTGGAAATGGACATCAATATTTCGGATATTATTCGAAAAGCGGTGAGAATGTTCTACAACTTCAAGTTCAGAAAGCTATAAAATAGTCGATTTATTGTATTACATTAATTCATTTTTAGTGTTTTCTAGGTGATTTATTGTATTACATTAATTCATTTTAGCCTATTTATTGTATTACATTAAATCATTTTAGCCTATTTATTGTATTACATTAAATCGATTTTTGGCTATTTTGAATTAATGTAATACATTAAATGCCCGTTTTTAATTATTGTAATACGATAATTCGGAGGCAAAATCGCGAATTCTGGTTCAGAATAATGAACTGAAAGGATTTGGATTTTAGGGGCTTGATGAATTATTGTAATACATTAAATAGGTTATTTTGCGGTTTTTGGAGCTATTTTGAGCTATTTTAAGTGTTTTGTGGCCAAAAGCCCACTTTTTTACCCCTTATTTATTTTAAAAGTGTGGTCATAATAATGAATTAGAATATTATAAATGTTCAGTATTATGACCGAAGAAATTAAATAACTTTACACACAAAATGGCCACACTTTTGGCCACAGCGAATTTTTAACAAAAAGGAGACTATATATGAACGTAAAACATTACGAAGAAATTTTAGAGCAATTCAAAGAGTATCACCCATACTTGGCAAATGGAATAAAAGATTGGCGGCCCAAAGGCGACATGGGAATTCGAGTAGAAACGAATGACGGAAAACTCTATGATTTTCATAGCATGAGTAAAACTGTTCGAAATGTCGAAACTCGTCCTATGCATCACGACGATTCTTTTAGCGAAAAAGAATGGCGTGAGATATTCGCTGATCGATTAGCAGAATACATGAACACAAAACGTATTACTCAGCAAGCCTTGGCTGAGTATACCGGTTTAAGCAAAGGCGCGATTAATAATTACCTAAAAGGTAACACCACACCATCGGGTTATGCATTAACGAAGCTTTCGCGTGCGTTTGACTGTACCGTAATGGATTTAATTGGTTAATATTTAGAAAGGAGAAGACTAAATGATTAAATATGAGATTAGAGAATATTTTGCTGAACGTTTAAAGCAGGGCGCAGATGAACATGATTTGCGGCTCTGGTATGTTGCATATTATGCAGATACTTCAGAAGCGTTTCTCAGGTCTTGTTTGAAACTGAAGAAACTGCCAAGACTTGATAGTCTTATCTTGATTGCAGAACTGTTCCAGTGTACTGTGAACGAGCTACTTGGTTACAAATTTGTCGATGTTGAGCCAAGGACTGAACTGTTTAATCAAGGCATCGATACCAAACGTGTTGTTGATTATTTTATGCGTGAGTTGTCGAAACGTGGTTTTGAATTGGATAATTTTCAATTCAATGAATATGGTATGGATGCTGAGTTTAGACGATGCATTAGAAATCGTAGGTTCCCAAGTACTGATGCATTCCTTCAAATTTGCGATGCCCTCGACTGTACACCAAGTGATCTCCTCGGTTATTGATATTTTTAAAGTGATCTCAGTCTCGCGATAAAAACACTCTGTTTTATGGAAAACTTTATGAAAAGGAGAACAAATTATGAAATTCACTTGGTTGTTTAAGCACACTAAAGAGAGCGAGGATTTCTTTAAGCGCTATGCTGGAAAAAAATTTGGCGAGGGAGTATATCTTGTGCGTCTTGATGATGTCAAGATCATGGATAAACTTACTGATGAAATTAAAGGTTCTGCATATGCACTTAGATTTAAGACATCGTTCTTTAATTATTTGCGGTTTAAGCGAAAGTGGAATGAAAAGCAATTTTTCCTTGGTTGGAAGTAATTCTAAAAGTTAGGGGTTCTGGAAACAGAGCCTCTTTCTTTTATATTTTGTTTCGCGTCAAAAACACTTTCTTATATGAGAAACTAAATCGAAAGGAGATCTAATTTATGAAGATCGGACGTTTATTTGAGAAGAGAGACTGGCATATCAACAGTTGCAGAGGTAAAACTATTTCTAGCAATCTTGCTTGCCATGGAAATTTCTTTCAGATGGTCCATGCATTATTCAGAATTACTCTCAGGAAGTGAATATTAATCGAAAGAAGGGCTGACTTAAACGCTGGCTCTTCTTTTTTATTCGCGATAAAAACACTCTGTTTTATGAGGAGAGTGATTTAAATGTTTTTAACTATCTTGGCAATTTATATTCTTATCGGTTGTGCTATGATGCTTATGATTGCGAAACATAATCCCGATCTCCCAGCGGCGTTTAATGAATATGACAATTTCGCTTGGGTGTTCGGATGTTGCGTTGGAGCAGTACTTAGTATTATATCGTGGCCGGTGATTATTGCTAAAGGTATTATTAGCGCATTTACTGATTGACTTAAAAGAAGGGTTAGCTTAAACGCTGACTCTTCTTTTTGACTTCTCGGTAAGTTCAGCACTCACTCGACAGCATTATGTTTTAGCATTACATATTCGAAAGGAGCAGATTGTATATGGAGACTTGGAAACCTCTAAGAAACTTCCCCAGCTATGACGGTAGTACTGATGGGCGAATCATGAATATTAAGACGCAGCGGGTTCTCAAAACTTTCACCAATGAACATGGTTATAAGCTCGTATGCCTTAGGAAGAACGGAAAACAATACACAGTCAAAGTTGCTAAGGTTATTGCCGAAACATTTCTAGGTGAATGTCCTGGACTGGATATCAGTTACAAAAATGGTGACCGTTCGGATTGCTGTGTTGATAATCTCGAATGGCGTACTCGAAGCGAAACTATTTTAGCGGCGTTCGATAGAGGTACAAGAGTTCCTCCGAGACAGATTGCTATCAGAGTGGTTGAGACTGGTGAATCATATCCTTCCATCAGATCCTGTGCAAGAGCCATTGACTGCTGTCAAAATGACATTTCTGGATATTTTGCAGGAAATCGATCTAGTGTCAAAGGGTACCACTTTGAGTACGCATAAACTACATATATTTGCTATCAATAAAGGGAGCGCGTTTTCGCGGTATAATCACTCCCTTTTATAGGGGAGAAAGAGAATGTGCCTTTTTAGCACTTTCTCTTCTATTTTTACCTGATATTTGAAAGAAAGGAGGGCTCACTATTGTCGAAGCTCGAAAGTAAGTTTCAGAAAGATTTCATCGATGAAGTGAAAGAACGATATCCTGGATGCATTGCCTTGAAGAATGATAGCTCATATATTCAGGGTTTTCCAGACTGGACTCTACTCTATGAAGATAAGTGGGCCATCCTTGAAATGAAAAAAGAACGAGGCGCTCACAAGCAACCTAATCAAGAATACTACGTCGATAAGCTTAATAAGATGTCGTTCTCTCGGTTTGTATTTCCTGAGAATCGTGATGAAGTATTTGAAGATTTGGACATATTTTTTAAACGTAAACGGAGGCGCTAATGAAATTCTACGATCATAAAAATTTATCTGGCCTCCATGCCCCGTTCACTGCATCCCAATCTAGCTGGCTTAGATATGACGACGAAAAAGTTATTGAAGTCTACAACAATAAGAAAGCTGCTGAAATGGGAACGCGGCTTCATGCGTGGGCAGCGGAGACTATTCAGTTAGGCTTGAAGCAGCCTAAATCTAAGAGAACTATTTGCGCATATGTCAACGATGCGATTGGCTACAACATGGACACCGAAGTGGTGCTATATTATTCCGATCGTTTCTTTGGCACTGCAGATGCTATTTGTTTTAAAAACGGCATGCTCAGAATTCATGATCTTAAGACTGGAAAAGTAGGAAAGATCGAATCTCATATGGAGCAGCTGGAAGTATATACTGCTTTATTCTGCTTGGAGTATAAGGTTAAACCTTCGGACATTAAGATTGAATTGCGAGTTTACAAGTGCGATGAAGTCGTTGTCTGGAATCCTACTGCGGAAGATATTGTTCCAATTATGGATAAGATCGTGCATCTTAATAAGTTGCTTGAAAAATTAGATCGTGAGGAGGAGTAATGTGTGAGTTCTATTGTAGATGAAATGCGTGCCGTGCTTGATGGCGACACTGATTATCTCATGCACTATGGCACTAAGTATCATTCTGGCCGGTGGCCGTATGGGTCAGGCGAAGATCCTTATCAGCATGACGGCGACTTTCTCACTCGCATTGACCGACTGAAGAAAGAAGAGGGATTTAAAGAAACTGCTGAAGAGGTTCAGAAGCATTTCGGTATGAAACTCGAAGAGTATCGTAATGAGAAATACTGGGCTGAGTACACTCGTAGAGAGCAGCAGGTTGTTAAGGCTAAGAATCTTAAAGACAAAGGTCTTGGCTACAGCGCTATTGGTCGAGAAATGGGTCTTCGAGAGTCTACAGTTCGTTCTCTCCTTGATCCTAGATCTGAAGCTAAGATGCTTGCTGCAAAGCAGACTGCTGATTTCCTGAAAGAGCAGGTCGCTAAGAAAGGCATGATTGATGTTGGCAAGGATGTCGAGCGGTATATTAATGTCGGCGACGGAGCTGAATCGAAACTTGGTATTAGTAGAACTAAGCTTGACCAGGCCCTCTACGCGCTCGAATCTGAGGGCTACGGCGTTTTCCAGGGCCGAGTAGAACAACCTACCAACCGTGGTAATTACACCACACAGATGATTCTGTGCCCTCCTGGAGCCAAGCATAAAGACATTTATAGCTTCGACGAGATTCATACTATCGAAGATTATAAGTATCAGGAAGGTACTGACTCATTCAAGAAGAAATTTACATATCCTGCGAGCCTTGATTCTAAGAGACTTAAAATTCGCTATGCGGATGAGAAAGGCCCTGATGGAATCACTGGCGACGAGAAGGATGGTCTGATCGAAATTCGTAGAGGCTGTACTGATCTGGATCTGAATGGCGATAAATATGCTCAGGTTCGTATTCTTGTTGATGGAACCCATTATCTCAAGGGTATGGCAGTATATTCTGATGACCTTCCCAAGGGTGTCGATGTAATGTTTAACACCAATAAGCATAAAGGTGTACCTGCTATCGGCCCCAAAGACAATACAGTTCTTAAACCTATCAAGAAAGATGACCCCGAGAATCCTTTCGGCGCTCTTATTAAGGATGCTGATAAAGGTGGCCAGTATTGGTACAAGGATCCCAAGACTGGCGAAGAAAAGCTTGGCCTTATTAACAAGAAGTCTTCTGAAGGCGACTGGTCTGAATGGGCGGATGCCCTTCCTTCTCAGTTCCTTTCTAAACAGTCTAAGGATTTGGCACGCCGTCAGCTTGGTCTTGCAGCAGCCGATCGCTACGAAGAATACAATCGCATTTGTGAAGTTAATAACCCAACAATTAAGAAGCACCTCCTCAAATCTTTTGCTGACGACTGCGATGGTGCAGCCGTAAACCTCAAAGCAGCAGCCCTTCCTGGACAGAAGTACCATGCTATTATTCCGATGAATTTTATGAAGGATACAGAGATCTATGCTCCTGATTATCCTAATGGTACTAAGCTTGCTCTTATTCGATATCCTCATGCTGGCATTTTCGAAATCCCTGTTCTTACTGTAAACAATAAGAATTCTAACGCTAAGAAAATGATTGGCACCGATATTAACGATGCCGTTGGTATCACTAAGCGTGTTGCTGATCAGCTGTCTGGCGCAGACTTTGACGGCGATACTGTCATGTGCATTCCTACTGACTATGGCAAGATCAAGATCGAACGCTCGCCATATCTTAAAGAGCTTAAAGGATTCGACGCCAAAGTTGAATATGGAACCATGCCTGGCAAGGACGGCGAAAGAGTTAATTCTCGCGGTGAGAAAGTTAAGATCATGACCAAGCATGATACTCAGATGCAAATGGGGGTCATTTCTAATCTTATTACTGACATGACCTTGTCTGGCGGAGCTACTGATGATGAGATCGCACGCGCTGTTAGACATAGCATGGTGGTTATCGATGCCGAGAAGCATAAGCTGGACTATAAGCGCAGTGAGGTAGAGAATAACATCCAGGCCCTTAAGGATAAGTACCAGGTGACGGTTAGACCTGATGGCACCCTGAAGGGGGGAGGGGCAGGCACAATCATCTCTAGAGCTAAGGGTAAGCTCCAGGTCGATAGGCGTAGAGGTCAGGCAACTATTGATCCTGAAACTGGTGAACAGTCATATAAATTGGCCAAGGCGGATGACCTGTATTATGTGGACAGTAAGAGGGATAAGAACACGGGTATCGTAACCATTAGGACTACCGAGGGTAAGAAGATCACCTATGACCCCTCTGACCCCGTGGCTTCTGAAAAGTACAAGCCGGTCCGGTCATTCAATGAGGATGGGACCGTATCTTATAAGAACAAGGCGGGGGATATCTCCTATAATGTTAGGACTAGGACCCAGTGGACTACTAATATGGCCGAGGCTAAGGATGCCCGTGAACTTGTATCCGCAGCACAGCATCCGATGGAGCTAATCTATGCCGACTATGCTAATAGCATGAAAGCTCTTGCTAATCAGGCTCGTAAAGAGATGCTTGCCACTGGTAATCTTAAGCATGATCCCTCTGCCACTAAAGTGTACCAGAAAGAAGTAGACTCCCTTATGGTTCGCCTTAACGAGGCGGAAAAGAATAGTGTTCGTGAGAGACAAGCTGGTCGTCTTGCTAATGCCGAGGTCGCTGCTATGAAGCAGAAAGCCGCTGATGAAGGCAGAGAGATGGAAAAGAGCGACGTTAGAAAGGCAAGCCAGAGGGCCATGTCCAAGTATCGTCAAGAAGTTGGCGCCGTCTCTCGTCGTGATCGTAACATCAAGATTAGTGATAGAGAATGGGAAGCTATTCAAGCTGGTGCCATCACTGAGAATAAACTTAAGCGCATCCTCGCTAATGCTGACATTGATGAACTTCGTCAGCGTGCAACGCCTCGCGACACTAAAACAATCAGCACTGCTAAAGCTAATCGTATTAAGAGCCTGAGTGCTAATGGTAACACTATTGCTGAGATTGCTGAACAGCTTGGCATCTCTGCTACAACAGTCAGAAAGTACTTGAAAGGAGTTGACTAATTAATGGAAGAGCAATTCATGTTAACTACGTTTGACAATCCTTTCAATCCGTTCGTCGACTTCTCTTCTTGGTACATGTTTGATTGTGAGAAAGATCACAACACTTCTTCTCGTTTGGCAAGAATTACAAACATTGATTCCGAAATGACACAAAAAGAGATTGAAGAAGAACGAAATCGTGCAATGAATCTCATCGTTGAGTATGATTTGGAAGGAATCTTCTTCAAAGGAACCGAAAAACAGATTGAAAAGTGGTTGAATTACATGAAAAATGGTGAAGAAACCGCAGAAAACACTGAAAA